AGTCCAGCCTCAGCACCTTGAGCACGAGTTACCTCAGCAGCGAGGTCAGCAGATACCGTCCCAACCATTCCAGAGATAGTTGCCGAGAAGTTTGGATCCTCTCCAATAGCGTCAGCAAGCTCTTTCAGAGTGTCGAGCACAGCAGGAGCAGAATTGACAAGACCCGCAACCTGTTGGTCTACATAAGTCTTTGTAGTTGGGTCCTGCTCAAGAACTGATACTCTTGAGTCGAGTCCAGCCTCAGCAGCCATAGCACGGGATTCTTCAGCAGCGATGTCGGAAGCCAGTCCAGCCTCAGCGGCCATAGCGCGGGTCTCCTCTGCGGAGATGTCTGAAGCAAGTCCAGCCTCAGCAGCGAGAGCACGAGTTTCCTCAGCAGTGATGTCTGAAGCAAGCCCAGCCTCAGCAGCCATAGCACGGGATTCTTCAGTACTGATATCCGAAGCAAGTCCGGCTTCTACGCCAGTAGCACGAGTTACCTCAGCAGCAAGATCCAAAGCGAGAACTCCTTCAGCAGCGAGAGCGCGAGTCTCCTCAGCGGCGATATCCGAAGCGAGTCCAGCCTCAGCAGCCATTGCGCGGGTCTCTTCGGCTGTGATGTCCGAAGCAAGTCCAGCCTCAGCAGCGAGAGCACGAGTTTCCTCTGCAGTGATGTCTGAAGCAAGTCCAGCCTCTACGCCGGTAGCGCGAGTTACCTCAGCAGCGAGATCGGAAGCGATGACTCCCTCAGCTGCCATTGCACGGGATTCTTCAGCACTGATATCCGAAGCGAGATCGGCCTCAGCACCTTGAGCGCGAGTTACCTCTGCAGTGATGTCCGAAGCAAGTCCAGCCTCAGCAGCGAGAGCACGAGTTTCCTCTGCAGTGATGTCTGAAGCAAGTCCAGCCTCAGCACCTTGAGCACGAGTTACCTCAGCAGCGAGGTCAGCAGATACCGTCCCAACCATTCCAGAGATAGTTGCCGAGAAGTTTGGATCCTCTCCAATAGCGTCAGCAAGCTCTTTCAGAGTGTCGAGCACAGCAGGAGCAGAATTGACAAGACCCGCAACCTGTTGGTCTACATAAGTCTTTGTAGTTGGGTCCTGCTCAAGAACTGATACTCGGATGTCTAATGCACCTTCAGCAGCGAGAGCGCGAGTCTCTTCAGCAGCGATATCAGCCTCTACACCGTCAATTCGAACTCCAAGAGCGCCTTCGGCAGCAAGAGCACGAGTCTCTTCAGCAGCGATATCTGAAGCGAGTCCAGCTTCTACGCCTTGAGCACGAGTCACCTCAGCAGCGAGATCGGAAGCGAGATCAGCCTCAGCACCTTGAGCACGAGTTACCTCAGCGGCGATGTCTGAAGCGAGATCAGCCTCAGCACCTTGAGCACGAGTTACCTCAGCAGCGAGATCGGCTGAGATTGAAGCCTCAGCACCTTGAGCACGAGTTACCTCAGCGGCAAGGTCGGATGCGAGATCGGCCTCAGCGGCCATGGCGCGGGTCTCCTCTGCGGAGATGTCTGAAGCAAGTCCAGCCTCGGCGGCAAGAGCGCGAGTCTCTTCAGCAGCGATGTCTGAAGCAAGTCCGGCCTCTACGCCAGTAGCGCGAACTACTTCAGCACTGATATCGGAAGCAAGTCCGGCCTCGGCAGCAAGAGCACGGGTCTCTTCATCAGCGATGTCTGAAGCAAGTCCGGCTTCTACGCCAGTAGCGCGAGTTACCTCGGAAGCCAGATCGGCGGAAACTGCACCAACCATGCCAGAGATTGTTGTCGAGAAGTTAGGATCCTCGCCGATTGCATCAGCAAGCTCTTTCAGGGTGTTTAATACCTCTGGAGCAGAGTCAACCAGACCTGCAACCTGTTGGTCTACATAGGTCTTTGTAGTTGGGTCTTGTTCGAGGACAGAGATACGACCAGAGAGGTCGCTTTCAGCACCTTGAGCACGAGTTACCTCAGCGGCAAGATTGGAAGCGATAACTCCCTCAGCCGCAAGGGCACGGGTCTCTTCAGCAGCGATGTCTGAAGCGAGATCAGCCTCAGCAGCGAGAGCACGGGTCTCTTCAGCAGCGATGTCGGAAGCGAGTCCGGCTTCTACGCCAGTAGCGCGAACAACTTCGGCGCTGATGTCTGAAGCCAATCCAGCCTCAGCAGCCATTGCACGAGTTTCCTCTGCGGAGATGTCGGAAGCGAGTCCGGCCTCAGCAGCCATGGCACGAGTTTCCTCGGCAGCGATATCCGAAGCGAGTACAGCCTCAGCAGCCATTGCGCGAGATTCTTCAGCAGCGATGTCGGAACCAAGAGCAGCCTCAGCGGCCATTGCGCGAGATTCTTCAGCGCTGATATCCGAAGCGAGATCTGCCTCAGCGGCCATCGCACGGGTTTGCTCAGTTGTGATGTCTCCCGAGAGTGACGACTCGGCGGCCATTGCACGAGAAACCTCATCTGAGAGGTCCGCAGCAACTTCGCCAACCATGCCGGACACAGTTACTGAGAAGTTTGGGTCTTCTCCGATTGCATCGCTAAGCTCTTTAAGTGTATCAAGAACCGCAGGGGCGGAATTTACAAGATCAGCTACTTTTTGGTCTACGTAAGTTTTGGTGGTTGCATCAGCTTCAAGAGTGCCAACACGACCTGATAGTGTGGATTCAGCAGCTTGCGCACGAGCGACCTCAGCAGCGAGATCAGCTTCAACGTCATCAACTCGAACACCAAGCGCCGAGTCAGCTGCAATACGAGCTGATTCCTCTGCGGTGATGTCAGATTGAATCTGGGAGATATCAGATGCTTGGGCCTGGTCGCTCTGAATCAGGGTATCGATATCAGAGACGATCGAGGTATCCAGATTCTGACGGGTAATACTTCCGTCAATAATCTGCTCACCTGAAATCTTTGTCTTAATGTTATTGGACATAGAGTTTAACCTTTAATTGTCATTAACCGAAAAAATGTGAAAAATCGTTCTTGTTTACTTGGAGTAAACTAACCGGACATTGCACTTGTATGTTGTCCAGTCCGTAGTGGGGGTAAAAACGCTGACGTTTACCGAATCCAAAATGCAGAAGTTCCCTCCGTAAGCCATGCTATTTATTGCAACTGCATCGCTCCCGACGGTGTTGTAGATAGTACCACTGATGGTATGTAGCTTTTTTGCATCGTAATTTTGTATTCCGTGAGGGACGCTCTTACCGCCCTTGCAGGCGAGAAATCCCATCTCTATCTCTTTGCAATAGAGCACGGACCCATCCGATGCTCGCTCAAGTGGATAGACCTTCTCTTCACTACTCCATTGAAAAGCGGCCAACGATCGGGGAGGGAGAGATGACCCTCCACCCGAGTCCACAGGTGGTACAATCACATTGCCAGTTGCATATGTTACAAAAACGCTCCAGTAAGATTTGGGAGCGTTGTTAAATTCAATGGTGTTCCCGGATATAATATAGTCGCCGGTCTCACCGTATTCTTGCAGTAATCCGTTTACAAAAACCTGTTCGGTGCCGAGAGTAGGGGCATTTGCAAGAGTAAAGACAGTATTTATGCCGTTGAAAGTGCCGGTTGGCTTCTCCCTATATATTATTTGCCCATTTTCTAGGCTCGATATGTAATTCTCTACATTATTGATAGCGCCAGTGAGAACTTCCACATCGTCTTTAAGGGTAGAGATATCAGCGTTAATTGCTGAGACGTTAGGAATGGTTGGTTTGTTGATAAGATCAGTGTAGTCACCCGAGAACGCAACCTCAGAAACGTCACTTACATTCACCTTCAAGTTAAGCTGTTGAATAGTTGCTATCGAGACAGGTTTTTGAAGGTCGCTGGTATTATCTACACGCGAAAGCCCAATGTCGGCTTTGTCCAGGACTACGATGCCTCGCTTGGAATTGACGCTTGTGACCCCAGACGAATTTATCGATTTGAAGTATCGTCCATTTGACCCGTAGTACACTGAGTCATTCAACGCAAAGGTGATAGGTCCATTTCCAAAATCAACCGTACCTGGGGTACTTACGATGTACATATCCCCAGGTTGCCCAGTTCCATTCGCCAGGCGCGGGGTGTTAGTGTTGGCGTCCCATGAGCCTTTAAGTTCCAGGACCGTATTCGGTAAGAGAGATAAAGGAATTTTCCCTGCCCCGTCTAATCCAGCATAACCAAGGGCTTGATTTTTGCGCGATACCTGCTCAGACGTATCGGCTTTAGCACCCTGTTCAGTAGTGGCAGCACCGACGTCACTGGCAGTCAATACGACGTCAGGTCCGATGATTCCGTTTACGCTGGAAATTCCTCCGCCAAGGGAGCCTCCGCCAGCAAGGGAGGCGAGGGTAGAAACAGACACGCGCTTGTTGCGGCCATTTTGAACAAGCGGTAACAGTTCATCACCTGTTAGCGGGTCCGCTAACGGTAACTGACTGATTTTTCTGTCGTTATTGTTTGTAGCCATGTACTTTTAACTTTCTGATTCGGACTCGTCTTCAAGGTCAAAGAAATTCTCAGTCCGATCTGAATTTTGATTCTCTAAAACGAACAGACTGTCATCCTCTGTAATTAAGTTAGAGTCCTCTTCATCAAGCTTCTTGCGGCGGAGTTTCAAAAGTCCTCGGCAGCAAACTAACACCTCTCCGGTCTTTGGGTGACACCATCCCCTAGAAGTTGCTACGGCGTCTTTTCTCCAAGTTGGTGGTTGAGTGTATTTCCAAGTGCCCATGGCGGTATTCCTCCTGTGATCTGTCTATTTATCAGTCATCCACATGCAACTGCGGAGATATCAATCAGGTTGACGGTCTAAATTGATGACGCATGGAAAATTTCCTTCCACCGTGGTGCCATCATGAAGATTGAAGACTATTTGATTTTTTGTTGAAACTTTAAACCCAGTAAACTCAAGAGTGATCCATCCATCCTGCCCCGGAGTGTAGTCGGAGTGACAAAGAGCCATGCCTTCACCAACGTACGCAAGGCCGGTGTGTGTGCTTTTAGAGGCCTTCACCTGCAGGCTCATCATAAGAATCGCCATGCAAATTGAAAGAAGGGCCAGTCCATCTAGGAAAATCGATCTGAGGATATCTTGTTGTCGTCGCATAGAACCTTAAAGACAGATTCGGTTTCATCGTGAGGTTCATTTATCTTACGAAACCTCAGAGAAGTCCGAGCATTACCCTTATGAAAAAGTTGGCTAACCCTTACTCACTGTCATCACCAGGCAAAGGCCTGAACCGCTGAATGATGTTCGCCGATAAGGTATCTACTCGCCTCCTAATCTCTTCGGTCAGATAGTTTTCTGATTTTGTTCTAAGGGCGCTTTTACAACCCAGAGACATGGTATCCCTAAGCTTTGCTAGCTTCATGATCTCGTCAGCCTCTTCGATAAGAGCGTCAACAATCTCACCCTCACTCTGGCTTGATGTTACTAAGATCTTTGAATCAGTTTTCGTCCCCATCTTCCACCATCCCAAAAGCCATCTCTATTAACGTGCTGTAGCAGTGGATCAGTGAGTCATCTGGTGTACCGATGGCTATGATATTGTGCTTTTGAATGAGGAGGGCCTCGTCTTGAAGATAGGGCATGTAACGGTAGCAATTGATGGCAAATGAGGTTTGTGGATCATCTTTATTGATTACACCGCAATCAACCACGTACGGGTGCTGTAAAACTATGTAGTTGTCGAGTTCAGGGTTCTCATCCAGGTCGTCACCCATCGTCCCCTGAAAGCCAACTACGACCTCTCCTGTAGTGAGCTTTATCACTCGAACGTCATCAAGAAGTAATTCAACCATGTATATCTCCGCTCTTAATGTGTAATTTCGTAAATGTGTCCGCGATACATGAATGTAGAGCGGTTGCCTGTCTTGTTAGACAGGACGATTCGGGGGTGTTTGTCGGTGATGCCCTTAAACTTTGTAAAGGTGGTGATGTGCCACTGCCACGCCGTGTTGTTGCCGCGTAAGTAGCCAGGATCGAGCTTTGCTGCACACCCGACTCTTACCGCATCGCCTAGCTCTTGATATGCATGGAAGTGTCCAGCCACGTAGTTACGGTAGGAGAGGTGAGCGTCCATTAAGGAGTTCTCTTGGTCCCCATGTCGGATGGCAAGGTCACCAAACCAGATTGCCCCTACGTTTCCTTTTCTGACTACTAAGTCAAATTCCTTAAAGAACCCCTTGGCTAAGGTCTCCCAATCCAGAAGTCCTTTAAGAGCTGGGTTCTTCTGAACGAAAAGTGTAAGCCACTCTGCATGGTTTGAATCAAGGACCTTTACTGTCTTAACGGACGGAGCAGCTTTCTTAAAACCATCAAGGACATTCCACATCGCTTGAAGATCATCGGTAAGACGAAGATTCTCCCTCGCCCCAGGTAAGGCTTCCGTATGACGGGACACGGAAGCAAAGTCAGCGGTATCTCCTCCGTCTAAGACGACCTCTGGACTATGGAGCTTAATGAGCTCCTTAAAGCAAAGAAGAACGTTCTCTGCATGGTGCGGAGCGTGGATATCGGTAATGTAGCAGGCCTTGTCGCCAGATTGAGCTTCAATTGGCTTTTTCAAGTCACCCTTAAACACCAGGCCGTCAAAGGCTATGTGAGGTACCTGTCTATGTAAGGACTCATCTCGGTGAGATTTTACCCTTACGCGCTGACAGTGGAACTCTTCGCTCTTTGCATCAATCCCAACAAAGATAAATGACGGCTTAAGGATTTGCTTCCAGATATCGCTCACCCGCTTGCAACGCTCAGGCGGAATGAGACTTCCGGTAGTAGCAAATTGATATGCGCAGTTGACGCCTTCCTTCTTGTACATGCGAGTAGAAGGAATAGGGTGGGCCATCAGTACGGAACAATTATATTCCCGCATGGCAAGCATACACTTTGATGTAATAGGGTCCCCTGTAATCTTATCCCCATTAGCTGGTATGGAAGTAAGGATCAGGTGCCTAGACAGGGAATACTCAGATCCTATCACCGGAATGGAGGAATCGGGGATCATCTGCTCGTCGTTAGCTACAAAGTCAATTTCACCAAATGCCTCTTGAAGAGCCAGGACTCTCTTTTTCTGTAATCCAAGTAACTTCTCAGCTTCTTTCTTATAACGCTGGTAAAGCTCCTCTATCTGGATATTCCGCTCGGTGATCTTCTCCCAGGTCTTAACCCTTTGGATTCGATTTTCGTACATCTTGCGTTCTTCAACAGTACAGAGGGGACCAACGTGGAGGACCTTTGCATTGAAGTGCTTTGCAAATGAGCTTATGACTTTGAGGATTGGAGTGCTCAACCCCAGGTGGGCAGTGCCGATAACAACGTAGGGTCGTGTTAGTCGTTTCTTCATTCAGTACCTCTAACGAGTGCGCTGCTCCTATTTACACTTCACACAAAGAAGCGAGCGTATTGTGAGGTTACTTGATTCAGACATAGCTCAAACATTACCCAGGACGACAGACCAAGGTCCGTATGAACTATTAAGGAGGAAGTGGGAACTACCCACTCTCAACACAGAAGGGTATTAGTGGGTTATCTCTATTTCATTCAACCGAATATTGAGTGTTGGCTCTTCTAGGTTGTCTACGCCAACCTTCTTCTACGAGTTTTACACACATCAATATGAGGGATCCCTATTAGACCGATCCTTATTGTGGAGTGAACAGTGTGATGAGACCTGGACACCTTTCGATCCTTTAACTGTCTTTAGGTCTATTTGAATAGAGAGTAGGGAGGTCTGTATAGGGTTCCATGTGACATGTGAATCACACAATCACTAATCAGACACTGCATGTGTATAGTGATCATATGCACATCATCTTATCTCCTGCTTTTATAGTACCAAAGATTCAAACATTTCATGTCAACAAAACCAGGGTAAAGGGATGCCAGACCGACCAATCATCAATCCAAATCTGAAATAACCAAGTTTAAGAGGAAGAAAGGGTAGGATGGAAAGGTCTACAGTCACCAATCCAACCTAAAATGTGAAATAATCCCGGATTTGGGGTAGCCGAAGATACACTTCACCCGTGAAGACCTAATGCGCTGGGTGGAGATTGTTGGGCCTAAGTCGCTTTGGGTAGAGGGTTCTCGACAAGCCACTTATGGAAGTTCACAGCCTGCTGCCAGCGGTCTCCAACGTCATGGTCCCGAATGGTCTTCACCCATTTCAAAAAGCCGTCAGGGTTGGTCCTGAAGCATTTAAGGCCATAGTACACTATTGTCTTGTGCCACTCTTTCTTTCTTATTCGTCTAGGGAGTGCAGTGGCAAGTACAGCTGATATCTTCTCTTTAATGAATCTTCGTAGGGCACCGCGAGCTTTGTAGATCTTTGCTCTCTTCCCCGGCTCATACCAATCGTTCTCCACTGTGAGGTATCCGAGCTGGATGGCTTTGCGAATGTATGTAGAGGCCGTGGTTTGCTCTATATTGAGTGTTCGAGCCACCACCTTCTGCGATATACCAAACCCCTTCTTTGCGAGGCCTGACATCGTGCACAGCATCTTTAAAAAGGTTTTGAAGCTCCTTGTGTGACCATTGGTGTCAAGCTCAGCCGGAAGCTGGTGGGCGATAAGGTACTTGAAGGTTGAAGATGCAACACGTTCTTCTTCGGCAGTCTTAAAGATTATGTGTTCGGCTGATTTGGATATCTTAATTGGCTCAAGCCTTGGGAGCACATCCCGAATTTCAAAGCGCTTTTCCCATGGGAAGAACGTAGAAGAAAAGGCGTTTCGCGTGAACTCAATGCAGCCAGATTCGGCATATTCAGGGAAGAATTGAAAACAGAGTTCCTTGAGGTCGTTTACGCATGGCCATTTCCGAGCCTCCTCGTATTCAACGACCATTAAAATCTTGGGCCGCCCGGACTTAACAGAGTTGAACACGTAACCCTTGTTACCGATGCGCTTCTGGATCTCCTTGGCCAATTCAACGAACCCGAGCTTCACTCTAAACTCGTACGGGTTCTCCTCAAAGGCAATTGCCCCCCAAAAGTTAGCCATTCGATAATCCCGCCTGGTTAGGGCGTCAATATCAATGCAGATTACGAATTGCTTCCTCGGACGTCCCTTCCAAAGGTGGAACTTCGTGTGACATTTAGTGTTTGGTCGGTGGCGGTTAATGAAGGTCCGAAATGAGTGGTACTGCTTACTTGCTCTGTAGTATAGCTGCTTTCGGTTTTTGCCAGGATAACTCACGCCAAGTGCAGTACCATCAGGTTGAATGAAGGCGTACTCGGTGTAATCAAGGTTAGGGTCATAGCTACGCAGAGCGGAAGGATCGAACTCGGTAAAGTCCGGTAGATCGTTTAAGTACTCCCGCTCTGCTTGTGCTATTTCCATGTTTCCTGACATTGCGTGGGTGATATTTAGAGTATCTCCCGCGACGGATTGCAAAATGATACGACTCGTTCCGATGTTGTATCCGAACTCGTATTGAATTTTGGTGGAGCCTCTCGTTTATTTCGACGAATCATCCCCTTAAGAAGACTCATCTTGCGATGAATGACCTGGTCATTTGCAAGGTCCTCAAGAGAAATGCACATGACGGGTATTCCCATTTTTTCACAATGCTCAAGCTCTCCTGCAACTCCTTGACTCTTTTCCCATCCGGGAATCTCAAAGAGAACTAACGCCGAACAGCGGTCAAGGATCGGTAAGTCAATTTTCTCCCAGAAGCTCCACGAGTGGTCTACAGTGTAGCTCGGATCGAGGTCCCAAAGGCCGTCATAAGCAATTGGAACAAATGCTGAGTATCCCAACCGGGTTAATGTTTTGGCCGCTTTCACTGCCAACTCATAGCGCTCTTTTCTTACTGATGGTTCTGGATGCGAATACGGACTAGCAACATAGTAAACGAACCAATCTTCTTTGTTTTTTAGGTTCTCACTCATGATACACCACTCTTCCATTTGAGGAACTCAATCGCGTTGCGGATGTTCCATTGGCGATCATTGATGCTCTTCACAAGAAGATTGAGTAAGTCAACCTTTGTCTGAACAACCGCAATTTTCTCCAACATGGTAATTACATCCGAATCGGTATCGATGTAGGCATCGACTTCCGATTTAACGAGCCTTCTGGCAAAGACCGGAATCCCTTTCTCTACCAGTTCCTCAACTGGGATTTCTCCCAGGAAGTAATCACGCTTCCAACGCCTCAACTGACTGAGGTCCAAGTTTAGTTTTGCAAGGATGGCTTTTTCTCGACAAAATAGATTGAAATACTTTCCCTGAATGAGTGGGATTTTGAGCGACTCGCTGTCCAGATTATCTGGCTCAATTTTCGCGTCGCGTTCCCACATGTCGATCAGTTCGTCGTACTTCATCTTTTCATTTTCCAGATAAAACTATCCGTATGCTTAGTGAAGCAGAGTGGGATACAGCCTGAGCATTACCTTTTTGAATTATGAAACAGGTCTTGGAAAGTAATAGTCGTACGAGAAAGCCACATCGTAGGTCATGTACCCGGTCTGGGACTCGTCAGTACGGAATTGAAGCCCACTCATGTTGACTGGGTGTATGTTCACAAATACCACCTCTATGTATTTGATGTGATTGGAGTCGCTTATCGTTAATGATGCTGTGGACTTCAGGTTCTTATAGCCTCTACTACCTGGAGTCAGTTCTTTATTCTTAAAGAGCTTCTTGGAGCCATCGAGCGATCGAGTCTTGTCAGCAAGAAGCTCAATAAACTGCGCGTAGCTCTCAGATCGGGTCAGCCCTGTTATCCATTTGTACATCTCAAACCAAGCTTCCATTCCCTCGTCCACCTTAAGCGTCACTATAAGGTCCTGAAAGAACACGGTATCCCCTGGATGTTTGATAGGAGAGAATTGGGTGCTTGTTTGAGGGGCCTCAGTGAAGATCCCAGGTAGCGCAACCGACTGAACCAAAAGAGGTAGGGTGGGAAGCTTCATTATTTGAAAATCAAAGTGCAGTTCACTTTGCAAGTTGAGCTGTTTCATATCCCCATATTTAGCATCCAGGTAATGCACCGGCGCATTACCAAACGGTTATCGTCAATCATGGCCGATTTGACCGTGCAGAAAATTGACGAAGTTAGGGTCCGGGTAATGTCAACCTCCGGAACAATTCGCCACGAGCTAAAGGAGGCGTTCTCCTATTTTGTCCCTAACTTTCGTCACATGCCGAAGTATAAAATGGGATTCTGGGACGGGAGGATCTCTCTGTTTGACCTAAGGACATCCAGCACCTATATGGGGCTACTTACCAAGGTTCTTCAATTTGCAGACAACAGGGGACTCTCCGTCGAAATTGACCAAAGTGAATTTAGCCATCATGACTCACTGAACCTGGACAGCTTTACTGAGACATTCAGGGCAAAGCACGAGCTCCGTGAATATCAGAAGGAAGTACTAAGGATCGCCTCGTCTAATAGTAAGGGACTCTTCCTATCAGCTACCGGGTCAGGAAAGTCATTGTCCATTTACGCGCTCATTAGGCTTATCAATCGGCCTACGTTACTTATTGTGCCGTCTATCCAGCTTGTCGGGCAGATGTATGGGGACTTTAAGGATTACGCATCTGTTGAACCCGACTTTGACGTTGATGAAATGGTTCAGCAGATCCACGGAGGGCAGACAAAAGAGGTTTCAAAGCAGATAGTTATCTCCACCTGGCAATCAATCTACAAACTTCCCGTAGAGTACTTTGAAAGGTTTGAGTTGGTAATCGCCGACGAGGCGCACGAGGATAAAAGCGACAAGCTCAGGCAACTCATTGAGAAGTGTAAAAACTCAAAGTACCGCTACGGCTTTACCGGGACCCTCGATGGCACTTTGACCAATGAAATGATTCTTCGTGGACTTTTTGGGGACGTTCACCAGGTAAGTCGAACTTCAGAACTAATGGATAAAGGTTTGCTGGCTGACATGAGGCTAAAGCAGGTGATTCTGCAGTACCCACCCGAGACAAGGAAAGATAACGCCAGAAAAGTCTATCAGGAAGAGGTGGAGTTTCTCCTTTCGTCCGAGCCTCGAATGAACTTCCTAACCAAACTGACGCTTAAATGTCCTGGAAATAGCCTGGTACTGTTCCAGCGAGTAGAGGAACACGGAAAGAAGATATTTGAACAGTTGAAACATGAAAATGAGCGACTGGGACTCGGCCGGAAAATATTTTTAGTACACGGCGGCATCAGTAAAGATAAGCGCCTCGAAATAGTGAATGTGGCAGAGCAGGAGGATGGTGTCATCATAGTAGCGTCTTTAGGTACCTTCTCCCGAGGCATCAACATTCGCAACTTGGAGAACCTAATTTTTGCTTTTGGATTAAAAGCTAAAATTACGACTTTGCAGGGTATTGGACGGGGGCTGCGAATAGGCAGGTCGAATAAGGTCACCGTATTTGATATCTGCGACGATCTCTCGTGGAAGTCCTGGAATAACTATTCGTTACGGCACGCAATGGAGCGAATGAAAATTTACCAGGAAGAACGGTTTAACTACAGCATTGTTAAGGTCAAGCTGTAGCAGGGGTGCAAGTAAAAGGTTTAGGTATGGGAACTAAAACGGTAACCAAACAGAAGGTTAAAGCTAAACGGAAGTCGGGAGTAGATCGTCACTACATTGACGACAAGCAGTTTCATCAAGCGCTTTCTGAGCACAGGGCTGCCGTTGATGAGGCTAAAGCAAACGATCTGCCCAAGCCAATGGTGTCCGATTACATAGCGCAGAGCCTAATGATGCTAGCGCGAAAGATTGCCCGTAAGCCTGGATTTTCTCGATACCCGTTTATCGAGGATATGATAGGAGACGCTATCCTCTGTTGTTTCAAGAACATACACAACTTCAACCCAAAGCATCCGACAGCGTTTCCGTACTTCACGCAAATTGTTCACTACTCGTTCATTCAGAGGATTCTCCGAGAGCATACCGCTCTTTATCGAAAGTTCAAGGCCATCATGGAGCGCCAGAAAGAGATGTGCGGAGACACTGAGGCGGAGAGCGTTCAGGTCTACGGATCTCGATATAGTGATCTTCAGATGAGGGAGTTCTGTGAGAAATTTGAGAAGCGACTTGAAGAGAAGAGGCTTAAAAGCAAGCAACGAAAGAAGGCAAATGCTTCTAAGATAGAGTTCGACTCGGAAGGGCTTCCTCCGGGCCTAGGTGAAGCCGATCTGGAGTAGGTCGTGAAGGTTGCAATCCTGGCGGACACACATGCTGGAGTTCGCAACAACTCTCCGGTGTTCATGAATCATCAGATCCGCTTCTTTGAGGAAGTGTTCTTTCCTTACGTCAAAGAACACAATATTAAGCACATGATTCATCTAGGTGATATCTTTGATCGTCGCAAAGATACCAACAACTTTGTCATCTACGAGTGGGATCGTCGAGTCTTTGCAAAATGGGATGAAGTCTTTGAACAGACGCATATCATTATTGGTAATCACGATACCTATTTCAAGAACACAAACTCGGTCAACACGCCTGAGAAGTTCCTCGGCCGTTACGACAGCTTTAGGTTCTATGCTCAGCCACAAGAGCTAAATCTATATGGCGTTCAAACGCTCATGCTTCCCTGGATATGTGAGGAGAATAAAATTCAGGCAAATGAAGCTCTTGAGGAGTCGCAGGCGGATTTGGTTCTGGGCCACCTAGAAATCATCGGTTGTCCGATGTTTAGAGGTATAGAGAATCCAGATAAGGGTATTGACCCCGGCATCCTTTCTAAATTCAAAAGGGTTCTATCCGGGCATTTCCACCTGAAAAGTCATCAGAAGAACATCGATTATCTTGGATCTCCGGTCGCAACAATGTGGGCCGAGGCATTTGATAGTCGGGGGTTTCATGTGATCGACATGACCAATCTAAGGCTCAATTTCATCGAGAACCCTAGCAATCCCTTTGTTCATATCGATTATGCAGACTCCGACATAAGTTCCATCCCTGAGTGTAAAGACAAGATTGTCAGAGTTCTGATTAAGCAAAAGAGCAGCGAAAGTGGCTTCCTACAGTTCCTTGAGGCAATCGAATCTAAGAATCCTTCTGAGGTAAATGTTAGTGAGCAGGCATCAATTAGTAGACTGGAGACCAAAGCTGACGAAGGTATGGATCTGTTTTCTCTAATGGATCTGTATGTTGATTCGCTTGACTTCGAGAGTCCCAAAGCAGAGTTAAAGGGGATTCTTCGCGAACTGTATCATGAGGCGTTGAACTTGCACGATATCAGCGAATGATCAAATTCGAGAGCATCACATATAGGAACATTCTTTCGGTCGGTCAGGCTCCATTAGTTATGGATTTGTCCACTCATCGTCTCACTGCCTTAAGTGGTCCGTCAGGCTCTGGGAAGAGCCTATTCCTGGACGCGTTGTCCTTTGCGTTGTTTGGTCGCGCCTTTCGCGATATCAATAAGACGGAACTTATCAATTCAATCAATGGGAAAGACCTCTTAGTTGAGCTGACCTTTTCGATAGGGAGCGACCGATATCAAATTCGACGAGGTCTTAAGCCTAACGTCTTTGAAATCCTTCTGAATGGGACGGCCCTGAATCAAGACTCACATACAAAGGACCAGCAAAAGTGCCTCGAAGACCAGATTCTCAAAATGAACTGGAAGATATTCACCCATGTTGTGATGCTTGGTGCCGCAAATTACACCCCGTTCATGAGGCTAAAGCCAGGCGAGCGGAAGAAAATGGTGGAAAACATCCTCGGGATTGATGTGTTCTCGACGATGAACGCAGTCGTCAAAACCAAGATTTCCGATGAGACGCTGAAATATAAGGGAATGACAGACAGGCGCAACACCCTTGCGCAACAGGTTCAGTACCTGGAACAACAGCAGAAATCATTTGAAGAAAAGACAAAGGAAGAGGTCGCCACTCTTACTAAAAAGCTCGTAGGTTTGCGCGACAGGAAAAAGGACCTGGACCAAGAGATTCTTTGCAAAGAGCAAGAACTGGAGATGTTGGTCGAATCATTCGATGCAAACGTAGAGGTCCCAGACTTCACCGAGATATTTAATCTTACATTTACTGAAGAGTTTTCCGAAGAGTTCAATGAGACATTTGAAGAGCAGGATCCGGCTGCTTTTGATGTTTCAGAGCTTGTCAGCGAGAGGGCGACCAAGCTTGCCGAAATTAAGTCATCCAAAGAGAAGCTCGAACACAACTCCAAGCACCTGAACTTCTATGCTGAGCACCACGAGTGCCCGACCTGTTCTCAACCGATAGACGATGAGTTCAAGAGGAAATCCACCGATGAACTGGAGCAGGAAAAGGTGCAACTAGAGTCGCTTGTTGCTGCCGCTACCAAGGTTATAGATAGTATTAAGGTCAAGGCTGAAGAGGTCCAGAGGCGAAAGAAAGAATACACGGAAGCTCGCGAGCTGTTTATGGCTCGAAAGGCGGATTTCAATAGCCGCAAAAGCGCATATGAAGAGCGGCGCCGTGCGTTTGAAGATAAGAGACGTGCATTTGAGGCCCGTCTCAGGGCGCACGAAGAGAAAGTACGCTCAGCGCAAGAGCTTGTCGAAAGAAAGAAAAAGGATTTCGAAGCTGGCCTTGTTACCAAGCGAAAGGCCCTTGAAGATAAGAAATTGGAGGTGACAGCTCTTTTAACCGAGGCAAAGCTTTTGAAGGAAGCAATCGAGGAGAAGAAGAGTAAGCCGCTCTTGGACAATAGCGGGGAAATCTTGCGCCTAGGAGAAGAAGTCAGTTCTTTGGAATCTGACATTGACTATACAGCAAAGAAGGTCAAGTTACTTCGAGAAGCCCAAGTCATCATCAAGGACGATGGAGTTAAGTCTGAGATCCTCAAGCGCTACGTTCCAACACTCAACAGATACATCAATCAGTATCTTACAAAAATGGGAATGTTTGTATCATTTGAACTAGATGAGGAGTTCAACGATACAATAAGGTCTCGCCATCGGGACGTCCTTTCTTATGCTAACTACTCAGAGGGAGAGCGACAGCGCCTAGACTTGGCAGTTTTGCTTGCCTGGAGGCATTTAGCACAGGCTCAATCTGCAGTTAACACAAACCTTCTCATTCTGGACGAAGTCCTTGATTCTTATCTCGACCAAGGGACGACAGAGACCATTTTAAGTCTGTTGAAAGGTGATGACTTCCAATCCTTTAATATCTTTATCATTTCCCACAAAGACGGCCTCAGTGAGAACTTTGACCAAACCCTTCACTTTCAGAAGCGAAATAATTTCACCTCGGCTTCGCTGGGTAATGCTCGGCACTAGGACAAGTGTGAAAAACTGAGCCCGATAGAACCAACCACTCATTTTAAATGGTGAAGTATGAAGCTTTCGGAAAGTACGTTGTCAGTCCTTAACAATTTCAAGAACCTGAACGATTCCATGCTCTTCGTTCCTGGGAGCGAAATAAAAGCATTGTCGAGCGACAAGTCTGTCTATATGACCGCCACCATTGAAGATGAGCTTCCTCAGCGGTTCGCAATCTTCAGCGTTCGGGAGTTTCTCCAGGTGCTAACGGTAGTAAAGGACGCGGATATCGATTTTCGGGATGACCACATGTACATCTCAAACGGGCATAATTCCGTTGTATTTAGGTATGCGAATCAGGCAATCGTCGATGATGTGTACGCGAAGAAGATTAACCTAGGCGAGCCTTCCTTTGAAGTGGCTTTGCCAGTGGCAGAGATTAAGAACATGTTTAAGATGGCCGGGTATCTCGGCATCCACGATGTCAACGTTGTCTCTGGAGATAGCGGAACCCTGGTGTTGCACGATAAGAAAGCGTCCCATAATCACAGTTACACAATTAACTTGGACGTCTCAATCGACTCCCCTCCGGTTTCATTCAACGTGAGCGTGCTTTCAATGTTGGACATTGGCTATAAGCTTTCGTATTTCCCAAGTAAGAACATGGTCAGGTTCTCTGGTATTGAGTTTCCAGTGAACTACCACGTTAGTTGCCAATAGGTTTTGGGGTCTGAGCTATGGCTTCATTAGAGCATGTCATTTGGGCGGAGAAATATCGCCCGTCTCGGGTAGAGGATTGTATTTTGCCAAGCTACGTAAAGAAGCTGGTAGGTACAATCCTTGAGACCGGTGAAGTGCCCAATTTGCTTCTGATTGGAACCTCAGGACTCGGAAAGACTACATTAGCCAAGTGCATATGTTCGGAGCTTGATCTCGATTTTATGATCCTCAATGCATCTATTGGGGGCACGGAGTCGGGAATAGACGCGCTAAGGAACAATATTCAAAAGTTTGCGTCTACTCAGTCAATTCTGTCTAACAAGCGAAAGGTGATAATTTTCGATGAGGCAGATAACCTCTCGATGCACGTTCAGCCAGCCCTTCGGACATTTATGGAGGAGTACTCCAATCTGTGTGGATTCGTATTAACGTGCAACCATCCAAGCAAAATTATTGATGCAATCCACTCACGATGCACCAAGATTGACTTTAATGCCCTATTGCAGGAGGAGAGGAAGGACCTTATGAAGGCAACCTTCGTAAGGCTCCAGACCGTTCTCCAGTCTGAAGGCGTAAAATTCGACAAAGAGGTGCTGGTTGGTATCGTAAAGGAGTTCTTCCCGGACATTAGGCATATCCTTAATTTGCTTCAGGGTTATGCCAAAGCCTATGGGGAGATAAATCCGGGGGTGCTTGCCGTTTATAGAGACAACAATTTCGATGAGGTGGCAGGCTTTCTTAAAAGCAAGAGCTGGACCTCTCTGCGTAATTGGGTGTTCTCCCAGACAAACATCAAGCCAGAGGTATACGGCAAATTGTACAAAGCCCTGGAGCCGCTGGTGGATAACAAGAGTAAACCGGCGTTGGTTATAATCCTCAATGACCATCAAGATAAGGCAATAAGGGTGGTAGATAAGGGGATATGCCTTCTTTCGGCCCTTACTGAAGTCATGAGCAACTGTGAGTTTGCATGATAGAGCGGGAGGACAAACCTAAGGGGCCGTCACCTTTCGATTACTCGAAGTCCATTCTTAGCTCCAACAAGCCTTTGGAGATGTCGGATGGGTATATCAACTACATCGTTAACCGGGCGGTCGCCCACCACCGAGATAATATCTTTATTTGCCAGATGCTGAATGAGTATCAGGTCTCGCCCGACCAACATTACGCGTTCCTTTTCAATCAAGTCTCGAAGTATCGGAGACCATTTGAGCGGTGGGTTTCCTCTAAAAATGCGAGTGAGTCATTCGAGGACATCGACCTTATTGCTAAATACTATCAGTGCTCTATCGAAGTTGCGAGGGAGTACCTAGCTCTGTGTACTGCTGAGGACCTTGAAGAACTCAGGTTGGCTTATGGTGGCACTAAAGGAAGAGAGGATAAATCAGCTAGTAAGGGTAAAGCTTAAAGAGCGTGAGAGCTTTACCACTATTAAGAACTTCCTTCGTAGGGTTGGGATAAATCCATCGGGCACCAAAAACCTGTTTCAGACATGCCATATCTTCCGCCATGGTAACGAGTTCTACATCTGCCATTTCAAAGAGCTCTTTTGGATAGACGGCCGACCGGATTGCATGACTAAGCTCGACAGAGAGCGCCGAAACAAAATCATTTCCATCCTTGCCGAAAAGGGTCTTATTGAAGTTGACCTGTCGATACTTCCCTACAGCAATCGAGCATCCAAGACCGTTTTCATAGTGCCGTACCCTGAGCTTAGCCAATGGTCCTTGCGCCCTAAATACAGGTTCAAGAAGACTGTTAGGATTAAGCCCGTCAATGGAACCATCAACTAAAGCATTTGATATCATTCGCCTTTTTGAGGCCAGCAACAAGTGTCGGTTGAAAGCGTATCTGGATACCGGGGGAGTTCCGACTATTGGGTGGGGAACAACGGCATATCCAAACGGTAAAAAAGTGCAAATGGGTGACATCTGCACTGAGGAAGAGGCCAACGTATGGCTTGCCCATGACGTAGAGTCCAGCGTTCAGGCAATTAAGCGCCTCGTAAAGGTCAAGATTTCTCAATCCATGTTCGATGCCCTCGTCAGCTTTGTTTACAATCTGGGGGCGGGAAACTTCTCCAAATCGACCCTCCTGAAACTGATTAACATGTCGAATTTCAATGCAGCCGCCGAGCAGTTCTCCCGCTGGAGGTTCGACAATGGGAAAGAACAGCCAGGATTGACTAAGCGAAGAGCCGCCGAAGAAAAGCTTTTTCGTCAAGGCATCAGAGAACTTCCTAAATCATAGAAATATCCCCAAGGGTAATGCTCGGCAAACCCTCAAGTTCTCTACCCTAGGTTCATTCACTTCAAGGAAAACCTATGGCCAGCTTCTACACGCACGTTTACGGGAACATAAAGGGTATCTACTACAGGGGATACGAAAATAATAAGCGCGTATCGAAGCAAATTACGGACTATAGCCCCAGTCTATTTGTCCCTACTAATGAAGAGACGCCCTACAGAACCATCAGAAATCGGCCGGTAAAGAAGCTCACATTTGATTCAATAGAAGAGGCGCGAAAATTCATGTCTTCTAATGAGGCAGTGCAGCATCAGTATCTTTTTGGAAATACCCGGTGGCACTTTACCTACCTATCCGACAAGTTCGGGGACGGAATCGACTTCGATATGAACCTTATCCGCAAGGTAACCTTAGATATCGAGGTTGACAGCTCCAATGGGTTTTCGCCTCCTTCAGATCCCTATGCACCAATCATCAGCATAACTGTCAAATATCGCGACAAGTTCTATGTATTTGGCCTGAAGCCCTATAGGCCAACTCGACCAGATGTGAGGTATAAGCAGTTCCGAGACGAGCGAGAGATGCTTGTTGCGTTCATGAAATGGTGGGATGACATAGACTTCGACATTCTGTTTGGTTGGAATACGGATCAGTACGATATTCCCTACATCATCAATCGAATCAATCGCGTTGTTGGCAAGGGAGCGGCCAAGGCATTGTCTCCTTGGGGGATTATTCGGGATACACGGGCAAACTTCAGAGGCAGACAAATCGCTACCTATGACATCGTAGGGATTGTTTCGTTAGACTACATCGACCTATACCGTCGCTACATGCCAAAGGCGGAAAGCGATGCTCTTAAGTTTGTTGCTGAGCTTGAGCTAGGAGAGACTAAGGTCGATTATGACGGAACTCTTCATGACCTCTATACAAAAGATTATGACAAGTTTATTGAGTATAACGTCCAGGACGTTGCTCTCGTTGAAAAACTCGACGCTAAGCTAAAACTTGCGGATGTGGTCATTACTACCGCATATGATTCCTTGTGTAATTTTGCTGACGTCCAACAGCAAGTCAGAATGTGGGATACCATAGCCTTTAATGAGCTTAAGAAGCGAAAGGTAGCGGTCCCTCCACTCATTGAGCATGACAAAAACGACAAGTATGAGGGAGCCTTCGTTCTCCCGGCTCAAGTTGGTAAGCACAAGTGGGTAGTAAACTTTGACTTTGCCTCTCTGTATCCATCCCTAATACGGGAACACAACATATCTCCGGATACCATTTCCCGTCATATTGATACCGTTCTGGAGGGAAAGGTAAAATTCGACGAAGAGGGAATGGTCTCGCGTGCCCAAGACCTGTCCATGTTAAAGGAACTCGACGCAACGTGCTCTGGGGCTGGATGGCTTTTTAGAAGGGACAAAGCCGGGTTCCTCGGGGACATTATGAAACGGCTGTTCGACGATCGCATGGCTTATAAAGCCAAAATGAAAGAAGCGCAGAGGAAGGCAATTGAAGCAACTACCCCAGAAGAGCGAATAAAGTACGACGCCGAGGCAACGAAGTATAATAACTTTCAAAGTGCCAAAAAGATTCAGCTTAATGCGGCGTACGGTTCGCTAGGCAGTAAGTATTTTCGATTCTATGATACTGAGTTAGCTCGAAGCGTCACACTGTCAGGTCGAGCTGTTCTTCTTACCGTCAAGGACACAATAACAAAGCGCATCCAGGAAAAGTATCAAAGTGCCGGGGATCCGATTCTCTACGGGGACACCGACTCCCTCTACATATCAGCCAAGTCGTACGTAGACTCCTTACCCAAAGGATTAACATCAGCTGAAATAGTCGAGCGAATCGACAAGGAATTTTGCCAAGAGATATACGTCTGGATCCGTGAGGGGCTATCTATTCATAGAGATCGATACAACACGTTTACTGAGCAGCTTGATATGGTTCGGGACGTGATAGCGGAAGATACAATCTTTGTATCCAAGAAAAAGTACCTCATGGAGGTTTGGGACAAGGAGGGGACTAGGTATCCAAAGCCTAAGCGAAAGGCAACGGGGCTTGAGATGATCAAGAGTACGACATCCAAGGTCTTTAAAGAGTGGCTTAATAATGCAACTGAAGTGATTCTCAAGGGGAAAAGTAGCGATCTGCAGGGGCTCGTTTCGGACTATCGCAAAAAGTTTGAAACCCTTCCCCTAGAAACCATCAGCTACCCGATAAACGTAAGCGACATAGACAAGTATACGGCTCTCCTGAGCAGTAAAAACTGCATCACCTTTGAAGATACCGTCGAAGTCGGGGGCAGAAAGGGCCTAGAGCGCGGAGCGCCCATCCAGGTTGCGGCGGCATTTACATACAACCGATTCCTATCCGAAAAGAAGCTCAACCGAAAGTACGACACGATAAAGTCCGGAGACCGTATGAGATTCTTTTATTTAAAGGAGCAAAATCCATTTCGCAGCCATGTAATGGGAATGTTGGACAAAGTTCCAAAGGAGCTACAGTTGAGAGAGTGGATCGACTATGAGGGGCAGTTCAATAAGGTTTTTGTTGGACCGCTAAATATCCTTCTTCGTGCAACCGGATGGAGCGAAGTAGGGGCACCCAAGAGCGTTATGGGCATTTTTGACGACTAAGGAACGCATGTTTCACAGCTACATCCCACCAGTAAACAGCCAAGATAAATCGTTGGATTCCACGTCTGATATGAAGTCGGTTGTTGATCATACAATCAATTTTGAGCATGGCACTCACGGTAAGATAGCCACAGTGACTGCCACCGGTTTACACACTGAAAGGGACCGGTTTCCTGAGAAAACCAGCAAAGAGTTTGCCGAGATGATTTATGAATCAATCTCATCGTTTGTTCATGGTGCGCAGTTTGAAAGAGGAAAGAGCCCAATAAAGTTCATGATTGAAGGCAAGCCCATCGTTGAGGTTGGAAGTAATTATATTGAGCTTCAAGTGAGCGGAGAAATGAGTCACTTCGACCAATGGGTGTTCATGCACCTTCAGAGATTTTGGAAGGAAAGAAAAAACTAAGGAGTTCGACAAATGGCTGACTTTTTTAAAGATATCGCAAAGCTTGTCGGAGATGACATTGTAAAGGTTGCCGAGGATGGAACGATTGCTGACAACACCACGTTCATCGATACCGGTTGCTACACTTTGAACCTTGCTCTTTCCGGCTCCTTGTTTGGAGGAGCACCAACCAACAAGGTAGTTGGATTCGCAGCTTTGGAGGCAGTTGGTAAAAGCTATCTAATTATTCAAATCGTGCGCAATTTCCTCGCTGAGAATCCCAAGGGAAGAGTTATCTACAATGACACCGAAGGGCGCATTGATAAAGACATGCTCGAAAAGCGCGGGGTAGATGTATCTCGTGTGCTCATGCTCTATCCGGAGTCAATTGAGCAGTTTCGAAACGTCAATCATCAGATTCTGGTAAATTATCGGGAGAGAGAGGAGAAGGATAGGTTTCCTCTTTTGATGGTTGCTGATTCCCTCACTCAGCTGCCTTCGGTTAAGGAGACAGCCGATGCCGCTGCCGATAAGGAGGTAGGTGACCAGGGACTAAGAGCAAAGGCCTGGCGGTCGGCGTTCCGAGTATTACGGCAGCCATTATCTAAAGCCAAAGTTCCCATGTTCTGTACTAATCACACGTACCAGACAACTGGAATGTTTCCTACCACTGAGGTAGCTGGCGGAGGAGGGTTCAAATACGCAGCTGACATCATTCTTCTACTCGCCAAGAGAAAGGATGCAGACTCGGACAAGGTAGTGCAGGGAAACATCCTTCACATCAAAGTGGCTAAGGGGTGGAACGTGAAGCAGTACAGCGAGCTTCGGGCGTACCTATCATACACCAGGGGACTGGACCGGTATTTTGGGCTTCAAGACCTTGCGGTTGAGTCAGGCGTAATCAAAAAAGATGGCACTCGGCTAGTGATGCCAGATGGCTCGAAGATCTTCGAAAAAGAACTATTGGCACATCCCGACAAGTACTACACGGAGGACGTGCTCAATAAGATCGAGGAGTTCGCAAAGCAAAGGTTTTGCTTTGCTGATAACGATAACGAAACGTTAGAGGAGATCATTGGACATGAAAGCGAAGAGGAATAGGACGGATTCCCCCGAGATTGAAGTCGATAGCGTACGAGCTGTAGTAATTGAACTGGGCTCAAAACTATTCGGCAAATTGAATCTGGATAGTCTTATTATGGAAGCTGCTCGCAAAGGAGAAACCTCTGCGATCATTGATATTGGGCAAACCATATCCAGGGAAGAGGCGTGTCCATTAGCCATGTTCTTGCAGTCTCGGGGCTTCTTGGTGACCGATTTTAGAACCGACAGTAAGAAACCTCGAATAATCGTACATTGGTACTAAAATGACTTACCCGACGATCCAAAAGGCAATAATAAAAGGCTTTATCACGGATGAGGCCTTTGTAGTGAAGGTTGTTCCGTACCTAAAGCCGGAGTACTTCAAGAGCCTTTTGGAAAAGGAGCTTGTAAAAGAGGCTTTGAGATTCTTCTCCGAATACAAAGCTCTACCGTCTGAGGCTGCGCTTGTCATTAGCGTTTCCAAGAACCTTCCATCTCAGGAGAATATAGATGAGCTTAATGAGTACATGGCATCTCTCCGGGAGATGGAGATTGAGAGTGAGTGGCTTATCAATCAAACCGAGGAGTTCTGTCGTACCTCAGATTTCGAAATTTCAGTGTCCAAGGCATTGGATGTTCTTGAAGGGGACGCCAAGGTCTCCATGTATGACATTCCACGGCTGATACAGGATTCGCTAGCTATTTCATTTGAGCCGTCCAGCTCTCACGACTTTTTTAGAGACGCGCAGAAGCAGTTCAGCTGGTACAAAGAAAAAGTGGATAAGCTCCCCTTTGATTTGGAGATGTTCAATAAGATCACATCGGGGGGAGTAGAGCGAAAAACCCTTAATGTGATGCTTGCGGGTACTGGTGTCGGAAAGAGCCTTTTCATGTGTCACTTTGCCGCGAAGTACCTTCAGTATGGGTATAATGTGCTCTACCTTACTCTTGAGCTTTCCGAACACAAGATTCGACAGAGAATTGACTCAAACCTTTTGGATATTCCAATTCAGAACTTCGTTAATCTTGATGAGAGCATGTACTTTGCAAAGATTCGCTTTCTCCAAGACAAGATAAAGGGACGGCTGAAAATTCACGAGTTCCCTCCAGCTACAGTCTCCGTCAACCACTTTCGTCGGATTATTGAAGACCTGGCTCTTAAGGACAATTTCAAGCCTGACATCATCTGTATCGACTATCTTAACCTAATGAACTCATCCCGGGTGCGCCAGGGAAAAAGTTACGAGGTCGTAAAGGCTGTTGCTGAAGAATGTAGAGGATTAGCTGTTGAGTATAACGCGTGCGTGTGGACCGGTACGCAGGTGAATCGAGAAGGGTACAAGGGTGATGATATAGGACTTGAAAATACCTCAGAGTCCATGGGATTGCCATTTACAGCAGACATTTTCCTGGGGCTCAGTGCAGACGAAAACCTCCAACGTGCTCAACATGTGCGTGTGAAGCAGCTTAAGAGTCGATATGGGGACATTAACTTCTACAATAAGTTCATAGTCGGAATTGATAAACAGAAAATGCGCGTATACGACGTGGTTCAATCCGAGGCAAACGATTTGGAGTCGCCTAGAAAGGTCAATGAAGATGCATCAACCTTTGATAAGTCACGATTTGGACAGGGTATGCGAGGGGAAAAGACTCCTAAAACATTTTCTGATTTTGATTTTTAGCCATGACAGACAACTTATTGCAAAAAATCGCGACCATCATCCATGGGTACTATCAAGCACGAGGGATTGGCTTAGAGAAGACTTGCAAGGAGGTATTGGCCTGCGTTGAGAGCGAGAGTGATAACATTCTTAATAGTACCAACCTCTTTCTCCTTTCACGGACCGGATTAGATAACCTGCAACTGAAACGAGATGACAGGCTCCTGGCTTGGGAAAAGAATCGACTGCACTTGTACGATTCAGAGACGATTGGGGCATACATATTTCCAACCTTGAATCAGGCAAAGTGGAAGCTTTCCGATGACGCGTTTGCTCTCCCAGATACTTCCATTATCGATCTTTTAGACAGGGGTGCGGTGGTCTACTTGTTGAGGTCAGCATGTTAAAAAATGATGCATGGATTACCAAGTTCGGCTCTGAGGGGGGAATTGAGCCATTTAATCCCGACGCAGTAAACCCGGCAAGCTACGATATTTCCCTTGGTGAGCAGGTCGTAATATACCCGACTACTGACCGGGGAAAGAGGCAGGAATGGGATCTCTCCTCCTTGGGGTCAGTATTTCTTCAGCCAAATGAAAGGGCCTTGGTCGTCACGGCGGAAACCATTAAGACTCCATCGGACGTTGCAATTTCCGTCCGTCTCAAAAGTTCTCTAGCTCGGCAAATGATTGTATCACCGATGGGACTGTTTATCGATCCAGGCTTTGAGGGTCGGATTACATTCTGCCTGATTAACATGGGAGTGGACCCGTACGAGTTGCGATTAGGTAGAAGGGTGGCGCAGTTTATATTTCAGGGCATGAACGCCCCGGCTGAGATTCCATACGGCGATGAGAGACGCAAGAGCCACTATCAAGGCTCTAAGGGACTTACCGAGAATAAATCTACCCTCTAACAGTCTACGAAATAACAAAAGGTAATGCTCGGCTCACCCATTACTATGTGAACATTGCAGCATCGAAACCGTTATAAACGTTTTGTAGAGGATCTTATGAATACAGTGACACTCACTGAGCTTCGACGCAATCTTGAGTCTTATCTCTCACAAGCCCAATCGGGTGACGTAATTATTACAAAGTACGGGCGAGAAGTGGCTCGTCTGGTCGGTACTGGTGATTCAGTGGCCCCGTCTAACACTCGTGGTACACCCACAAGTGCCGAGGATGAGGACGAAGCAACTTCGTCCGGAGAAGCAAGCGCAGCATAGCGCTTCCTCTGCTCTAATAGTTCCAGGAAAGGCAGACACACAATCAATAGTTGTGTGTTTGCTTTTTTATTCTCGTAGTGCGGAACGATCCTCCGCAACTAGTCTAAATACAATCCGTTTGAAGAGTATCTATTTCCTATATGGCCCTCCCAACAAATTATCAGACATTCATTGCACTCTCCAGATATGCTCGCTTTCGAGATGACCTTGGTAGACGAGAAACGTGGGAAGAAACGGTTGACCGTTACGTTGATTTTCTAGTTAGGCCGAATTGCGACGATGAGACAACTGTAGAGATTGCCAATGCCATAAAGACCCTTGAGGTTATGCCATCTATGCGGTTGCTTATGACGGCCGGACCGGCAGCAAAGCGGTGTAACGTCTGTGCCTATAACTGTGCGTACGTTTCCATCGATGATCCTGTCGCATTGTCTGAGGTCCTTTACATCCTTCTGTGCGGAACTGGAGTTGGGTTTTCCGTAGAGCATGGAGCAGTATCTAAGCTTCCTGTAGTTCCTGAACATATCTTTCCAACGGACACTACGATCGTGTTTGCAGATTCGAAGATTGGGTGGGCAAAGGGGTTTAAAGAGCTCATCTCACTATTGTACTTAGGACTGGAGCCAAAGATTGACTACTCCAAGATTCGACCAGCCGGAGCTCGCCTCAAGACATTCGGTGGAAGGGCATCGGGACCAGAGCCTCTCAAGTCACTTTGTGAGTTTGCAATCGCGAAATTTAAGGGAGCGGCAGGGCGGAAATTGAACTCTCTCGAAGTCCATGACATCGTCTGTAAGATTGGGGATGTTGTGGTTGTTGGAGGAGTTAGGCGCTCAGCACTCATATCGCTTTCGAGTCCATCGGATGATCTGATGAGACATGCTAAGAGCGGGCAATTCTGGATGACACATGGATACCGCTCCCTTGCCAATAATTCAGCAGTATACAACGAAAAGCCTGATGTTGGACAATTCATGAGGGAGTGGCTCGCGCTCTATGACTCAAAGTCGGGCGAGCGTGGGATCTTTAATCGGATTGCATCTGCAAAGCAGGTAGCCAGAAGTGGAAGACGAGAGCCCCGGAACGACTGGGGATGTAACCCCTGCTCAGAGATCATATTGCGCCCCGGGCAATTTTGTAACCTCTCTGAGGTTGTAGTAAGGGCAAATGACACTAAACAGTCTTTACTCAGAAAGGTTAGGATTGCCTCGATACTTGGCACCCTTCAAGCGACCCTTACCGACTTCAAATTTCTCAGGAAGGTATGGACCCAGAACTGCGAAGAGGAGCGCCTTCTTGGTGTGTCCCTCACCGGAATCATGGATAATCTTATGATGTCCGGACAAGTGGATGCTGATAAGCTACCTAGCCTCCTCGCAGAGCTTAAAGACCATGCCGTAGCAGTTAATAAGGAGTGGTCGAGTAAGCTAGGCATCAATCAGGCCACGGCAGTAACATGCGTAAAGCCGTCGGGTACCGTCTCTCAATTAGTTAATGCGTCTTCGGGCATCCACACTCGATTCTCACACTATTACATTCGGACGGTCAGAGCCGACAAGAAGGATCCATTGGCTCAGTTCATGAAAGATTCTGGATTTCCGGTCGAGGACGATAAGATGAGGCCAGATAGCGTATTTGTGTTCTCATTTCCGATGGAATCCCCAAAGGATGCTATTGTCTCCGATAGTCTTAATGCCATTCAGCAATTAGAGATCTGGAAGACGTATCAAATTTATTGGTGCGAACATAAGCCAAGCGTCACTATTCAGGTGAAAGAGTACGAATGGCCGGAGGTTCAGGCATGGGTGTGGAATAACTTTGACGAGATATCAGGAGTAAGCTTCTTGCCGTTTGATGACCATGTGTATGAGCAAGCTCCATATCAGCCAATAAATCAGGAGCAGTATGCAGACTTCCTGGCCAAGGTCCCAACAGAGATTGATTGGTCAGGGCTCCGTAGCTACGAGACTGCAGAGACTACAACTGGCGGGGATAGAGACTTTGCCTGTGTTGGAGGCTCCTGCGAGATTGTGGATGTCGGGGTTTAGCGCTCGACATAAAGCTAATTAGGCAACGGAGCCTAGGGGCAAATCTCTAATAGGGAGAGGCTTTTGCGTCTCCGTAATCTCATAAATAGTGTTATATGAAGTTACGGAGAGCAAAAGCTTTAATATGGCAAAAGCAGGAGCCGGACCATGCTCCGTTTGCGACAATTCCAAGGGAACTTCACGAGACTGCCCGAAGGAGTCTAATTAAGCTATTCAGAGACTCCCTCCACCTAAATGACCAAGTCAAATACGACACAAGGGATCAAAAAGAGGGCGTAGAAGAAGACATCATTGAGGACTTTCAGATTGTGGCCGAGTACATTCACTACCTTGAGCTTTGGCTTGAAAAGAATGGGATGCCCATCGACGATTAACGCTCAGCTCGGAGGTCTCCTAAAAGCCGCAGGAGATTTTCATCCACATGCTTTCGCTCTTTGGAAAGTTTCAGCACGAATAGCAACGTAGCAGCCTCAGGCCAAAACTCATTAGGCATAATGGCGTACAAGGCATACTCTAACGTTGAAGCCTCAAAGACGTTAGAGAGAATAATTATCAGGTTGACTGCCCGCTTAAGATGCTGCGGGTCCTGCTTGGCTTTATAGCTTTTCAGGGCATTTGTCAGTTGAGAGATAACAAGAATGTCTTTTCTAAGGGACTGGAGTGACTTAGCTGGATGTTTGTATCCTGCGAGAACGCTTATTTCGAGTTCGGTTGGTCCCTTTGTCGCCATCTTTTACCTGCCTTCGTAATATACCCATCGGTCGAGGAAGGTCGGCAATTCTGCCATCGCCAACATTGTTGACGGGAGCTTCCTCTTTTAGCCATTGAAGAAAAGTCTTCATACGGTTAGCGGATATTTAGAGGGGGTAAAAATAAAGGCTTGGTTGCCCAAGCCTTCGTCGGGTTTAGCTCGAAGCTAGTTCTTAGCCCTGCCTTGTTACATTTTGGTACGCAGGCGACTTCTCAAAATCGTTAATAGTCTGAGTAATTACATCATGAGTATCGCTGACATCTGGATTGAGAGCCCGGAGCTCCTCAACACTAGAACACGCCGGAGAGCCATATGCCGGGAAAACATCAAATACGCTGCCGGTGTCTCGTCGGGGATTTACGTATACAATAGCTAACCGAAACTTCTTCCCGGTAATCGGTCCGTCAAGCAGTATTGAGGCCGTTTTAACGAGCCTGTCGACGTCTACTGCACCGATAGCGGAGCGAGGCTCCTTTGAGTAGTCAAAGGTTACTTCTCGCGCATCTTCCTCAATAAAGCGTTCAAATGATTTCATATCTCCGAGTTTCTCGCAGAAGGGTGGGTAATTCCCATCTATTTATTGCTCATGCCTCCCCCGGGTAATGCTCGGCACACAAATGACCTCGTTATGCTGCTCCTTACGATGACGAACAGTCAGGTGAGGTTTCCTTATGAGTGACGACGATTTCTTCAACAAATTTGGACTGACCGTGGAAGCTAGCGAGGTGGAAATCGGTAAAATCTATCCCCTGTACGGGATGATTACTCAAATTCTTAATCCCAGCATGGAGAACTTCACTATTGAGATAAACAGCGGATTGGTCCTGAAATGCTCAATTAACGACGAAGACTCAGTCGAGAAAATCAAAGAAAGAGCTTTTGAGCCTGCTATCTTTGTTACCCAGATTACAAGTGTGAACCCAGTTGCCGGGGACTGTACGACAATCATATTTGGAAAGCGCCAACATTCGCAATTGACCTAGGGGGGAAAGTTATTAGCCGCAGGGTGGGCGTGGTGACATAAATACCCTTAAGGCCAGTTCCGATGAAATGTTTGAAACATTTCTTGTGACAGTCAGCCTGCAAGTTTGCCCGTTTTTTCGTGGCCCCAATTCATCTCCCCACCGAGCGCTATAAATAGACCTAATGAAGAACTGGATTGTTCCTGAGTTTCAACGCTCAATTACAAAGCAGCCATCCGAAGAAGTGCGCATCGCATGTGACTTTTCAGACAAGGTTGTTCCGTATTTTGGCAAGCTGACCTCAGCTACATTCTCTGCGAGAAAATGGCCGCTTTCTAATCCTAATAATAGGACTGACGGAACGGAAATTCTTCGAGAGTCCAGCGTTCAGATTGTTGCTCCTTATCTCACCCACGCACGAATAATCGTTGCGGGTGGGCAGGCTGAATACGACTACCAAGTAACGTGTACTGCTGTGACCGAAGACGGTCAAAGATTTGAGCAAGAGTTTTTTGTCAGAGTAAAAGAACTATAGGAGTTTTTAAGATGAGTACAAAGGTAAGCGAGCTGTTAGATTTGCTTCGTGAATCCGACATTGACCCATCGGCGGCAGTCGCAAGCAGTGAACCAGCTAAGCAGCCAGGTGCCGAGGCTAACCGAGCCGTCGATCCGGAGGAAGTTAAATCTGTTCTTGACGATGAGGTTGAGGAACTTGATGAGCCGATGGGCAAAACACTCCTTCCAGAGGCTGACCTTATGGCCGCTTCTGGCGCTCCAATCGCAGATCCAGCAGCCCCCACATCTGCTCCGACAGCAGGATCCGGGAGGGGAGATCTTCCCGCAGATGCTGAGGTTTCCGGTGACGAAGTGGCGGACGACCTCGATCCAGAGATTGCTGAAATCATCCGCCTGATGGGCGAATCCGAGGAAGAGCCCGAAGCTGAAGACTCCGATGAGGAGGATAAAGCCGAGGTCGACGCCGAAGAGGATGAAAAGGAAGCGGGCTATAACGATGTGGACACCGCATCTCTTACTGAAGAAGAGATTTCGGATATCGTTGCAAAAGCAAATGCCGCCCTCAAAGCTGACGGTGAAGATGAGAATGTTGAGGCAGAGCCGGAGCTTCCTGGTTCAGAGGATCTTTCCGATGAGCAAAAGTGCGTTGTTAAGAGACTCTTTGATGAGTCGGTTGAGAGCGCAGTAAAAGCCCGTGTTGCCACTGCGGTTAAGCTTGCAGAGGAAAAACTCAGCGATAAGTTCCAAGCTATCACATCAGCACGTGAGGCAAAACTCAACGAGCAAGTAAGCCATTATCTTGAGTACGTCGTGGAGACATGGCGTAAAGAGAATGAGCCAAAGCTTTTCACTGCTACCCAGGTAAAGGTGGCGCAAAAGATTTTCGAGAGTGTTCGAACTCTTGTTGAAACGTTCGATATCGAGACAGTAGATGCGACTGCATCTCTCGTAAAGATGTACGAGCAAAAGATCGCAAAGTTGGAGGACCAGTCAAACAAGATGGTTTCCGAGAACGCAGCGTTGGTTAGAGAGGTTTCTCTTCGTGACCGCGCTCTCGTAATCGAAGAAGCCGCAAAGGGGCTCCCACTGACCGAAATTGAGAATTTCAAGGCCGTGGTCGCCAAGATTAAGGCCGAGGATTTGGATACGTTCAGAGAAAACGTTCAGGTTATGAGGGCGTCCTTCATGCCAAAAGCGAAGAAAACTGAGGGTATTCGAGCTACCAATGAAAACCTGGCTCTTCAGGGAGGTATTCGCAACGCCGCTGTTACAGTTCGTTCTGAAGCAGATTTAATTGCGAATTTAATCCCGGCGGCCTCCGAGAATAATAAATAGATTTTAACTTCCACCAAAGGATAGGAGTTTTGAAAATGATTAAGAATGACACTTCTAGGGTACTCGTAGAGAGCTGGAAGGGCGTATTGCGCCACCAGGCTTTCCCTAAACTCAACGAGTATAAAGAGAGAGTAATCGCTTGCCTCCTGGAGAACCAATTACAGGATATCAAGACCAACGCTGTTTATCGCGACTTTAACAGCAAGTTCATTACCGAGGATGCTGCTGCTAACAGTGCAGGGGCTTTCCCAGAGAATCCAAATCTTAAGGGATTCACTGTTCCTCTTATGACCATGCTTCGACGTTCTTTGCCGTACATGATGGCATTTGACGTAGCAGGCGTTCAGCCAATGTCGGCGCCAAACTCGTTCATCTTTGCTCTTAAGGCGAAGTACACGAGCCAGGGTGGAACTGAGGCTCTTCACAATGAGGCAGACACCGACTTCACAGGAGCCGGAACCCACTCGACGACAGTTGATCCATTCGATGTAGGTTTCTCTCGCGGAACCGGTCTTACGACCGCTGCTGGTGAGGCTCTTGGAACTGGCGGATCGTCCCCAGATATGCCTGAGATGTCTCTTAGCATCGACCGTATCCCAGTTGAGGCTAAGACTCGTGCGTTGCGTGCATCGTACACACATGAGCTTATGCAAGACCTCATGGCTGTACACGGCCTTGATGCTCAGAAAGAGCTTGCTGAGATCGTTGCAACTGAGCTTCTCAGTGAGATTAACCGTGAAGTCATCCGTACCATCTACCACATCGCTAAGGTAGGATGTCAGGATGAGGGCCTCGCAACTCCAGGTGAGTTCGACCTTAATCAAGATGCTGACGGACGATTCCATGCTGAGAAGTACGTTGGACTTATCATCCAACTTGCTCGTGAGTCTAACGCAATTGCTCGCGAGACTCGTCGTGGAATTGGTAACATCGTTATCTGCGACAGCAACACTGCTGCCGCTCTTTCGATGGCTAAGCTCCTTGATTGCACAGACGCTCTTAAGGTTGACATCGGTGTTGAGGAGAGCGGACGTACCTATGTTGGTACATTGATGGGACGATGGAAGGTTTACGCTGATCCATATATTCCAGCAAACGTGAACTTCGCTGTAGTAGGGTACAAGGGGCCAAGCCCAATGGATGCTGGATTCTTCTACGCTCCATATACTCCGCTTCAGATGTTCCAAGCTACTGATCCGAAGAGTTACCAGCCAAGTCTTGCTTTCAAGACTAGGTATGGTTGCGTTGAGTCGCCTTTCGGAAACCTTGCAGGAAACAGCACTGGCGCGTTCACTGCAAACAGCAACGTTTGGTATAGAAAGTTCAAGATCAAGAATCTTCTCTAATCGAGAATTATCGATAACAAACGGAAAAGGGGAGCTTCGGCTCCCCTTTTTTATTGCCATGTTCTGACTCCTTCTCCGAATCGACGCAGCTAAATATGTAGATGAAGTCCAAAAGGAAAGCCGAGAAGTATTCGCTCCTGACTAAACTTAGAGTTGTTGGGATTATCCTGTCTGTCCTGTTGCTGGTTGTAGGTGCTGTCACTCAGCTGCCGCAAGCGTCCAATTTCCGAATGACGCCACTCAATCAGACGCCCGCTGAGGTTAAGGACTCGTCATCACCAGCCGAAAAAGTCATCTTTACAGTTTCTGTGGTCTGCGGTGGGCACGTACAGTGCGACAGGGGAATCCGTCCCCTTAAACTGGCTATTAGCTACTTGGAAAAGCGACTAGATGTGAAATTTCGAATCGCAAAGGTGTACGTTACCGATAAACAGCCGGTAGGGACAATTGAAGAGCGCTGGATGCAGTGGTTTGAAATCGCCTCTAATTTGGGCGCAGCTCAGAATGACCTTACAGTGGTTCTGCTTGAAGACCATCCCGACAACATCGACACCTTTAACTTTGAGCAAGAAGGCATGATTGGCCTTGCCTCTGGCATTGGAGTCTTAGGAGCTCGCCCGTCGGCTTTACTAGCAAAGGTGATGGGAGGTGAGAAGTTTATGACCAGAGTCCTTATTCATGAGATTGGGCACGTCCTGGGAGCCGAGCACGTAGACGAGGGCATTATGCATCCGTGTGCTTGCGTTAATCAGTATTCTGATGAGTATAGCCACTACAGCCTTGCCCAAATAAAGGCTCACCTCGACCTTGTTCGTAAATACCGGGCAAGTCGTCCAAAGGTCTCCACACAGGCGCTCGTAATGAACAAGGAAGCCGCTGTTTTTGAAAGTAGCGCCTTGATGTGCATTTAAAAGAATCGCACTAAGAGCCCCAGGAGCCCTTTCGTTGGCCTGTCGGGAAGGGTCCTAAGCTCCTTAAGGAGCTTATGGGGATTTTCGAGGTAAGGGCCCTTCTGGCGGAAAGAGCCGACCGGTTTGAGAACCCTGAATGATACATATGACCCGGAAAGGTCACATAAGGGATGGATGGGATAGCCTTTTTGAGCGTTAGTCTCCCGAATTGCATTACCCAGCTCGACCCCACTAAGAATTTTACTCATACAGCCACCTCTAATTTCTGCCCATTACGATACTATCGTCAGCCTTCAACTCTAGCTTGAGGTGTTTTTGAGACGTTTTATGCTGGTTGGTGAATGTTGGGGGAGGGCTTTCCCCAGATAACATCGGTTTCGGAGATATAAATACAGGGCAGATTTAGACAAAGCTCATACCATGGCACAAACACGATCTTTCTTAATCTCTCGGCTGTTCGGCTTTGCGTTCCGGCGCGATTCGGAGGCAAAGCTGTCGTCTCCTGTGCCCCCAAATCCAAACGATGGGAGTGTGGTAATTGGCGCACCCAACCAATTCGGGTACCTCGGGAACTCTCAGACCAAGATTGACGGACAGCTGACAGAGTACCAACTCATTACCCGATATCGCGATCTGTCGTTACATCCTTTAGTGGACTGGGCAATCAATGAGATTACCAATGAGTGTATTGTACAAGACGGCGAACACTCGGCTGTTGAGCTTGACCTTACGGATTGCGAGCAGATTCCAGATGAAGTTAAGAAAATCCTCACGGATGAGTTTGAAAATGTACTCAAACTCCTTAACTGGACCAATGAGTCTTATCAGCTCTTCCGAAATTATTACACTGATGGAAGGTTGTTCTATCAGATCCTTCCCCATCAAGACCCTCGCATGGGTATAAAGGAGCTTCGCTACATTGACCCTCGTCAAATAAGGAAGTTCATTGAGGTCGACAAACGGATAGACCCAGCCACTCAGATTGAGTACACGGACATTGTAAATGAGTACTTTGTCTATGCTCCGTTTGGAATTGATTACAACGGCACGGCGGTCGTCCCATTTGGGAAGAATCCAATCATAAATGGAGTAAAGCTCACAAGGGATTCGATTGCCTTTGTTCACTCGGGCATCTTCGATTCTACCAGCTCAGTTATCCTCTCGTACCTACATAAAGCTATTCGGCCCATGTCTCAGTTGAAGAGCATGGAGAACGCCACCCTCATCTATAAGGTTGCCCGAGCGCCAGAGCGAAGAGTGTGGAGAATACCAACCGGGCAGATGCCGGAAAAGCAAGTCAGTCACTATCTTGATCAAATTGTGGCTCAATACCGCACAAAGACAGCCTTCGATGCAATCACCGGCGACGTGGTCGATGAGCGCAAGGTAATGTCCATCATCGACGACATCTTCATTCCGGTACCTAGCTCAGGAGAGTCCGTTCAAGTTGATGCTATCCCCGGCGGGGCAGGCTTTGACGACACGAGCACAATTGACTACTTCAACAAACAGCTCCTTCGAGCATTGAATGTTCCTCCATCCCGCCTGGAGCAAGATGCAGTGGCGTTGTTTGGAAATACGGGAATGGTGTCTCGCGATGAGCGTCAGTTTGCAAAGATGATTCATCGGTTGAGAAAGCAGTTCTCAAGCTTGTTCGACACTCTTTTAGCCACTCAACTTCGACTGAAAGGTATAGTTCAGGACGAAGCTGATATGGAATATCTTCTCAGTAACTGGAAGTACAAGTTTGCATCTGACAACTACTATTCAGAGATGTCCGAGGCAACGGTCTATACAAGTCGAATGGCTCTCGCGGCCGAGGCTCAGGGGTTTGTTGGAAAATATTTGTCAAACAAGTGGATCAAACAGCACATCTTTAAGATGACCGATGATGAGCAGCTAAAGATGCAATCTGAGATTCAGGAGGAGATGGCCCGAGGTGAGATTATACCGCCTCCTATTGTGGACCCAGCTACCGGGATGCAAATAGATCCAATGACAGGACAACCTCTCGGTGGGGCTCCTCAAAGTGAGCCAGTTGATCCCCAGGAACCTGTTCCAGGCTCTGAGACATTTCCAGTCGATAGCGGAGAGTAGGTCGCTATCCCGCTACTCTCAGCGTTAGTCCCTTTGACCGAACTACAGATTGCTGAAGCTCGGACTTGCTTGCATACCAAGAAAATTGGCGAGCAACCCCACTATCAACGGCGTTAAGTTCACTTGCCATCGCCGTGACATCAACAGTTCCCGTAATCTCACTCTTCTGTTTCGATGAGTAGATCCAGCGGTAGCTTGAGTACTTACTAAAAGCTTTATTGAAAATCATTAAACCTCGCATCTCTTGAGCGAGCTTCTTTAATTTGACTATCTCACCAAAGCCAGCCTGTTTCATTAGCTCATCTAAGAAGAACCCGTCGTCCGGTTTATGGATTCCCGTCTGGGTCGAGTGCGACGCGTTTGAAAGGTCAACGATGAAGAGCCGCCCTGAGCCATCGCGTCCGATGACAAGGTTGTCATTTACTGCCCATCCAGATCTGTTCATCTCCCTAATGCCCTTTTCGATTTCCTGCACTTGAGAAGCGTTGAGGGTTAATCCTCCTCCAGGAAAGGTCTGCACCTTGTCTCTTACGGTAAATCGTCGCCCGTTGGCTTCTGCAATTTCCCAGTTCTTTGGGAATAGGGGTTTTCCTTGAAGAGCTTTAAGGCAGGCTTCCTCATCCGTCTCGATATGAAACTGAGCATTTTGATAAGGCCTGCCGTCTAAGGGCTTCCAGACCTTGTTCTGGTAGAGCCATGCGCCACCTGTATGCAGACCGTCTAAGCCTCCAATAACCGTTTTTCCGGTCATTCTGACGGCTCCAGGCCCAGGAGCTACGTCCCGTATCTCGATGGGGTATTGACGCTTTGCCATCAAGCTATTTATCGGACCACCCCAAATCCCAGGGCTATAAATAGAGGGAAACAGACTGACCTCTATATCGCTATGAAGCTACTACAAGAAGCCAATTTTGAATTGAAGAGACAAGAAGAGGATAACAAACTCTACTTTGAGGGAGTCTTCATTCAGCTCGATACCATTAACCGGAACAACCGGTTCTACCCATCACAAAAGATCGCTCCGATCATCGAGGATTATATCCAAAATCAAGTGAACACGGGTAAGGCGGTAGGCGAAGCTGACCACCCAACAAATCCAAACCTCAACATTGATCGCATCTCACATCGAATTGTTACCTTGGCTCGCGAAGGAAACAACTACGTGGGTAGAGCACTCGTGCTCGACACCCCGATGGGAAATGTTTTGCGAGGATTACTAAAAGGCGGAGTTCAGTTCGGTGTTTCTACCCGGGCCGTAGGATCCGTCTCTTTAACAACTGAAGGACATGAGGAAGTCGGCACTCCTTTCGTTCTCGTGACGGCGGGTGATGTTGTGATGAACCCATCTGCGCCTGATGCTTTCGTTCAAGCGGTCATGGAGAACAAGGAGTGGGTGCTTTCTGCTGAGGGAACTTGGGTCTCACGTGTGGTCGAAGAAACCAAAAAAGCTATTGAAGCCGCGCCCGCCGCTCAAATACAGCGGGTTAGCTTTGACGCTTACCAGAAGTTCATCAAATCGATTGGTCAGAAATGATTTAAGGTTTTTTCGAGGTTTTCTTTTTGTTTTGGGCCGCTTTTGCGGCCTCTTTTTTTAGCTCTGCATAGCGAGCGCGGCGCCTGGCCTTAATCTCTTCTGCGTTCTCTTTCCAGTACTTTCTGTAGGTCTTTCTTCGCTCGTCTCGATGCTCATCTCTATACTCAGCCTGCTGAGCGTACATCTCTTCTTTCCTCTTCTCATTGAGTGCCTTCCAACAATCGATACAGTAAGAGGAAAGACCATCCTTAGATTGAGCCCTCTTATAGAAGAGGTTAGTGGACCGGTTGCGGTCACATTTGGCGCAGTGCTTGGTGCCGGACATATTGCCTGAGAGATTCGTTTCTAATAGCAGCATACACTACCCCGTTAAGAGGTAGTTCGACTTCAAACAGGCTTCACTAAACGCTTTGGGCCAAAATAGTTTCGGTGAGAAACTTGACCTTTTCCCGTTCAGACATGCAAACCATCGCGCACAGAACCTCTCGTGGTTCTGCGCCCTTTAGGAGCGCCCTGACGAAGTGTTTGTCCATCAGTAAACAATTTAGACACAGATGGCGCAATTCCTGATCTGCATCAGTCTCCAGGGAGAAAATTACATTGTTACCCTCGACAATGAGTTGATAACATAGAGGACGAGGGCCTAAAGGTCCGGTGTAGCCATTGTTCCAGGCAGTTTCGATGAGTTTTTCGGCTTCAAGGTCGCTCATGTGACTTATTTAATACTGCCGTTTGTCTCAGTAGAACGGGGTGCCATAGTTGAAGTCTGACACATTTTTAACCCTAACGATATGATTAAGAAAAAGAGCAAACGTCAAACTAAGCCCAAAGGTTCATTCAATCAGGTGCTCTTTTTCGACCTGCTTAATGATCGTACGGGGATGACTGACTATGCAATCGCCAAGGAGCTAGGAATCCTTCGGCAGTACTACCGTCAGTATACCAGCGGCATTTATCAGTTAAAGGTCTCTCTCATTACCGAGTGGTTTGAAAAGCTAGGACTCGACCAATATGACCTAGCCCGGATGTTAGACAAAGCGACCAAGGGGAAGTAGGGCTACTTCTCAGTATCAGTCTCAGTCTTTACCTTTGTTAGAGACTCTTCTCTTTTCCTTTTAGCATAGGCCAAACGCTTTTCGCGGTGCTTTTGGTAGGAGCGGCGAAGGATCTCTTTTACCTTAGCCGGATTGGCGTCCCGCTGAGCCTTCTTCTTGGCATTTGTGCAGGCTTTACAAGCAGAGCGCACGATGACCTTGTCGCCCTTCTTATTGCGCCCGAAAGCCTCTATGGGCTTTGTCTCTTTGCACATCGAACACTGCTTTTCGCTCATAGCTACCCTGCCGTTTACGTCTCGATAGCTATTTAGCGATTCGGCAGCTCGGGTAGAGAGCTATTCGGCAGGGATTTTATCTACCAAGAACATGTTTGAAACATTCGCCTCGTCGGCGTATTTCCACCTGTACCCATGAGCTTTGTGCCGTTTGCCCTTACAGCACTGGCGGACGTTACTGAAGTTAAAGCCGTCCTTCTCAACGTCACGTACGCTTGGGTATCTTTTCTTTTCTCCGGTCTCGATATGAATCCCAACGACTGCCCTGCGATGAGCGTAGCCCTCTACCTTATTTCTCTCAGCATCCAGTTGGTTCATTTTGGCTGTGCCATACTTCAAGTTAGAAGCTGAGTTGTTAAGCTTGTCGTCGTCAATATGGTGAACCTGAGGGTAATTGTGTGGGTTGGGTATAAAGGCAGCAGCCACTTCGCGGTGAGGTCTAAAGGAAATCATACAGTCCAGGCCTGCTACGTAATTGCGATATTGGAGATACCCGTCTTTATCTTTCCAGGGCTTGATGATTTTTTGCTTCGTAATGCTCCATGACCTCCCTAGGTTGGAAATGCCGAAGAGGTCGGGATATTTTGGCATTGGCTTCCACTCTTCACCTTCTAAAATGAACTCCTGAGGAATTTGTAATGTGCGCTGTTCCATTTTCCCAGGGTAGGGAAGTGGACTAATCGCCGAGCATTACCTTTTGGAGAATGTCAGAACGGGAGAAATGAAAAGGCCCTCGCGAGGAGGGCCTAGTTAAATGTCTTAGCAGGTGGGACCATGAGATCTGACCCAATTTATGAACCGCGCTTCGTCTATCAAAAGCTTCTTTTGAGATAGAGCAATGACAACTTTCTGTTCAGCCAGACCGTTGTACATTCGGTGAAAAAGGTATTTCCTGAGAGTACCCATTGTCAGCCACCGATGACGCTCCACAAGCTGCTTTGGTGTTAGAAGATTGGATATTGTAGCGGTGTCGTTTGTCATAACCCTCCAGGTGTTTCATCCTGTCGAGTTTCAATTTATCAACTACGATCATCGCTCCAACATTACCAGATGACGCTCTTTGGAAGCTTTTTTCGTTCCATCCAGTTCTGGAACTTCTCCTTGTGGATCATGACCCTTGAGCCATGCAAAATCATAATAGCTCCCGCATCGCATAGGCCGTTGATCTGCCGGAAGTAAATCATTGCCTTGGCTAGCAATGGCTCTATTCCAAATTCATCTGCTAGGTCTTGGGCTTTTACGTAGTCTGGGTACTTACACGGTCTCATCTTCACCTCCATCATTTGAATAGGAAAAGGCTTTCTCAAGTTCATTTCTCATATGCTCAGTTGGCACATGGGTATATCGCTGAGTACTCCTAGCGTCCTTGTGCCCAAGCATCTCTCCGATAATCCGCTGATGAATCCCCTTCATTACCAGGTTAGTCGCCGCGCTATGTCGAAGGTCGTGGAACGTTAAGTTCTCAATACCAGCTCTTTTTACTGCGCTCTTATACGCAGCTATGATGTCCCAAGCCTTATTAGCGTTACTCTCCTGAGGAAACAGGTAGGGACTATTGACGCCAGCTGCACGCAAGAGGGCTCTATGCTTTTTCAACTCTTGATAGAGCTTCTCAACGATGGGTAAACCCTTAGCTGTATTCTTACCAGTCTTTCCATGAGGGTTAATCTTCCCCAAGGGTAGCTGGATCATTCTCCTGTCAAAGTTGATGTAGTCCCACTTCATATGGCGGATCCAGTCCTTCCGGTATCCGGTGAGGAGGGCCAACCAGATTGAAACTACGGAGTTTGGGTAAATGTTCTTCTCTGCCTCCTTAATAAGCCTTTCCTCCTCCTCCTTGCTGAGAGACCTGGTTCGCTGAAACCTCTCTTCATCGTATCGCTTAACAAACTCGGTGGGCTTGTTCTTGGTCCACTTCTTTCGCCTTGCCTCGGTGAACACCGACGAGATGAGGTTGATAAACTTATTGGCCGACGATTCAGACCGACCCCTTTTCCCCCCACTACGATATTCCCTTACCGCCAGGAACACGTCGTCGTGGTCCACGTCGTTAAGCTTCTTGGTTCCTAGGGTCCTGACAATCTCATCCAGCAGACTCCGGTTATTCTCCCCCGATGTCAGGGTAGGGAGCTTGAATGTCCGGAAGGACTCCACAGCATCCTTGACGGTCTTTGTGCTGTAGTCTGAGTCATCCAGGATTCCAAGTTCAGCCGATGCTCCGATGGTCCTCGACTGATTCTGGAGCCATTGTTGGGCATGGGCCTTAGAGCGAAATGTCTTGCTCACGTAGACCCCCTTAAGCCTTACCCTCACTCGATACCGCTTTTCGCCATTAGCAGTGGTGCGCTCGACGATGTTTTTTTGCTTCATCATGCCTCCTAACTTAAGAGCTATGACGAACGCTCAAACATTCCCCTAGGGCATTTTTGCGGGTCAAAATTTGGACCATTTTGGACCACGGACCTTTTTTGACCTATGTTTGAAAAATGAGAAGGTGATAAGGGTAGGTAAATCAGCAGGTTAAGGTAGTCTCACCTCGAATCTAACTCTCGACTGTCTTCCTTGCCAAGGAAGAGGTCGAGAGTTCGAATCTCTTCACCCGCTCCATTTCTATCTCACTGAAATGGTTATTTATTCCCCTAAAACACCACACTTTTCAAAGCAAAACTCCTAACGGTTTGTGCGTTCGTTTTTGCTCTTTGTAGCCACTTTTCGCTACGTGTTTTTCGATGTTTTGGACCATTTTATGACCACGAAGTTCGAGTGCGTTTTACTCAAAAGCATCGAACGAAGTGAGCCCAAAATGTCCGCTCTCTTAAACAGTAACAAGAAGTCAAAAGCAAAGGCAAACAGATAAAGCGGACAGATGATCCGCTACCCACCAAACCACTCACGACCCCCAAAAGAAGAAGCCCCGATGCCGCACTCACCATGCGACACCGGGGCTTTTTTGTGCCCTGCGTTTGAAGGCGGACTGGCTAGTTGTACTCGGGCCGGACTACCTTAAGGTCAGGGTTAGCCAAGACCCCAAGGAGCTCCTTGGCGTCCTCGCGGATCATAGCCGAGAGCCCATTGACCTTGCTGACCTCCTGGGTAAGGGACTCCATGTCCCCCTGGTCGATGAGGTCTGAAATGGTAAGGAGCGAGTACCGCTGCTGGGCCACAATGTTCAGATAGTGGTCCAGGCGCTCAATAGCCTCAATCGGATACTCGGGCTTACTCTCGATAGTGTCCTTCGCCGCGTAGACCGCCTCCTCAAGCTGAGTAATAGCCTGAGAAAGACGCCTAAGAACTTCTGATTTCTGATGAAACAAACTCATAAACCTCCTCCTCAAGCTACTCTGTACAATTAACGACCCACAAGGCGAAGAAGCGCTGCCTTTGCTCGGGTCAAAAGCGATACCACCCGATTTGCTGCCTTCTTCTTAGCTGCCTTCTTCTTTGCTGCGCTTAAGCAAGCCACTCGGCTGTTTGTCTGGGTGAGGATCTCAGCCGTAGATTTCCCTGCCGTCGTTGTCTTTGCCTTGGTCGCCTTTGCTGCTTTCTTCGTTGCCATGTTCAAACTCCGTAAAAAACGGTTAATTTCAGTTTGACCAGCCTACGGGAGAGCATTAAGCGCCGAGCATTACCTTTTTTAAAATGTGTGAAAAACTTTCTAAGTGCCGATTCCCAAACCCCTTTGTTGGTCTTCAGCATAAAAAAGGGGAGCTCACGGCTCCCCTTGAACAGATGTGACCCCTGGGTTAGAGCCTAAAGATCTTGTTCAGTCCGTTATCCCACACCACCGAAATGTCACTTCCTCCGGGATAGACCGGGAGCCCACCTGCTGTATCGATAAAGCAGATAAGGGTCGATGTAGCCTCATTCCCAGTGTCTTTAAAGAGAGCAATGCCCTCAGACTGAGGGCCAGACACAGATGGGAAGGTTACATCCCCCGCGTCCGCCACCCCATTGGTAGCCGTTTTAGCGGTAAGGGCAGGGGAAATAGATACCCTGGCCGCTGATGGGATATCGGCGAGCACCTGATGGGAGAGGAGATTCGGGGAGTATCGATCAAGGTCCAAGAGAACCGCCTTAATCGTATCAGCCTCCCAGTTCACGTTACCGGTCAAAAAAGCCTCAAGGCCCTTTGAGTACATGCCATTTGCCATTGTTGAAATCTTCCAAAGTATAAAACGCGTCTCGACCACTATTTAGCGTGTCACCCAAAGCTGGGTTTTGCCCCGCATAGCTATTTATATCGAGCTTTGCCGCACCAAACTCAGAATCGGTAATGCTCGGCACCTGTCTCGTTCTGCTATCACAGTACATAAGGGTTTTGCTGTATGAGATTAGTAAGAGTTCGCAGGACACGATACGGGACGGCGGGAGTAGGATACCGGCTGGTCATCCATATCCGAGACATTGAAGTGTCTTTGTTTCCCGACAAGAACTCAATCTGCGCCAGCAAGATTTCAATCAGCACTGCGAGTACCAAATTCAAAATCTCCCTCGGCATTAGAACCTAAAGCTCTGTCAATATCTGCGGATTCACGCTCGGGTCTACTGGCAGGATTCTCGGCTGAACATGTGCCATTCGCAACATGATGACTGGCATCAGAGTTGTAAGCGGCACACAACACGCTTAGATCGGCAACAAGTTATTCAAAAAACGAAGAACGTCGAATCAAGCCCGGGTACCGCCAAAAACAAATGCGGAACCTGTCTCTACGAGTACCTCTCAGTTACAGGCAAAACACGTCAAAAGCTCACTAGGAGCTGATGTGATTTCGCATAGATAACAAACGGGCGCTATTTAATTGAAAAAAAAGTTACTCGACGTATCTCATCGAATTTCTATTGACTTCTTCCCTTTTGGGGCGGTCGACCAGAGCTTTTCGTATTACGCGCTGTTTGAAGGCTGCCGAATCTATCCAGACCTGAAGCAAGGTCGGGCCGAAGGACTTGAGCATATGTGCCTCAATGCCTCTGTGCAAGACCGATATTCGACGTGGAGCAGTATGAAACAGAAGTCGCGTAACTTAGCCAATCCAGGTCCGAGCATCACAAAAAGTGAACTTGTCGCTGAAAAGGTAATGCTCGGCATCAGTCGCCGTTACGTACCCTCGTTGTCAGAATTGAGAGGTACCACTTTGACTGATGATATCCAGGACATTCTTTTGGAGCTCTACCAGGCTATTTCGGCACGCACGGTATACGAAGCGGCAATTGAGCTTCCCCTTGATGATCTCTTCTTTGTTGGGGGACAACTTGGGGCGCTGATACGAAAAGCAGAGCATATTCAAAGGGTACTTGGATACGCCCCAGCCGAGTACCAACGTTACTCCCTTTCATTTCGAATCTCCGAAGCGAGGGCGTTCCGGCGCTACATCGTCGACCGAATTAAGAGAGGAGCGTAACGATATGACGCTACAAATTATAAGAATTAACGACGTCGCAGTATCGGTAGCCAAGTTAAACCGAATCTCTCTTGATCTGGCAACAAGCCAGGTGAAGTTATCGGTAAAAGACCGCCCGCAAGCCTTCTCGTTTTCCGAAGAGAATCCTGAAAAGGCTTCAGCGCTCTACCGTGATATCTGCAACTTGGTCCGCTCAAGCCAGAAGGACGTTCCATTCATCACGTTTGGTGCGGTGACTTTTCGCTTCGACCTTATCACTGCCCTCTACCTCGAAAATGCATCGGTAGTTGTTTCCACCACAGGGTTTTTGCCTGAGGTAATAAAATTCTCGTCTGATGAATCGGCTAAGCAGGCCTTCAACGAGATCATGTCGTCCCTTGGCATGGGGGAGACCAGTACGGCAGATGACCAGGGCGAAAACCTTCAAGCCCAAGATGAACCGAAACCTAAAAAGACCAAAAAGCCACCTGACAAGGTGCCCCGTAAAGCTGCTCCCGCGTAGCAGCTAGCCACCCCTGAAACCTCAAATTTTGGCTTTTGAATGGGTCCTTGTGACCCAACGGGAGAGATCTATGTTCGGTTCTAACGCAAAGGTTGTTGTTAATTCGGTTGATGTTCGTGCAGAGGGTTCGCCCCAATATATTACGCCACGTGGCAAGCACGGGGCCGGTGCGTACTACGAGATTGATGAGCAGCAAGATTCGGTGCTGTCGGACTGCGCTGAGCGCAATCTGATTGTGTACCACTTGTTGCGAATGGTTAGAGATCTCTACATCAACTCTAAAGACGGCGGTCAGAGTGGTGCTTACCGTAAGCAATGCCGGACTCGCAGACGCTCCGCTCTGGCTGCTATTCTGAGCAGTTCCGAGGAAGCTCTCTCGTTCAAGTGGTCATGTCGAGTGCTTGGCTTTGACCCGGACACCTTTCGCAACCGAGTGCTATTTGACGTTCGCAGCATCGCCGAACTGATGAGAGATGGAGTTCGAATCTGTGAGGGACGAGAGAAGACAAAAGGCAGAAAGGGTGTAACTGAAGCGGAGGCTTGGCTTTGGGAAGAGGCTCCATCTCGGTTTCAACTTAGCGAAAAGAAGGGGCACTACGTTGTAAAAATGACCCAAGATGATGCGCATCTTTGGACAGAGTCCCTTAAAGATTCGCCCCTAGAGTTTCAGATTGAGCAATTCGATCTGACCTCAGGACACACCGTACTTGTACTTCGGCACAAGTAGGAGGGGTCAAAATGTGCCCTTTTCACATACACATCATCCTCCAGGTCATTGATGGATTATTTACGTATGCAGGAGTGCGTTGTCTTGGAATTGGAATGGAGGTTGAGGGTAATCCGCTAATTAAGTCTTTGATGTACGCAATTGGGCCAGGGACGGCCCTTGTCGCCGTTAAAGGGCTAGCGATTGTAACTTTACTGTATGTGAAAAGGGCAAGTCGGGAATTGGTAATGCTGGGCAAGCTTATCAGTCGGATAAACTTACTCTACATGCTTTCAGCGGCCCTATGGGCTTATGTGTTTATGAAATAGGAGTCCATATGGCAGATACTAAAGTGGTTCGCATTAACTCAGGGGAATATTTGATTGCGAAGTTATCTGAGAACACGGATGGCACGGTGACATTCTTTGATGCTCTGGCGTTCCAGGTGGTTCCGACAGGTGACCCGACCAAACCTGGACTAGCTTTCTTTGTTGCGTTCCCATTCGCTGAAGACCCGAAGAATGTGACACTACCAAAAAATGCAATTCACTATTCCATGGCACCCAACGCTCAAATCGATGCCGCGTTTAGGGAGAAGACAAGCGGCCTAATTACCCCCAACTCAGGAGGCGGTATCATTTCCTAAGGCGGACCAAATGGGCGGAATGATTTATTGCTTCAGCGGCCCTTCAGGCTCCGGAAAAACGACTCTCGCTGATATATTTCGACGCACATCGAACGGAAGCGTATCACGCATTACGACTGTCACGACAAGGACACCTCGGAAGGGAGAATTGGATGGTGTCGATTATCACTTTTGGCGTGAGGAACATTTCAGGAGAGGAATCGCAGACAATATGTTTTTCGAGCATGAAGAGGTGCACGGTAATCTTTACGGTACCCTGAAGGGGTCATTGGAGGAGGTAATCTCAAAGGACGAGTCTGCGGTAATTATTCTTGATGTCTATGGTGCAATCCGACTGAAGGACACATTCCCTGTAAATACGGTTAATGTCTTTTTGACCTGCTCTACAAGAGATGAGCTTCGTCGCCGCATAGAGTCCAGGGGTACATCACCTGACGAGGTGGCAAGAAGACTTGGGAGAGCCTCGAAGGAGTTAAGCGTGTATTCGGATGAGCATCAAAAGTTTGACTATCTCATAGTTAATGATGACCTAAGCACATCTCGGCTTGCACTCCAGAACATCACCGTTCAAGAGGGCGTTAGGGCCGGAAAATGCCTTCGGTTTGAGGACGATATCTATGACTAAGTGGAACTATCGACCGTGTCGGATTATCCATGAAGACGGAAGCGAGGTCTGGGACATTCGGTCATTTTTTTATGACGAAGATGGGACTCCTCGTGGTTGGTCTCAAAACAGCGCTTATCCATTTGGAGAGACGTTGGATGAGTTGAAGTCTGATTTATCAAAAATGTTTGAAGATCTCGCCAGACAAGAAGTTCTGACTCTGTATGTGTACACTTGCGACACCTGCGGGGATCAGGACGCACGGACTGAAAAGGAAAGAACAACCTGTCCGGACTGTTTATCTAAACAATCAAACGAATAGTTAGCTCCACGGGCTCAAATCCGCGCTCACTAAATACTTCTCACACAGAGCTGTATTTGGAGCGTAACTATGTGGAAAAAGACTTTATTAGCGGTAGTAGTAGCGCTTTCTGTCTTCATGCCGCGAACCTCAACCGCACAACCATACGTCAGTAACGTGGGCAGAGGAGTGTTTTCGTTAACATCCCCCACCTTTAATTGTAATGAATTTCTGAGTTCTGTTCGAAGGTTACCTGTCCTTCATATTGCGGCTCTCTATAACACATTCGGAAATGACTTCCGGTGCTGGGACAGACTTGCGGCAGATCCGCGCTTGCAGACTATTGAATTAAACCTCATCAACGAGCCAGGACATCGGAATAAGCGCCTTGGTAAATATGAATTTCTGTACGGCATCAAGAATCCGGCCCAATACGACAAGCTATTGAGGAGCAGGGACCCTCAGCTTAAGGCAAAATTCATTCAGTACGTTCAATTAGCTAAGCGGAAAATTGAGGCCTTACCCCCAAGAGTTCAGTGTTTAATAAACCCAGGACTGGAGTCTAATGTGTCCTCTAAGGCCGGTGAGGTACTGATGGAGTGGACTAAAGAGCAGTTCCCTGGGTGCAGAACCGTATGGAATCCTCTTTCCGCCTCGTCACGAAGCACAAAGGTGATTAAAGGTGCTGACTTGGTAGAGGGACACGGTTCAAACCCTCCACTCCCTAAGGCGTGCGTTGCTAATTTAGATGGTACAGATATTACTTTCCCACAACGAATGAGTCCTTTAGGCGAGAACTCAGTCGAGAGTGGAAGACCTCTTATGCAGTACATCTCGACATATGCCAATCGGTGCGAGGTAGTTTTCCTGTGGGTTCTTGAGGATAACTGCAACTATGGCACTGGTTTCGTTGATCCAAGAGTGCGAAATTGCAAGGCAGCCTCCAAGGTATTTCACCTCGTTGCAAAGCAGGCCGAAAAGGCAATGAAGTCAATTCGGCAACACACTAAAAACACATGGACTCAGAAGGACAACGAGAGCTTAAAGTCATGTTCAGTGATTAAGTCACCTAATGATGGCCCCAAATCTGGGTTTCTTTTAAAGCAATCCGAGTTCCGTGACCGGGGAGGAGTTATTCTTTTCCCCAAGGGAACAGAGCCAAGAACAGTATCTATCATGGCAGGTGGCAGTACGATTGATACATATCATCGATCGGGTAGCTACGAGCACGATGGCTCTAATAGATGGATGTTTCGGTCGTTAGTCAGTCCAATAACATATCCGTTTCATGTCGTCGTACGGGCACAAACCAGTACCGGCCTTCTTTGTTATAAAATTGAAAATCCTAATGAGAGAAACGACTAGCTAAATACCTCCCATGAGGTGCATAGCTGGAATTGATTTCTCTCTATCCTGTCCCGCTATGTGCGTTCACATAGGGGAGGAGTGGACACCTGCAAACTGTCACTTCTTTTACCTGTACGGCGTAGGGAAGTGGGTCAGGCAGGATAATCGGCTTACGTCCGAGCGCTGCCCCCCATATCTCACCCAGGAGCAAAGGGTCGACTGGATTTCGGGCTGGCTTCTTCAACACATCCTGCACTTCAAGTGTTCAGACATTTTCATTGAGAATTACTCTTACACGTCTCATTCATCTTCGACCCACGTGCTGGCCGAGGGGTGCGGAGTCTTAAAACATAAGATTTGGAGGGAGAATGTGAATATTCACCTCCTACCTGTCACCACCATTAAGAAATTTGCGACCGGAAAAGGAAACGCAACAAAAGAGGGAATGTGCCGCGCCTTTGCTAATGAAGGATTATGGCTAGACAAAATACTTCCATGTCCGTTGGGGAAGTCTCCACTGGCTGACTTAGTGGATGCTTACTATATCGCGAAGCTGGGATTCAGTCAGACGCGATAACTGAAAGGTGATGTCGTGATATACGTTGACTTCTCTCATTTGCTGATTTCATGCTTCTTTGCCCAGGAGCGAGAGGTCTCGGAAGTTACGGAAAGCGATTTCAGAAAGCACGTTCTTCATACTCTCTTCATTGTTCAGAACCGATTCAAGCATCAATATGGAGAATTGATTGTTTGCTGCGACGGACGACGCTCATGGAGGTACGAGATATACCCCCACTACAAAGCCAGACGAAAAATTACCAGAGCCGAAGAGGCAGTTAAATGGAAAGAGATTGACCGACTTAATCGGCTGATTCGAGATGAGCTAACCGAACACGCAGTATTTAGAGTTGTTTGCGTCCCAGGAGCAGAAGGGGATGATGTAGTAGCTGTTCTAGCAACTACAAACCAAGAGCCGAGCATCATCATATCAGAGGATAAAGATTTCCATCAGCTGCATAGGCTCCCATATATCAGTCAGTATTCAAAGCGAAGGGATTCAGTGTACCGAACTGAGTCCCCGGAAGATGACTTGCGAGAGAAGATCATTCGCGGAGACAGGAACGATGGCATCCCAAATCTACACTCCAAGGATGCCGTATTCGTATTAAATGAGCGCCAGACCGTCGTGTCTGCAAAGGCGTTCTCTATATATATAGACAACTTTTTCGTGGGAGATGGCGGTATACCAGAGACCTATAAGGCACACTTTGAACGTAATCAAAGACTTATAAGCTTTGAGTACATCCCAGAAACAATTAGGGATGCAATATTGGAGGAGTTCTCAAAACCCGCTCCGAGCGCCCTTTTTGCTCGCGGAAAAAGAACCCACTACCTCGTTCAAGCAGGCGTAAACCCAAACAATTTTTAGGCTATGAGAAAACTGATTTTGGTCCTAGCAGTTTCAATTCTTTCTTCGTGTCGTCCCACTCACCAAGCTCCTCCACTTGGTCGGCTTATCGGTCACGTTGAGGATGGATGCCTGTATTTGGGGTATCAGAAAACTCTTTCATGTCCATACGCAGGATGTTCTAAGTGTCCGCCGAGTAAACCAGAGCGACACCGGAAAGGTAATCCACGCCACGATACCGCATCCGTTATTATGCTTGCGTAGGGTGAGCAACAAGACACCAGAACACTATGCAATCAATGTATTACTCACTCCCGGTGGCGTTGATTGTTGCAGCAAGGATCTCCTTGAGGCTCCTATTCCCAAGACCAAAATATAACGAAACGATGAAGCGTAAGTATATCTTTGAAGTGATTAGTCTAACCCAAGAGGCGAAGAGCCGAGGGGAAAAGGTTGATATTCTACACACTAATATGAGTGCGGGGCTTGCTGGGATTTTAAGGCTAAACTTTGACCCCGACCTGTTCTTAGATGTCGATCTTGACGCTCCCTATTTAAAGAGAAAGGAGCACGATGAGCTTGAGACACTCAGCCACTCTTCAAAGCTGTGGCACACATTCACCAAAGATTCCAACGTACCTGAGGTTAGGAAGAACCTAAGATTCAAATCGATGCTTGAAAGGCTTGAACCCAGGGAGGCGGCAACTCTGATTCAGGCCGCAAAAAAGCAAATAAAGATTGGCCTCTCGAAGGCGACACTCAAGCAATGCTTTCCACAAATTTTAAAAACACAAACTAGGGGGAAACCATGAGAGAGTTAGACATCAACAAGCTGAAGGATGAAGTAAGGGCTACAGTTCAAACAGATGACACTAACGTAAAGCCGTTCTGGGGTACTTCGCTTTCTGAAAAGAGAGTCGTTCTCAATCCACACGAGATGAGCGTCATGGAACAGCAGCTGGCGAGTAGGCTAAATGAAGAAGAAGAGCTTGAAACCGAAACTATCGTAAAGCCAACTACCCAAGAGGAAGCAAAGACGGGGCTCGGTGGATATAAGCTCGATACAGGAAAGCCCCGATGGGATCTGGCCCCATTTGATGCATTTGAGGCCATGGTTCAGGTGCAGACATGGGCAGTCAGCACAAGCGTGAGAGGAGATAAGGCATATCCTGAGCGCAACTGGGAACGCGGCATGGCATGGAGCCGAGTGTTTGGAGCGATGATACGCCACTCATGGAAGTGGTGGCTCGGAAAGATGACCGGTCGCTCCACTATCGATGAGGAGTCAGGCATGTCCCACCTCTGGCACGCATTTACTAGCGCCGGATTTCTCGTCGCGTATGAAATTCGAGGTATGACAGAATTTGATGACAGGCCAGCCCTTAATCATGATAAAATGAAAGGGAAGTAAGGTGATGAGCGAGAGTAACATCAAAACATTTAAGCAGTTTACCTCTCAAGAACTGACCCCAGTGTCAGGTACTCAACTCGGCTCAAATGAGGGCGGGATTCACACCGACAGTTCCGGTAATCGTCATTACGTCAAATTTTACAAAAATGCCGACCAGGCCAAGGTTGAGGCCCTTGCTGGAAGGATTTATCATCATATGGGCATCCATACGGTAAAGCCCGAGTATCGCGTCATTCGAGGAAAACATGCCGTCGTTACTAGGTACGACGATAACCTCGCCAAAATCAAACCTGAAGATTTTCATCATCTGACACCAACGCAAGCTAGTCAGATCGGAAAAATGTTCCACGCTGCAGTTCTAACTAAGAACTGGGACATCGTCGGAACAGAGCATGATAACATCCTAAAGAACGCAAAAACCGGAGACCTACATTCCATTGATACTGGCGGCGCATTTCACTTTCGAGCCCAGGGTGACCACAAGGAATTTGGTCCGGACATTGATGAGCATGACTCACTACGCCATAAAAACCAACAAGCGTCTCAAGTATTCAACCACGTGTTTTCGCAGCATCCTCACGCCGAGCGGGATGGTCTTGATGCCGTTAAGAAACTTGATGACGAAAAGGTCAAGACGGAATTTAGTCAGTCAGGACTTAAGGACTGGGAAAAATTGCACCAGAATTTCAACACAAGAAAAAAAATGCTTCTTGTCCGGTATCATGGGTTGAAAAATGCATAAATAACTAGTGGATCAACCTACTAGTTAATTATGAAAACATTTCTTCAATTCATCTCTCAGAAAATCCTGAGAGGTGTGCCCCGCTTTACGGGCACCCCGGTTGTTGTTGATACCCACGGGTCCCATTCAAAACATAAGGCTCTCAGAAAAAAGAGCATAGCGCAGGCGACAGATGTCTCGGCATCTCAGTCACTTTCATCGACTCTGGCAAAAAAACAGAAACTCGATGAGGCGTGGTCATTTAAAAAGGCTAGGAAATGGAAACATTTCGCCCAATGGGAGTCAAATAACGACAATCACCACCTTGGAAATAATCATGACGAAATTGAAACTCACTTGGATAAGAAATATCCAATAAGCAATATTCGCGATCATTCTGACGCTGTTGAAATGTACACGACCTATAGTCGTCATGTTAATCGCACCCTTCTCAAACATTACGAGGCCGGATATGACGACCCTCCAAAAGTGGATGAACACAACATCCATAAATTAGACCAGGCTATTGGTCACAACAAACTGAAGCACGATCTTCATGTCTACTCTGGGGTAGGCTTTCATCCAGGAGAAAAGTGTGAAATGTGTCATAAGGGCAATCTTCACCTACCCGCATATACATCTACTTCGATTTGCAAAAAGACTGCTACTGTCTTTTCCCACGCTATCGAAGGAACGACCGACAAATACAATCATGAACCAGTTAATCACGTTCTGCACATCCATCTAAAAAAGGGACAGAAGGGCCTCTACGTCGGAAAACACTCTAATTATGACCAAAATGAGTACGAGTACATCCTTCCTCGACATACAACACTCAAGGTTCACCCTAAACCCTCAGTCGTTCCTGAAGGAGGGCACGCCGGTAATGACTACAAGACCTACATCTGGCACGCCCATGTCATACCGAGCGAGTTAAATGATTCAACCAGCAAGGCCAAAGTCCCAAAGCGAAAAGACACGGGTGCTTCTAAGAAAAAGACATCGGTTGGGGTTAAGTAACGCACCTAAATAGTGGGGGAGTTTGTGGTACCCCGCTATGAAAACGTTTCTTCAATATCTGAAGTCTATTGCCGGATTAGGCGGACAAAAGTCGGTTACCCGCTATAGGGGAACTGCCGTTGTGGTCGATACGCACGGAAGTCACGCTCAGGATAGGCCCCCCACCTATAAAGGCACCCCCACCGTTGTCGATAGCCACGGCGGCCACTCTTCAGCCAATAAAAAGCCTCTTAAAAAGGTAGATGAGAGTGCTCAGGCCGCCCGCGCAGTCAAGTACGCCGAATGGAGGAGCCAAAACGACAATTCGCACATAGGAGAAACCTACTCCAATGTCCATGAAACCTTGGCTGGACTACAACCGCATCATGATTTTTCAGATGGGCACCGAAAAGCAGTTAAGAAGTATACCGAGGAAAGCAGTCGTCTTAATAGGGCTCTTCTACAGCACCATATCACAAAGACTCACCCTGGGGATAATATAGCGGAGCACAGCATCCCGCACTTGGATGAGGCCGTAAAACACCACAGACTTAAACACGACCTCCACGTCTATTCAGGAGTGGGGTTTCACCCTGGGCGGAAAGCCGCTCTAAATTCAGAGAACAAAATTCACCTCCCAGCCTATACATCCACGTCTATCAACAAAAAGACGGCTGTGGTGTTTTCCAAGCCTCTTTCGGAAGAGGGTGATGCCCGCGCCAACCACGTGCTTCATATTCATCTTAAAAAGGGACAGAGAGGATTGTACGTCGGAGAACACTCTGCGGTCGGCAACGAACATGAGTACTTACTTCCAAGGCACACGACACTGAAAGTACATCCAACGCCGACAATCCTTCCGCCAGGCTCCCATTTTTCAAACATGGAGCCCATCCACGTTTGGCACGCACACGTTGTGCCAAATGAGCCTGAGGACCCTAAGCAGATTCTAATGGACCTTAAGGACCGATAGGTCGAGCGGGTTAGGTCACCTTTGATATGCGTAGTGTAGCTGCCAGAAGTCAGCATACAGAGCGTGTAGGTCGTCGTCTTCTACGCTGTTCTTGAAATTGGAGTAGTCGATGGCCTGGATACGCTTTGCCACAACTGCGCTAAAGTCCTTTTTTCCAATGAAGACCCGGTAATTGTAGTCGGTAGACCCACCGACAATTACCTTGTGCTCGGGAAAGAGGTTACCCAGGATATCCCTGCGTCTCGCTCTTACTACAAGCATATCCGGCTCGTCTCGATGCTGCACTGCACTGATGAATCCATCATTAAAACAAAACCACATTATCCCTCCTGTTCGTTGTTATCGGTTGTCCCAAGCACGTAGTCCGCTGCTCTCTGGGCCTGTGCTGCCGCCTGTATAAGGAGCTTCTTGTCCCCTTTAAGACGGCTAATCCACCCCTGAAGGTAGGCTACGCTGTTATCCTCGACCTTTGACTCAATCCCAGCGACTCCACAGAGGAAGCTCGCCCCCATCTCCGCGACGAGCTCTTCTTTAGCGTATGGGTCTGAGCCATACCTATTCCAGTCTTGAAGAGTCTTCATCCTGGCACATCGGCTAGAGTGGCCGGTCGAATGGATAAGCTCATGGAAAGTCGTATTGTAGAACTCAGCTGTCGAAGTGAAGTCGGACTTACTCGGTATTACGACAAGGTCTTCCGAAGGAGAGTAGTAGGCAGAATGACCGTTAAATCTTATTTTCGGTCGATTCTTCATGTTCTCAATGACTCTCTCTGCAGACTCAAAGCCCTGGTCGGTGTTAACAGGAGCTTCCTCAAGCTGTGGAACCTCGAATCCCTCGCACTGTTCTACGTTAAATACTGTAAAATATCGAAGGAGGGGGATTCTCTCTCCCTCTTTGTCCTTTTTCTCTATCCACTGCCAATAGATCACTGGGACGCCCTTTTCGCCTTTCTTGACGGTCCCTCCCAAAGATTGAGCCTGTTTGAAAGTTAACCAATAGGGCGAGCGATAGTTTGCAGCGGCAAGAATCCAGACGTTACATCCCCGGTATGGCTTTTTAGTCACAAAGTTCTGAGGCTGGCCCGAGACACCTTGATAGTTCCCCCACGGTTGTTGCCAAGGTAACGTACCCTCACTCTCAATGCGGGAAATAATACGCTCAGTAATGATTTCGTAGATGTCAGTTTTTACAGCCATACAACCCCGCTAAAAACAACCAATGTGTCAATTGTATCATGGTCAGTGGTCCGCCTTCAAACAATTTGTTTGGGTGATATAATTTCAAGAGGTTAGCTAATCGGCAAAGGCGGAGAACATTACCTTTTGACAAAGCAGGGTTGGGTAATGCCCGGCTATAGATCACGGCATGTACTATATGCTCGTGGGTGTACACACGGATTTCAAATTCCTGAATTTGGTTTCGCATCGTCTGCGAAATTTCAAAGAGCTTGAGCAATTCAAGGCCAATTTCTCATGTCCACTGTGTGGCGATTCAAAGAAAGTCAGATGGAAAGCTCGCGGATACGTCTACGTGTATCAGGGGAAGACCTTCTTTAAATGTCAGAACTGCGGAGAGGCAAAAAGCTTCGGCAGCCTGCTCCGGCATCTGGACGAAGGCACCTGGTCAGAGTGGAGAAAGGAATCGGTACAAGAGGAGCCAAGCTATAAGTTCACATTCATCCCTAAGCTAGTGTCGGTCAAGAAAGATAGCTACGATAGGATGGTAAACATTCTCTCTCTTCCAGAGGACCACGTAGCCAGAATGTACGTCTCCTCCCGGCAAATTCCTTCCTCTCGACACAAGCTTCTCTTTTACACAGCTAATTACCGAGAGCTTGTAGAAGAGGTGTTTCCCGGTAAGGGCGGGCGATTTCCTGAAGATGAGAGATTAGTTATCCCGATTTACAACACCAAAAGGGAGCTCGTCGCTATTTCCGGTAGGAGTATGAACGGCTCTCCCATTCGGTATGCAACGGCCAAAAGCGACGATCAAAAGTGCTTCTTTGGTCTTGAACGAATGAATCCCAACCTGCCGGTCTTGGTGACCGAAGGGCCAATTGATGCACTGTTCCTCCCTAATGCAGTAGCGGTCTGTCATGCCGAGCTGGGAATGTTCTGCAGATCGTTTCCCGACGTAAACTCAATACTGATATTCGACAACGAGCCGGAAAATCCTCAGATCGTTAAGAACATGGAGAAGGCTCTAAGTGAGGATCGGTCGGTTTGTATTTGGGCAGACTGTCCCTTCAAAGGTAAGGACATTAACGAGATGGTCAAGAACGGCGCAACCGTGAGGGAAATATCGGCGTTTATCCTTTCAAATTCCCATAAGGGACAAGCGGCTAGACTAAAAATGATTAAGTGGAAGAACCGACGATGACAACTACTCAAGGCACCATAGCTAAAATTCAGGAAAGGACTTTTGAGCAAGCTCTGACTGAAGGGGTTTCTGAGGCTGGTACTCTCATTTTAAGGCTTTCGGCAAGGGCTGTTAGGGAAGTGCGAAAGAGTCCCGTAGCAGAGCTCGCCGCTAAGCTCGACAAAACGTTGCAGGTGTTTATCCACGACCCAAGCGACAAAAGCATGAGGTTTTCCGCAATGGCTACGCCGATGGTCCAAAAAGTGTTGGCACGTCGAGGGACGACGTTTTCAAGCCTGGAGAAGGGACACAGGCTCATAAAGATCGGTAAGTCATTCGGCTACATGATTGGCATGTCAGTGCTTACAAGTGTGATTGGAGTGTTTGCCTCTTCAGGAGGAGAAAACATTCAAGCAAGACAAGACCTCTCAGATGAGGCCAAGAGGCTTTGTATCGACTACATTCATGACGCCCTTGGCTATATTCTTATGAATATGAGTGCAACTCTTGATCATGACTTTAGGGTTTCACCAAAGGACAGGGAGCTGTTTTCCCAAATCCTCCTTGAACTCGGAGAGGAACAAGGAGCGCAGACTGTTCATTCCGAAGGTAGTCCGGCTGCCGTGGATGAAGGGGAATAATGGGTTGGACTAGATCTCTCCTCAAATATCCGGGCGGTAAATATGCGTTACTTGACGCAATCGACACCGCGTTGCCCCGGGGGAGTGTAGATCTGTATGTGGAGCCATTTGTCGGGGGAGCATCCGTCGCATTAAACATTGGACGACGATATCCATACATGGCATTAAACGACGCTAATCCGGATCTTGTAAATTTCTGGAGGCAAATATCCATCAACCCTCGGGCGGTATCAGAAAACTTCCAGAAACTCGTCGACACGCTTAAAGATTCCGACCCGACTAAGCTGTATCTGGAAGTAAGACAGGCGTTTAACGAGCGCCGCTCTCCCCCTCACGAACAAGCAGCTATGTTTTATTTTCTCAATAAGAGAGGATTCAACGGACTGATTCGTTACAACTCTCAGGGTGAATTTAATGTTCCGGCTGGTAAGTATAAGTCACTGCCGACTTTGCCATATGAGCACCTTGAAGATGTCTCTTCGATTTTAAGCGCCAATGCATCTTTGCACTGTGCAGACTGGAGTAGGTTTTTGGACAAGGTGGCCATCCCTACAGCAAAGGAAGGGGCCTCCGTTCTGGCGTACATAGACCCTCCTTATATACCAATATCAAAGACTGCAAGCTTTACTGGATATTGGAAACAGTTTGGACTTTCTGAACAACGTAAACTGCGCCGAAAGGTGGACAAGCTGACTGACCTTGGGATGAAGGTAATTTTGTCCAATTCCAAGTGTAAGGAAACTGAGGACATTTTCTCGGGATACACTTTCATTGAGGTGAAGGCTCCTCGGAATATCTCATGCAAGGGAAAGGGGCGCGGTTCGGTATCTGAATATCTAATAACGAATTTTTGAGCATAAATAACCACTATGTTTTTCGGCGGAAAAGAACTGATTCTCTTTGAGGGTGTCGTAGAGGACAGAAACGACCCACTTTTCATCGGAAGAGTAAGGGTTCGAGCAATCGGATTTCACGATGCCGACAAGCAAAAGATGCCCACTGATAGCTTACCGTGGGCGATGCCGTTACTCCCGGCCGATGATGGAAAGAACGTTGTTGGATACAAAGAGGGAGATTTTGTTGCTGGGTATTTTAGAGACGGCGAAGCAAAGCAGTATCCTATAATCCTGGGTAAGATTCCCGGGATTCCCGAGAAGCCAGCAAATCCAAATGAGGGGTATAACGATCCAACCCCAGACGAAAACCTGATTGCCGGTAAAGTCGCCCGTCCCCCAGAGATGATTCCTCCTCCAACACCTGAATCATCAGAGTCGGGGGAGTCTGCCACTGGTAAATATGAAAATCCCGACAAGTTGCCAATTCAGTCAACATCGACCGGACAACTTGCTAAAGAGTTCGGGGTAAATCCTTTCCCATATGATGTCAATGGAGACGGAAAATACGATTCATCTGACGCATCACTTCTTATAGACCCTGACCAAGACGGAACTACTGGCTCAGGCGATGATGAGGGAGATTTCTTTGACGGCGCAGGTCCAGCGGACACCCCCCAGGTCCCAATTTCAAGATATCCCCTTGAGCATCAACTCAGAGAATCAGTAGCAAGCCGATTAGCGAGGAATGAAAATACGGATCAAACCCTTGTAGCAAGAAAGAAGGGGGCGTCTCTGACTGCGCCGACTGCAACACATGCCGCCATGGGTGTAGGGACCGATAAAGCATCTGACGGCGAGTCGATGGGAGAACCAGAAACACCTTATGCTGCCCAGTATCCATTTAACCACGTTTACGAGTCAGAGTCAGGGCACGTAATCGAATACGATGATACCCCACTGGCAGAGAGACTTCATTTCTTCCATCGAAGCGGAACATTTAAAGAGATTCACCCCGATGGAAAGCAGGTCGACAAAGCGGTAAATGACCGGTTTGACTTGGCACTGGGTAACTCAAGTTACGTTTCAGAGAAGAGCGTCAACATTACCGCTAAGGAGACTTTACGAGCCCTCGGCATACAGGAGGTTACTCTGGAGTCTGGCGGAGCGATGAATCAGGACTCAGGAAGCGATTTAAACGTCAAAGTCGGAGGCAATGCCAACACGAAAATTGCAAAGAACGCATATACCGTAGTCGATGGCGATGTGCGCATCCTTATCAAAGGGGACCTTAATGTAGCTGTTGAGGGAGAGATTAAGGTAAAAGCCAAAGGTGATGTTCAAATTGAGGGTAACGATACAAAGATTGAGGCTAGAGGCGGTAACGTGCTCAAAGCGGGAAGGGTCGTATTAACTGAAGGTCCTCTCACGTTTTTTGATAGCCCATTCACAACCGGAAACTTCATCCGCGCCCATTATTCTGAACTTACAGAAATTGCCGCCGGTATAGGCGTAGTGGTTCCGATTCCTGTTATACCAGCTCCCTCCGTAGACTTTGAGGAAAATGACGCCGATAACAAAAGCGACTTAGTTACAAGTTTCACACCAAAGGAAGGGTATATCTTCAACGGGGATTCCGTGGTCGAAGGAACTAAACGAGCCCAAGACCTGTATAAACCTACGGCAGACTCCGACGGTAAGCTGGTAGTTCTTTCTCACGCCCTAGGGCAGAAGGCAAAGCTGTATGAGGCTCTCCCAACGGGACAGCTAGAGGACGCAACCCTTGTATATAAGAGCAAGGGCGGGTCAATTACGACCTGGAAGGTAAAGCGGCCCGTGCACAAGAAGGGACGATTCATCGAAGCTGGTCGATACTCCGGTAACGGCAATGGAGGGCGAGACCACTGGAGGTTTAAGAAGCCCGGTTCCAAGTATCCAACCCCACTGATTTTACAGATTGGAACAACACAGTACCTCATTATTGAGTCAGGAGCTCGTCACGAAGCAATATAAGGTAATGCTCGCCTTACTGATAGTTCTGATAGCGTTGGTTTGCCGATGTTGAGTCCTAAATAGTTGTACAAGGAAAATCAAGCGAAGCGGTGATATGAAGATTGTAAAGGCAAGCCTCACTCAGACCTCCTTTAGTTGTCCATCGTCCTGGGTTGGACGTCTTTCAAACAAAAAACAAATTGAGATCCATTTCCGCCAGGGCCGCCTTGAGCTTCGGTGTAAGGGAGAGGTGCTAGTACGAGGTGAACGGGATCAATTTGATATCTCCTCTTTTATGGATTTGGATGAAGCTTTGGCAATTCTTGAGAGAGAGGGCGTGAAGAGCGAATAAATAGATTCGGCTAACGGAAGTTAATAATATTTGACGGCATATATGACTCGAAAGTTTGTCCAGAACATCAAGAACGAAGACCTGATGGATTTCGTTAAAGAAGCTAAAGATATTCTCGATGCTCAATACGAGAAGCAGATTCGAGAATACGTGGAACTTCTGATTAAAACTGGTGTTCTTGTGAAGGAGCAGAACGAAGAGCTTCTGGCCGAGGGTCGCCTTACCCGTAAACACTTTCAACTTGCCGCTGATTCAATTAAGGCAATATCTGACACTAAGAAACGAGCTGAGATGGCACAGCACCATGCTGACGTTTTCAGCAAGTCTAATCCTCGTTTTGACCGTCAACGCTTTTTCCAAGCCGCTGGGGTAGAAGACGTCCACTCTGCTGGTCTTACCGACGATGAGAAGTTCGGAGTCCGACGCTATAACCCCAAACTCATGAACTAATTCAAGGATGGCAGTCACCTATGGCTACCTCCGTAAGCGAGTCGGTAAACGACCCATATACAGCAAACTTTCGTACTTGGGAAACTGAGACATCTGTCCATTTGAAGAAGGGGGCGTCCTCTCATCACGCTGTTGATAATAGCTTATCCGCAGCAAGGGAGATGATTACCCAACATACCGCAAGCCTTTCCGCAGCATTGAAACGCGGAAACAGCGCACAAGCTAAGCGGCACCAAACGCAAATATCTAAGCTTCAGGGTGTCCACGACGGAATCCTTTCGGGACTTTCCAAAGCAGGGCGCCTTCCGCTGAAAGCTGCTCGGCGAAAAGCATATAACAAACAGCACCTTACTGAGTCTCAAGGGGTCTCAGCACCTCGCCCGGTAGTTGGCATTTGGTTTGGGGAAGGGTCTGCCCAGGACCACCCGGCATATGCTCAGGGCTTTAAGGCAGCTCATAAGGTAGGCGATGATTTTGAAGTTGAACACCTGAAGGTCTCAGCCCTCAAAGCCCATGAAAAGCATGTTCAGATGGCCCTTAACGGCGAGGATAAGCTTCGTGAGATGTTTAAAGTTCATGGTGAAGACCATCCCAGAGTTAAGGCTCAGAGTGCCAAGGTCAAGGAACATAAGGACCTGGCCGACCTTTTTCACGCCTTTGCTCGCGGCCTGAATCGCTACGAGACAGAACGTTAATCTCTACAGGGTAATGTCCGGCGCTCTCTAATACTGGGTATTCTGTACCCATTATTAGAGGTGTTTATGCCGTACATTCCACAAAACGACAGAGAACGATACGACGCTAAAGTTGGTGCCTTGGCAGGGGAAGTAAAGCGATTCATTTCAGAGGAGCGAAAGTCCCCAGCCGGACAGATCAATTACATCATTTCGCGGCTGATATTGGAGGTTTACGGGGACAGGCTTCCAAACTACACGGACTTCAATGAAATAACCGGCATCCTTGAGTGCGCTAAACTTGAAATGTACCGACATCATGTTGGTCCCTATGAGCAGGTGAAAATTGTTGAAAATGGTGATGTTGATTCCCCATTAACTCGGGAATAGTGCCCGGTCTCGGTCGGATAAATACAAGCAGTTAATAGGCTTGTAAGATGTCAAACCGAGTCCTTTTTGTTTTCAACAATCTCAAAGTAACGCTCTTGCCAGGGGACGGCCCTTATCATGGATTTGAGATTCTTGCTGGTGAGGCTCAGTGCTCGACGACCGGCAGCCTTTATGACGTTGGGGGAGATGCTGGATTTATCTCACGTGGCACTGACGTTGTGCGGGGGCAAATTTGGACTACCTACAGTTACCAACTAATCGATGAATTGAAAGAGTTCGCCTTTCCAAATGGTAATGTGAGCGTACAGACCGTGCGTGTCACAATTACTGAGGAAAATGAGAGGATCGTAGTTCCGGCATCAATCTTCGTTACGTCCAGGCTCCCGGAAGGAGCCCGCAAGATTGACTCGGGATATTGGACAGTTCGTTCCTACCTCCGTTAGTAAGGAAAGGATCATGATTGAAACGTTACTTAAGCTTATTGGGTACTCGACCAACGCATACGTTTTTATAGTAACCAATATCAAAGCCATTGTTATTGCGTTAGCAACCATCACTGTACTCTACTTTGTTATCGGCTTTTTCAATCTTCGAAATGAACTAGCTGCTACAAAGCGCGATTTGGCTGAGGCTCAAGCGCACGTTGCTCAGTTAAAGAGAGACGTTGAAGATATCTCTTCGGCTAGAGACGACCTCTCAAAGAAATCCCAGGAGCTTGAAAAGCAGCGCCGAGAGCTTGCTGAAAAGCTCATCAAACATGACTTGTCCAAGATTGCTCGCCGACATCCTAGGATGGTTGAAAAAGCAGTTAATAATGGAACGGAGAAGGTGTTTAAGTGCTTCGAGTCGGTAACTCGGGGGGGAGGTTGTTAATATGATGCCGGTTAAAAAAATCTTTTTAGCAATCCTTGTGGGACTGTCTGGTTGCGTTACTACGGTTCAGCCAAGAGAGCCCTTAGCTCTACCAGATCCACAGCCTCTGACACTAAAACCAGTGAAATGGGTGGTAGTCCCAGTGGAAGACGAAAGTGGAAAAGTTATAGTCTTCTTTGCTCTTACGGAAGCGGGGTACAAGAATCTATCATTGAACATGACCGACATTCTTCATTATATGGCTATGCAACGGCAGACCCTAGAAGAGTACCGCCAGTACTATGAGGGTAAAGATGAGGCCTCACCAAAGGAAGAGCGGTGATATCAAAGCCCCTCGTGTGGCTAAGGCATAAATAGACAACATGCCAACCACAACCAAGAAGTACACAGATATTGACCTAACATTCGTTCCGCATCCAGTGACCGGGGATATTTCTGTCCTTCGTGACGTAGAGGCAGTCAAGCGCTCCCTGAGAAACCTCCTCTACATGGGTAAGTACGATCGACCGTTCGAGCCTGATATTGGGGCAAACCTTCGGCAGCTACTTTTCGAAGACATCAACCCTCTTACAGAGCAGTCCATCACGATGCAAATAAGAGGTGCCATCTCTCGATATGAACCGAGAGTTACCGTCGTTGACCTAAAGGTTACAGGTAGCCCGGATCGCAACGGATATGAGGTGTACCTATCGTTCGTTGTCGATTCGCTCTCGGTGCTTGAGACCGTTACAACATTTATGGAAAGAGTCCGATAAATAACCGTCATGGCGACCAATTTCAAAAACCTCGATTACCTCCAGATTAAAGAGTCGCTTAAGCAGCACTTGAAAACTCTTAAGGAGTTTCAAGACTTTGATTTCGAAGCTAGCGGAATCCAACAGATTCTCTCTCTTCTGGCATACAATACTTCATACAATGCGTTCTACTTAAATATGGTAGGCGCTGAGATGTTCCTGGACTCGGCACAACTCAGGTCTAGTGTTACCTCAAGAGCAAAGACGGTCGGATACATCCCGTCTTCTGCCAAATGCGCACGAGCAAAAATCCGACTTGAAATCGACACAACTAAAGGTCCGCTTGACCCAAATCCACCGTTTGTACGTTTAAATCAAACTGACGAGTTTACATCGTACCTCGACGGGAAGTCTTACGTTTTTAGCCCAGACCGTTCATATATAATCGAGGCGGATGCCAGTGGAAGCTACGTTGAGGACGTTGTCCTAATTGAAGGTAAGCGACTCAAAGTGCAGTTTGTGGTGGATAGAAATTCACCCACAAAGCAACGATTTGAAATCCCAAACAAGAACGTCGACATTACGACTCTTTCGGTAAAGGTAAAGGATTCGGCGGCATCATCTGCTATCAAAGTCTTCTCGCCCGCAACCAACATAAACGTCCTCAATCAAGATTCTCTTGTATACTTTATTCAAGAAAATCAAAACGGTCTCTATGAGGTGTATTTTGGAGAGGAAATTCTTGGGGTGCAACCACAGACCGGTAATATTGTCATTGTTGAATACGTTGTCACAAGTGGCTTAGAGGCTAACGGAATCAAAACATTCTCTAGGGCAGAAAAGGCAACCGGTTACAATGGAGTCAAGATTACTACCCTTGATCCGGCAACCGGAGGAAGCGAAAGGGAGTCAAATGACTCAATTAAGTTCCTCGCTCCTCTTCTCTATGAAGCACAAGACCGCGCAGTAACTAAGAACGATTACGAGGCAATCATTCGCAAAGACAACCCAAACGTTGAATTTGTGAGGGTATGGGGGGGAGAGGAGACCATCCCCCCAGACTTCGGCAAGGTTTACGCCGCTATTAAGCCAAAGACAGGAAGTCGACTGTCTGCAGACCAAAAGGCATCAATTACAAATAGGCTTCTTCGGGAAAGGAATGTAATTGCCGTCGAGGTAAAGGTAGTAGATCCAGACTATCTCTACATGGTAACCACATCTTTAGTTAAGTTTAAGGGAAAGACGACAACTCTCAAGGCTACTGACATCAAGAAGGCCGTCTATGATGAGATAGTGAGCTACAAAATCAAAGTGCTTAACGGCTTTGATGCTGATTTCTCGTTCTCAAAGCTAGTGGCTACTATTGATTCAGTTGATCGATCGATAACTGGAAACCTCACGCGAATAGAGCTCAAAAAACGGATCTACCCAGCGTTCAACAGCCCAAGCCGGTTTGAGCTTAAATTCCACAACAAGCTCGACAGGGGAGATAGCGCAAACAGCGAAAGCGCTATAACCTCAACCGGCTACGTATATCGCGGAGTGACCACGTATATCGGAGATAACGGTCAGGGTTCCCTCTACTTGTACCGTATCGTTGACAGCAAAAAGGTCGTCATTCAGCCGGGCATCGGGTCTGTTGATTACGACACCGGTACGGTCGTCATAGATGCGCTGGACGTCCAGGGCATCCTAGGCCAAGACTTCATCGAGATCGTCGCAAAGCCGCTGTATCAGGACATTTATACCCCGAGAGAATCGATTTTGCTGCTAGAGCCAGGTGACATTCGAGTCTACGTAGACGCTATCGATATGCTCAATGAAACTGCTTAGTTAAGCAATCTTGAAAAATTTCAGCTAAAAATGTTAAGCTTTGTTTGAAGCCGGACGATAGGACCCTTGTAGTTGAAGGGGCGTTAGCATGAAGACTTTTCAAGAGTACCTTAACGAAAGCCAAATGACTGTACAAGATGCTCAGCATCTTCTGGGCCTTACTGGGAGCTATACGGCAGACGAGCTCAAAGCCGCATATAAAAAGATGGCTATCCTTCATCACCCAGACAAGGGCGGTGACGTCTCCATCATGAAGAAGATCAATGTTGCCTACGACAAGTTGAGCAACATTTTGGGCGGAACTCACGTAAGCCCTGAGGATAGAATGGCTCAGTATCACAGGAGCCGAGAGCAGGACCGAATTTTCCTTGTGTCCGCTCTTGGAAAGGTTAAGCAGGTGCTGAACATCCACGCATTTACCAATCACTTCAAAGCTATCTTCGGCCAAGAGTTTTCAGTTCAAATAAAGGAAAACGTTGAGGACACCTATGCCTCTTTAAGTGCTGAGTTTGCGAATCATACGCGCAGCACTGTCCTTGACTTGCGCATCAACGTGAGCGCAGTAGAAAGACACAACCACGGACTTTCCCATGGAGCCTTCGGCATAAACATGTATGTCGCAACTTCCATTCTCCATAACCGGCGGAAGATTAAGCTTGCACAGCAGAATTATAGGTTTGAGCATGATTTCAGCGTACTCACTAATCCCGAGGCATTGTTCCCGGCTAAAAAGCTTGGGAAAAAGAAAGACGGTAAGCCGTCAAAGTTTGCAAAGAAGGACGCCATCCTCTCATTCCAAAAGGAGCTTCATGCTGAGTTTAGAGATGATTGGCTTTTTATTCCTCTGCCTCATGCCGATGGTATGAAGCTGACCCTTTATCGAAACGTGTTTATGCGAACAGCAGGTTGGGGAATTAACGGGGTTTACCAAAAGTCGCGCCGAGTCGCTTCTTTATCGACAGTTGTCACCTTTCCTGAGTCTGAGGTTTCTATAAGCTGGTTGATCGACCACATCAAAGAGATTCAAAAGCTGAGTAGCCCTGACCAAATAAAGGACCGAATGGAACATTTGGCGGCGGAGTATAAGGCCAACCGACAAAAGATCGACCCTCAGGCATGGGAAGGATAGTGCGGTCTCTTTTGCTATCGAGACGTTACCCGGTTTTGGCACTAATAAATAACGGGTAATTAAGAGACCTCCTCATGTCGAATATCTTTACCCCCAGTCTGGCAAATGCAGCAAAAGTCGGAAATCCGACTGTACGGCAAGGTACACTCTATGTAGGTGCTCCAAGTATTGTAAACCAGGCTTTCGTCAGCACGCCTGCTGTTGGTCACATCAATTTGGGCGGACGTTCAATAACCAACAAACAACAAAAGTTTGGTGTCCCGTCATTCTATACGACCAGCGCGGTACGGGAAGTACACCCTCAAATTGAATTTCAGGTCCCATCGTTCATTCAGGATGAACATCGGGAGTTCCTAAACTTTATGAGGGAGTACTACCGGTTTACCGAAAAAGCCGAAGGCCCTTTACATTTCCTAAGAAGGCTTCTGACCGTTCAGGACGTTGACACAACTACGACTGAACTTCTTGAGTACTTTTTTCGAGAGTATGCACCATCGTTTCCCCGAAACACGGCACTTTCCCCAGCGTCGTTGATTAAGAATATTAGGAATTTCTATCTGGCGAAGGGGTCAGAGAAGTCTTTCAAGTTTTTGTTCCGTGTGTTCTTTGGACAGGATGTTGAGTTCTATTACCCCAGAGTCGACATTCTGCGGTTTTCGGATGCCAAATGGGTACAGGACAAAACAATCAAGTGTGTTCGGATGGAGGGGGACCCGACAAAGCTAATAGGTAACCGCATAATTGGAGCTTCAAGCAAATCAAGCGCTTTTGTCGAGAAGATCCTGTTCGTCCAGGATGGCAGCATTTCTACCTACGAGTTATTTCTCAATCGCTCATCGATTGTCGGAAAGTTTCAGCCTGATGAGACAATCAAGGATGAATCCGAGACATGTAAGCTGCGGGCTATTCCTTTAGTATCAAAGGTTAAAATCCTCAAGAAGGGTAAGGGATACGAAGTTGGGCAGGAGGTTCACATCGTTGGTGATGGCTTTAACTGCAAGGCCCGTATATCGTCGGTTGGAACCTTTGGTGAGGTAGAGGCAATACAGATATACCAATTTGGCGCAGGCTATCGCCCAGAAAGCACAACGGTCACGTTCGTGGACTACGAGGGAGTGACAGAGGGAGCCTCTGCAGTTGTCGAATTTGATGTCACAGCGAAGTATCCTGGATACTTTTTAAACTCTGATGGAATGTTTTCGAGCGGAAAGCGGATTCAGGATGGGTATTACTATCAGCAATATAGCTATGTTGTTAAATCCCAAGAGAGTCGGGATAAGTATGAAACCATAGTTCAGAAGCTCGTTCATCCCGCAGGGTTTATCTTTTTCTCCGAGGTATCGACGGAGTCCGTTCTTGATGCGTCTTGTGATATCCCGGAATCGCTCGACCGTTCAGTTGCTACGGCAGTGGAGATTTACAACGAGCTCGATGTAGTACATGAACAAACCGGAGAGGGGCTTACTCTTAGTGGGACCATGCTCCCAGAGGCGGAAACAATTGTTGAGATTTTTGAGGAAGATTCATCTTTTGATTCGACTTCGCTATCTCTTGGACCAACGTGGAACGACTGGGAAGCGTGGAAGATTGACTATCGGCCTACCTCGGCCTACGGAGACCGAAACGCTGGTATGGTTCAGGAGGGGTACTACAATATGTACGCTAATACCCCACTCAAAGCGTTTGCAACTGTGCCGCTTAGCCAGATTGCATTTGCCGGTAAAGAGCAGATTGACTTCATACCAGAGACCGACATCACCCAAGAGGTTGGGTAGTTTAGTTAGGAGTTGGGCTTCCTCTGAGCATAGTCTAACTCAATAGCCATGTGTGACATCCGTTCGGCCACTTGTTCAAGGCTTAGTGGCTTATAGTTGTTACTGTCTACTCCTACGTCAAATGATAGTCCGTAGGGAGCCATGTTGCCGTGGGTATGCCCAAAAAGATGAAATGATCCCCGGTTTGATTCAGGCCAACTTCGGTGTGGGTAGTGCGATAGGAATAACCTGTAAGTCTTTCCTGTCACTTGAGCCTTAAAGAGATGAGTATCCCTGATCCACTCAAATCGCTGAGATGCCGGGTTCCTAATAACGGCAGAATCGTGATTCCCCTTAATCAGATAAATCTTTCCATTAAGCCGCTCTAGCACTCGATATAAATATTGAGGAGATCCGTATCCCACATCCCCTAGGTGAAACACGTGGTCCCTGGCTGAAACCACCGCGTTCCAATTTTTAACAATTTCCTCGGTCTGCTCCTCAATGTCTTTAAAGGGACGATTGCAATATCGGATGATGTTTTTATGCCCAAAATGCGTATCTGAGATGAACCATATTGCCATGGTCCCATGGTGACACTTTCCGCACACTCTCTCCCATTACCCCAAAAGGTAATGCTCAACGAACTTTGCAATTCGTTAGGATGGCTACCATGAAGTTCATAGGGAGAATTTCACAAATACAGCCGTGAGATGCCCTATAAATATCAGTCTGAATCGCTTCATCCGGTGCTAGAGAATAATGACGGCTAAACTTACCCCAAATCTAAGGCTCCGAAACGCCCAAGATTTCATTGAAAATCTGGTAAACCATCCTATTACACCGCCACAAACGGCAGAGGACGGTTCGCATAAGGTGGATCGGAATCACTACATCTTCATTGGACGCACTAAGGAGTGGCCTACGAATCTCGTAGGAGACCCTGTGGTTTCTGAAACATCGCCTCCCACTCCTCAAAACTCAGTGCGAGAGGACCTTGAAGCACGAGAGCACATGATTGCTCTAAAAAAGATTCGTGATGTTGATGCTACTCTGGTTGTTCGTCGCTACAACTGGGACGAGTCGGGAAACACCGTGTATGCCCCGTACAATGTGGCCGACCCGGTTCTTTTTAACCACCCAACCCAGGAGGAGATTCAAGTAGCTAACGTTGATGGAAGCTATTCCGCCGGAAGTCACTACGTTATTACAGATGAGTACCACATCTTTAAGTGCCTCTCGAACAATAACGGAGCAAAGAGCATCGTTAAGCCAACCTTGCCATTGAACCCTCCGTATACCATTTCAACTGTTGATGGGTACGTCTGGAAGTATCTGGCGACGGTAACGAACTCGCAGACTCAGAATTTTTTAACAAACCAGTGGCTACCAGTTAAAACCCTTACTGAAAATGACCTTTCAAACCAGTCAGATGTTCAGGCGACGGCTACGCCGGGGTCAATCGATTCCTATCTACTTCCATCCCTTGGAAATGGATATGTAAACGTACTTTCGGGCGCTTTTGATGACGCAGGTACAAGTTCAGCAGTTCTCCCACTAGTTGAAGGACTTGCAATAATTGATGGGGCCTACGTCGGATGCCACGTCTGGATTACAGGAGGCGTCGGCTTCCCATCTGGCCCATTTCTAGTACAGGCTTACACTGCATCAAGTCGCACAATTACCATAAACGGTACTTGGGACGTTGCAGCAGGCACTACCTTTGAAATATTACCTCGGGTAATCGTAACAGGGAATGGCACCGGCGCCACCGCAAAAGCGTATGTCGATTCCTTGACCAAGAAAATTTCCAAAGTCGTTCCTGTTGATGCGGGCGTTGGTTACACCCATGCCACTGCTGAAATTTCGGGTGGTACGACAGGCACTCCAGCTATAGTCGCTCCTCAGGTTTCCCCAATCAAGGGTCATGGAGCTGACATCGAGCGGGAATTGAACGCTTGTTATGTGATGATTGTGGCTCGCCTGCCGTTTGATGATGGTTCGGGAGACTTTCCACTTTCCAATGATTACCGCCAAATTGGACTTATCCGAGATGTAAATTCATCTGCTGGGCAACTAGCTAATAGCCAAACCTTGAGAGCTAGCAAAGGACTAATGCTTTCCAACGTGTCAGCCGGAGCTGGAGGTGCATTTCAACCAGATGAGGCCATTACCGGGACAATAGGAACTGTCACGACCACGGCTCGGATCATCGCTATCGTTGAAGGCCCAGGCTCCACTGATGCAACCATACATTACTATCAGGATGCCTCTACCGGGTATGTCCCATTTCAGGGTGGGATGTCTATTAGAGGAGATTCGAGCAATGCATCAGCAGTGGTGACCGTCGGTGGCTTGATCTCCTCAGAGATTGATCCGCTGTCTGGTGACATTCTCTATATAGACAATAGAAGAGCGGTCCTTCGCGCTCCTAATCAGACTGAAATCCTTCGTGCGGTTATTAAGTTTTAGGTTCTATGGTAGACATTAAGAAGCCTCCATATTTCTCCACATTTGACGAGGCACAGAAATATTACCGAATCCTTGCTAGACCCGGGCGCCCTATTCAGGCTCGCGAATGGAACGATCTTCAGGAGCAGATCCAGAAGCAGATCGAGCGAGTTGGTGCCCATTTGTTCGAAAATGGAGCACAAGTCCTTCCCGGAACGAATAACGCCGTAACCTACCGAAATAACGTTGGATCTATAAAGCTAAGCAGGTCAACTAGCCCAGCCAGCGAAGATGCAATTAAGAACTTATGGCTCAATAGAGAAATAGTCTCCACAAGCGCTCCTCTTGGCGTCAAGGCGAGAGTAATTGGTTACAAGATTGCAGATGAGCTTGGAGAGGTCCGGCTATTCGTTGATTATGTACAAGCCGATGATGAAACAGGTTCCTCGACTGAGTTTCTTCCTGGTCAAGCGGTACAAACAGTAGAGAACGTTCCGGTCTCTGCAGTGGTATCAAGTGATGTTACTGCAGTCGGAAGAATATCAGGCGTCTTCATTAAGAAGTCCGTTTACTTCTTTAACGGGGATTTTATTCTCGTTGATGAACAATCGACGTTCATTGAGCCTATAACTCCTAGTGTACAAAGCGCGTGGACAAATACTCCTACTGCGAAAATTGGGCTCTCCGTTGTTCGTGCTATCGTTACGAGTGTCGGCGATGAAGGGTTAGGGGATAATGCAACTGAAACTGATAGTTTTGGTGCCCCAGGAGCAGACAGACTCCACATTTCCGCCAATCTTGAACAACGGGATTACAACGAACAAAATGACGGCCAATTCATTGAATTAGTTCGCGTTTCTGATGGCATTGTTCAGGAAAAGGTATCAAAGACCGAGTATTCGGTCATCGAAGATACACTGGCTCGCCGTACGTACGACGAGTCTGGTGATTATACCGTAAAGGATTTTCCACTTGTCGTTCGCCCGTACCTAAAGACCTCCGATAACGGGGGAGTTCACACTAGGGCAGAATTTCAATTCGATACTCAAGAGGAGGCAGAAACAGCGGCAGAGAAACTCTTTGGCGTTAGGGCTGCATGTGTTGACCCTGAGCTTGAAAGTAAGTGGCTTCCTGCATCTTCAAACTCTGAGTTCCTTCGGTTAACTGACGGAAAGCTGACCCTTCAGATTGACCCAGGAAAAGCATATGTCAAAGGCTACGAGATTGAAAAGCTCGCACCTTCCTACGTCGACATTGATAAGGCAAGAACTCTTCGTTTCCAGAATAACAGAACGGTAAATACCAATCTCGGGACATACGTATTTGTAACCAACATGTACGGAGCTCCCCAAATAGAAGAGTACGAGTTGGTTGAGATTCACCGCGCTCGGAAGACCTCAGTATCAGATACCAGCCCTAATGCCCGAATAGGCACCGCTCGCATCCTTGCCGTTGAGTACTTCTCAGGTACTCATGGAGATTCATCGGCGGTTTACAAGCTTTATCTCTTTGACGTTAAGGCAGATGCGGGGTTTGACCTTTCCCAAATGAAAAGTATCGTGTCCACGACGGGATTGTCATTCTCCGCCGACATGGTGCTGGAGTTCACAACTCTGGAAGGTTCGGTAGAAAAGGCGACTGGGGATGACATTTCAGGCTTTGGTACGTCATTTGTAAACAAGGCCTCACAAAAGCTTTCCCCCTATGATTGCATACGAGTTGGAAACCTTAATTCACAGATATATCAAGTTGAGGCTGTAGGCTCTGATACTTCTGTAACTCTTACCACAACACCCACATTTACTGGTAACCTCTCGGTTGAGTTTGCATATGCCCCATTCTATGGCCTGCAGGACGCCAAGGGGCTTTTGTTTCCGTTACCTGAATCATTCTCATACACACTCAGAAGTGCTAACTCTGATAATTCGATTGCGGATTCCGTAATTGACACCGTATTCACGGTGCGTCGGCATTTCACTGCGGTAGCCGATGGTGCAGGGTGTGTTACCATCCAAACCACTCTAGCGGACGAAGAGTTTGAGGCATTTTCTCCAAATGATTACATCGTCATAGACGTAAACACTACTGACTGGATTCGTCTGACATCAGGTAACTCGTACAACGACACGTTTTCAACTGCGGGCGTTGACGTGGTTTCGGCTTCTCAGGTTAAAATTTACGCTAACCCACTTAGTGCCGGGAATACATTCTACATCATTGCAAGCGTTAGAAAGACTCAAGGGTACGCATCAAAAGAGAAATCCAAGACGGCCATTAGAGGAACCTTCATTTTAGGCGAATATTCCGGTCCCGTGGCCGTTTCCGACGCACAGCGAAGCGATCTAGGAGAGGTTAGCCTCGGGGTCGCCGATATTTTTAAAGTCACAAGAATAGTAATGTCTCCTGATTTTGGAACCGAACCGTCTTCACTTCAGGTTCTTCCCGCAGGACACAAGGACGTTACTGAACGGTATTTGCTCGACAACGGACAAACCGATTACTTCTACGGTATTGGCTCTGTCTACCTCAAGCCAGGAGCAGAACGACCAATTGGTCGAGTCAGGGTAGAGTTTGATTACTTCACGCATGGTGCTCAAGGGGCATATTTCTCCGTTGATTCGTACCCGTTTAAGGGTAGCGATATTCAGATGAATTACTCGGAGATCCCTAGCTACACGGATTCATCCGGCAGAATGTATGAGCTTAGAGACTGTGTAGACTTTAGGCCGCGTCTTAATTCCGACGGCACCTTTGCGAATACTATAGAGGTACCAAGGTCAAATATTCGACTTGACTTCCATCACTACTTAAATCGAGTTGATAATCTTTACCTCGATCGCTTTGGAAATTTCCGGGTTCAAAAGGGCACCCCAGATGTCATTCCTCTTTCGCCCGAGGAACCCGGGGATTCAATGTCCCTTTATCACTTAGACATTCAAGCTTACACAGCAACGCCCGATGAGTGTTTCAGGCGTAAGATCGAGAATCGTCGTTATACAATGAAGGATATCGGCAAAATTGAGAGCCGAGTATCCAATCTTGAGTACTACACCCTGCTTTCCCTCCTTGAAAAGGAAGCAAAGGAGCTTACAATACAGGACGCTCAAGGACTTGACCGATTTAAAAACGGTTTCCTGGTAGACAACTTTAAGAGCTTTGATGTCTCTGACGTGGGTAACGCTGAGTTTAGAAGCTCCATCGATGCAACTAAGGAAGAGCTGAGGCCTTCAGTCTGCCAAAAGCATGTAGAACTTATTGAGAAAAACCTCCTTGAGACAAACGAGGTAACCCGAGGTCAGAAACGTAGCGCAGACAATTATACTCGCACCGGTAAGTTATACACTCTTCCTTACACGCCGCAGAAGTTTGTCGAGCAGGAGTTAGCTTCTCAGATAGAAAACATCAATCCGTATGCGAAGTTTACATTTCGAGGCCGAATTAAGCTCGACCCCTCCACGGATTCATGGCGAGATACTGAGACACTTCCGGTACTCACCGTATCTGACGACTCGGCTTTTCAAGCTGCTCAAGCAGGTGTTAATCCAAATAATGTGATGTGGGGAGAGTGGGAAAATGGATGGGCGCACAAAGACGTTGATAAAAAACGTCTTCCGGATGTAGTCAAATACGGACCCAATACTCCGGATGCGTTTCACTCAAAAAACTGGCCGAGGTACAGAACTAAAACGACAAAGTTCACTACTACAACAACTACGACATCCATCAGAAAGGGAATTTCGGAGAGCGTAGTCGATAAGGGTATTAAGACTCAATCTCTTGGTAAGAGGGTAGTTCAGACTATCGCAGCTGATTACATGCGTGCTCGCACTATAAAGGTGGAGGCCCTTGGATTCATGCCGGGGAGCGTCCTCTATGCCTTCTTTAATGACGAGCCAGTGGGACAGTACTGTAATCCGAAAGGAGCGGGGCTCGGACAGCCCATTCGCGCTGACGATACAGGAGCGGTCGACCTTATTTTTGAGCTTCCGGCTAAGAAGTTTCTTACCGGCGAGCGAATATTTAAGCTTACCACGAGCGCAAGTAATGAAAAAAATCCTCAACCGGCTTCAGAGGGAGAGGCAAAATATTATGCAGTTGGCTGGATCGACCAGGTGCAAGAGACGGAACTGGCAATTCGACAATTTGAGGTTCAAAGGACTGAGGTAACAGATGTAGACGTCAAAGTCTCCGTGACCGAGCAAACAAAGACCAAGGTCGTGCGAGAAGACCCAATCGCCCAATCGTTTGCCGTTACTGAAAAGGGTGGATGTTTCCTTCTTGCCGTGGATGTGTACTTTTTCTCCAAAGACACCAAAGTGCCCGTCAAGCTTCAGGTTCGACCTCTTTCAAATGATGGTTATCCTACTAACCTCATTCTCCCATTTGGCGAGGTAGTGAAGCCTGCAAATGACGTCATTACAAATACCGTTGATCTTAAAAACGGCAAAATGACCGTAACCGGAAATGGAACTGTGGCTGGATATACCGTTGGTCCATGGAACGGCTCTACATCCAACCCTGTCCAGATTCAGAGAGTTGGAAATAAGAGCGGTCGAGCAATTCCTAACGGAAGTGCTATTGATATTCAAGACGTCCCTAATGACATGATTCCGACTCGGTTCGTTTTTGAGTCTCCAATTTTCCTCCAAGAAAACAACGATTACGCAATTGTGCTTCTTGCCGACTCAATTAAGTATCACGTTTGGATATCGCAAGCCGGGCCTATCACAGTTACCCCCAAGGAAGATCAACCGGTCTTCGGGAAAGATATCAACACCATCATTGGTACCAATAAGCCTATCCTCAAGGATAACTTCTTGAATGGAGTGTTCTTCAAGAGCTCTAACGGCACTACGTGGAACGCTGACCAGTTGATTGATATGAAGTTTGCTCTCCACAAGGCATCCTTCACAACCAACACAACTGGTACTATTGAATACGTAAATGCCGAATTACCTTTTGTGTCTCTGGTATCGGATCCAATAGTCACAAAAGAAGGCTCTACCAAAATTAAAGTCCTTCACAAAAACCACGGACACCCGGCTTTTGCCTCTCCTGCACCAAGGGTAGTACTGCGTAACATTACTACTGGGAATGGGATTGATTTAAACCTCCTTACGCGAAGCGAAGGATGGCCGATAGAGTCAATTGAGCTTGATAGCTATGTAATTGATGTTTCGGGCTCCGGGACTGCCACTAAATCAGGAAGAACTGGAGGTACTACGGCTGAAGCATCTGACCAAGTTTCAATGGATTCCATGTTCCTTAATCTTAATCAATTGGAGTTCCCGGATACTGATCTGTACTGGACCTACAGCTCGACGAATGGCGGCAACGTATCATTCCCAGATCCAAACCCAAAGGCCGCTCCGTTTGTGGTTAATTCCTTTAGGGATGTTCCGGCCAATACTACGATTGATTTTACTAACCCGATGACCATTTCATCGAAAATTAACGAGCATAACTCGACTGATTCGGTGGTCGGTCCTTCAAAGGTGACATCAAACGGGCTTGGGGACAGAAAGAGCTTTAGAGTTAAGGCGGTTTTAAGGTCAAACAATAGTAACCTTTCACCTGTTCTTGATGCGGACAGGTTGTCTGCAATTGCTATTTCAAATCGTATCAACAGCCCAGCAGGAACTGGTCAGTTGAGCATGAATACATCTCTGGACCTTCTTCAGGTAGTTCCCACGACCGAGAGTCCAGCCGTAAGTAGTACTCAAAACCTCATTTTCTTCTACTCTGATAGCGAAGGGATCAATAAGGGGCGCTTCTATACAAACAATGCATCTATCGCTCAGCATTTGTCCAAGCTGGACGTCGGTAAGCTGGTCAGCATTTCCGGGGCAGCCGTATCGTCTCGAAACTGCACTGACGTGCGGGTTCTTGAGGTATCGTACAAGCCTGGACAGACTCCACTTATCAGTGTGGTTCTTGATACCACATTTAGTGGGTCAAGTTCACTTGATGCAAATGCCGTTACTATCACCCAAAAGGACAATTTTGTTGACGAGATTGCTCCGCAGGGTGGCTCTGCAGCGTTTAAGTATGTGACCAAGCAGCTGACGCTAGCCCGCCAATCCACTGCGCTTAAGATAAGCTTTGACGCTAATCGCCACGTCTCTAATGAGATCGAGGTGTACTACAAGGTCGCCAGAACTGATTCGCAGGTGTCGGTCGACGACGTGAACTGGACCAAAGCTGAGTTTAACTTAGAGCAAGGTGGAGACCTTGTTGCGGCATATCCGGCCCCCAACGCGCTTGATGACCAGGTGTCTGAGTATTCAGCCACTGTAAATAACCTACCTCCGTTTACTGGAGTAGTAGTGAAGCTTGTTGGTAAGGGAGGCAACTCAGCTAAACCACCACGCATATCTAATTTGAAGGTAATAGCACTCGATGAATAGCAAGGGAATCAAAGTTGAGGGTGAAAATGGCCTCTATAGAGACCCCGCGTCGGGCGGCATTTTTGCCGATGATGTTGCCTATGCTCGATATAAAGTTGAGCGAGATAAGAAGCTCCGTGAAGTAACTCAGGAAGCTCGAATAAATAGACTAGAACAGCAAATGGCAGATGTTCAGGCCGGTATTAGTGAACTTTTGTCGATCCTACGGAGCAAGTAATGAGTATCCCACAAGTTGACATTAACTCTTTTACAATCGCTACACAGGTCGACACGATCAATCAGATTGCTCAGCTGGAAGGAGACCTTGCAACTCTTCAGACAACCACTCAAGACAACCTGGTTGACGCTATCAACGAGCTTCGAGTCACCGTGGGCAAGGTAAAACGAGCCGCTTTAACGTATGCACTTGCTATGAGCTAAGCCACATGGGTAATTCGCTTTTCAAAAATGCGGTAAAGGCTACTGTCGGACAGACGTTCCAGACTCTTTGCGCTGCCCCAATCGGCCAAGCCAGCCTTTTACTTCAGCTGAACGGCTCTGTTATAGGGACTACTGATGTAGTCGGTACCGCTCGTATCTACGACGCATCTCAAAATACCTACTCTTACCTTATCAAGGGAGCCCCAATTCCCCGTGGAGATGCCATTCGACTTATTGACCAATCAAAGATTGTTCTTGAAAACGGAGATCGCATTGAAGTTTTGTGTGGCACTACAGGTGAAACGATCGACTTTATCGCTTCTCTGATTGAAGACATCAATGATGACACAGGAGTAGCAGCTCTTGGTACCTATAAGAACGCTATAATTCCGGATGTTGGGAACGATTGGACGACTCTCTACACAGCTCCAGCCGACAAGACGAGCTTCTTCCTCCAGATAAACGCCGCTAACAAATCGGAGAGTGGAGTTCAGATATCGGTCCGTTTGTTTAGCGCGAGTGAGGGGGCATATGTGTCCATCCTTGAAGGTGCTCAGGTCCCATTTGCAGATGCTATCCGACTTATCGATAACGCTAAAATCGTAGTAGGGCCAGGCGACAGAATTGAAGTTAAATGTATCACCCCAGGTGAGGTGGTAGATTTAGTCGGTAGTTTAATAGAAGACGTAAACCAGATCTAACCTATGAGTTATATTCGCGGGGCGTTGCCCTTTCTCATATACAATCCTAATACCCGTGACGACATCGCCCCGGACGGGATTAGTGCAAGTTTCGAGCTTTCGCAGGAAGTCCCTGGTGGTTATGAGAATAATGTGCAGGTTATCCGTCGAGAGTTCAAATTCGAATCTCTCATTACATCCTGCGTTTCTATTTCATTTGATGCGGACAACAACGCCATCACATGTGATGTCCCTGCAATTGCGGCTGCTCTTTCTACAGTAAGCGCGGGTGACGTTCTTAAGGTAGAAGGCTCTACTGAGAGCCAGAATAACGGTAACCATGTCGTTCAGTCGGTGCAATATGACGGCGAAAGTATCACTTTTGTCGTGGATAATCAGTTGGTTGATGAGGCCGAGGGCGAGCCAATAACCCTTACTAGGAAATATGTAGGCCCTTGGGAGGTTATCGAGCCAATCGTCGATTACACCATCGGTGGCGTAGGCGACCAAACAAACAAAGTCATTACGTTTACGAGAGTTCCTCAAGAAGAGGACGTTATCTACGTAATGCATCGCGGCGAGGCAACCTATAACTTTGTCCCAAGCGAAAAGTCAGTTGGTCCTGACCAGCTCTCAGAAAACCTTAGGAACTTCCGCATTGATGTATTTGTCGGGACAGGAACAGATAAAGACTTTGAATTGAGCCAAACTGCCGTCAATGCCCGAGCACTTGAGGTATCGGTTGACGGTACTCTTAAGTACGGAACCGATTATGACCTTCAATTCTTGGGTGATTTTGAGCTTTTAGCAGACGGTAAGACAATCTCCTTCAATGATGCTCCCGATGTAGATGCCAATATCTACGTTCGTCACCTCGGGTTTAGTACTGTCTCTCGCCGCCAGACCTTATCTCCGTCTCAACTGGGAAGTGTTGCCCCAAAGTCAATTGGTACAAGCGAACTTCAAAATGGTGCCGTTACTGAGTCTATCATCGAAGATAGTGCCGTTACGGGAGCTAAAATTAGAGATGGGGCAGTGGACGGTTCCAAAATCCTGCTTGAGAACAATCAATGGCTTAACTGGAAGAGTGGAAGCAATCCCAACTCATCAGTGTCCGTCGTGAAGGTGGATTCATCCAATAATACTACCATCAAATCTTCCGGCACATCCCTTTCACTGAACGTTAATGACACGAAGGTAGTTCAAATCACGACCGACGCTATTGTCGATACAAGTGCGAGTTCCCGAGTAAGTCTTGGAAGTACATCGAATCCGTTTTCGGATGGGTACCTTTCAGGAAAGTTATCAACTAACACCGCTGAGGTGGCATCAAACTTAAAGGTAGGTGGAAATGCACAAGTTACTGGTGACGTTACTGTTTCTGGAAATATCACGGTTTCTGGGAGTGTTGATGGTATCGATGTTTCTGCTCTCCAGGCCCAAGTAACGGCTTTGGCAGCTCTGGTGTCACAGAACACCCCGGCTGGAAGTATTAAGATGTGGGCAAACAATACAGAGGCCCCGACTGGATACCTTCTTTGTGACGGTAGAGCCTATTCAACATCAGAATATCCCGGTCTTTTCTCAGCTATTGGATACGCCTTTGGTGGAAGTGGATTAACCTTCTCTGTTCCCGACTTTAGAGGACGATTCCCATTAGGAAAAGCGGCCTCAGGCACTGGCTCAGGGTGGGGAGGAACCGCTGGTCGAGGAGGTTCATTAGACCACACTCATTCTACTCCTAATCATACCCACGGTCTTGCCAATCACGTTCATGCTATTCCGTCCCACTACCACTCTGTACTGGCAAACAATAGCACATTGAACATTACGTCCTCTGGCGGGCACACCACTGCAATTGACCATACTCACGGTGCTATCACGTCCGGTGCGGGTTCAAGCCATACCCACTCGTTCAATTTGTATACCTCTGGCGCAAATGATGGGCGACACGCTCATTCCGGCACATTTGGTTCCTCGGGACCGAGTGTAGACCTCAGTCATTTTCATTATGGTACTACATTTGGAGGCGAAGGTGCACATCGGCATATGATCGAGCGCAGAGGCTCTTCCGGCAGCACCCATAACCATGACAATGATAGCACCGACCCAAACCGGTTTGCGACCCAGCCAGAAGGCGGTGGAACCACTAATGAGCCAGTCGGATACACATACGGCGGTAACTACGATGGTATCCATACCCACAACCTTGTGACAAATGGATATACATATTTAACCTCTAGTAATGCACTGACCAATCTCGACCATACCCATGCAACAGGCGTAACATTTACTTCCGACGGTCCTCACAGTCATACGATCACCGGAAGCATTACGGGGGAGAGCGCTCACACCCACACCGTCACGATTCCTGCGTTCACCAACAACTCAGCAAGCCCAGGAACACACACCCATCCTGTCACTAACTTTGCTGGAGCTTTGGGTGATGTCCTTACTGGGTCAAATGGAGATGCTTCGTTTAGCTCCGGGCCTCCGTCGCCAAACTTGACAGACCAAGGCGGAGCGAGTGTTACGGGAGATGCAAACCCAGCATTTCAAACCATAAACTTTATCATTAAGACCTAGCCGCGCTTTGAGCGTGTCCTAACTCTGACCTTGACCGGTTTTCGGCTGTACTTGGCGTAGAGAATGAGATTGATACCGACAATAACGGTATTAAAGCTGTAATTGATAAGGAGTGGAATGTGTGGGGATTTAATCGCCACGTAAATGCCCATCATAATCACACCAAAAAACCATAGGAGAAGGGTGCCTAATGATAGCCCCGTAACGTTTTTTGTTCGAAGGGTGTGAATCGCCTGTGGTACCGAGCTAAAGATAAGGCACGTTGAGGCTACAAATCCAAGGGCTTCCAATAACAACATTCGGACCTCTCCCTATTAAAAAGCGTATACAGGCAAAGGTTATTTATAGGGAGGAAGAAATATTCCCGAGATAACCTCTTCGACATTTCATAAATAACCAATGTACGGTTAAGTCTGGAGAACCACGACATGACCAATTCTTTCGTTCGCGATAGGCATTTAGAATCGGGTTACACTTACCCATCATGCGTTGACAGCGTAGAGCTTCCACTGCACAGCTCCGACACTCGCCACCATTACCATTTACGAGCCTTGCGAATAAACCAAATTTCAGGAACGGTAGTTTCAGTTATGGCTCCATCTGAAAGTAACGACAAGAAAAAATTAGGGTGACTTATACCAAGTAAACAAAACTTCACATCTTAAGGATTGGTACTGCCACAAGCTGTACTTTGACACGAAGGGGGTGCGTCTCATAAGGGCGCACTCCCTTTTAATTCTTACTTCCGGGGCTTCTCTTGCCCGCAGTGGTTCTCGATAGAAAAGTAATGCGCAGGCTTATAAATAACCTGCCATACTGGCTTTGCAAACTGGACAGGTCCAAAGCAAAGGGAAAGATTCAAAGGGAGATATCAATCATGACTGATGGTAGGAAAGAGGTGCTTTTTAGCGATGTTGCAATAGCGTTGGATATCGTCCTATTGCTGTTTAATCAATTAAACATCCCTGCTGCCCGAGCTCAGGAATTTGCTATAACCACGTCGGTACTCACCGAAGTCAAAAAATTCGTTGATGAAAAGCTCCAGAAAGACTCGTCTGCTCAGGACCCGAATGAAGAGGCTTTAAGTGCCGCTTCCAATAGTGAAGAGGCCAACGCAAGCCAGCCATCGGACAACACGGAAGCATAAATAGTCACATAGACTACAGAGATTGCTTTCGATGAATTTCACTCAATCTTCTGGCGTAAGACCTACGACTTCGGGGGTTCATATCGACGTATCGATATGAACCTCTTCGTTAGATATCAAGCGGGCTCAAAAAGCTCGTGTCGCCACTTTTGATACAAGGAAGGGCCGCCGGACTGAGCACTGAATGGGTAACGGTTGCTTAATAATTCATCGTAGGTCGGCAGATTTGATGTGAGATATACGATGTTTCAGGCTCCTCCACACAGCACTTCGGTTACAACTGGAGACTCATTCTCCCTTGACAGTATTGTTACGTTTGCGCTTTCCCTCCTTGCTGTTTTTGCGCCCCTTCAAAAAATGATGGTGGCGCTTTTGTTCTTGGTGTCTGCGGATTTTCTTACCGGAATATGGGCTGCATATCACACGAAAAGTCCCATCTCTTCGCGCAGGCTTGCCAGAACCATTGTTAAAACGTTCGTTTACCTGACCACTGTCTGTGTAGTTCACGTTGCTAATAAGTTCCTCTTATCGGCCGGGGATTTCTCTCTCCCTCTGGACAGCCTGATTATATCGTTTATCGCGCTCACGGAGCTTAAGTCCATCTTTGAGAACCTTCACAAAGTTCAAAAGCAACCGTTTTTACAATTTCTCATTGACCGCATCGCCTCTGATTCCTCTCAAGTTGCGGATCGCCTCGATGCTGCTACCTCTGTAGTTCGAACGATTGACACTGAGGAATCCAAGCCCACCGAAAATAAGAAGGCGGGAAAGAAAAAGGAGAAAAAGCGTGGCCCTTCCAACAGACAGAAATAGTCTTATAAAGTTTTGCCTCCAAGAGCTTGGTGCCCCTGTCATTCAGATCAATCTTGACGAAGGACAGATTGAGAATCAGGTAGACAAGGCGCTAGAGCTTTTCAAGGAGTACCACATCGATGGTACGGCAGTCTTTTATAAAGCTTTCAAGGTAACTGCTTCGTCCCTTGTTCTTGCTGGTATTCCCGGCAAGGATTTTAAGGTTCATGAGATTATCCAGGGCGGAGTCTCCGGTGCCCAGGCACGCGTTGAGGCGTATGACAAAAGCACACGCACGATAAAATTCACTTTTACCGATAGGCTTGCCCCTGTTCATTTCATGGATGGGGAAATAATTACCGGCCTCACGTCTGGTGCAACAACAACTCTGACAAATTGTCACGCTCAGACTCTCGGCATGATGGACAACAAGTACATCGACCTTCCAGACTCGGTCGTTGGAGTAATTGAGGTGCTTAAATCCAGAAGCTCCTTTGGTTCACATCCAATTAACCCGTTCGACCTTCAGTATCAGCTCGCTCAGCAGGTAACCATTCAAACGTTCCTTAACGCTGATGTCATGACGTACTACATGTACCAGCAGGATATTCAGCTATGGAACCAGATGTTCGTTGGGGTGAAACCACACTGGCACTCTCGTAAGCAAAACCGTCTCTACATCGCCACAAACTGGCCTGAAGAGTTCCGGTTGGGTGAGTACATCGTTCTTAAGTTCTGGGGTGCCGTTAAGCCAGAAGATTTCCCAAAGGTGTACGGCGACAAATGGGTCAGGAAGTATCTCACCGCGCTCTTACAGGTTCAGTGGGGACGAAACCTTACCAAATACAACAACGTAACGCTTCCCGGCGGAATCGTGCTTAACGGACAACAGATCCTTGAGCTTGGCCTGAAGGACAAAGAAGAGGCAGAAATTGAGCTTCGTTCGACCTATGAGATGAAGACTCCGTTCAAGATAGGATAAGAGCGGAGGAAAGCATGACTTCCAATAAGTACTTTAACCTCTTCAAGAACAAGCCAGAGCAGGACCTCATGGATGACCTCATGAACGAGGTTATTGAGATCCATGGGGTAAACTGCTTTTACATCTCCCGCTCAGGCCCCGTTGACCTTTTCTACGGCGAGGACCCGCTTGCTAAGTTCGACAAGTGGTTTGAGATGGTGTCGTACATCAAAAGCGCTGACGGTTTCACAGGCCGAGCTGCAATGCAGAAGTGGGGCATTACGATGGAGCAGTCCATCACCATTCAAATTGGTAAAACCGAGTTCACGAAACAAGTTGGCGGCGAGCTTGGTGCAGTTAATAGGCCCCGCGAGGGAGACCTTATCTATTTCCCGTACGGTGTCCCTGGCCAATATCTCCTTGAGATTAAGTACGTAAACGACAACATTCCATTCATCGAGCTTGGTCGCGATTACATTTACGAGATTGACTGCCGCATCTTTACCTATGGGAACGAGAGCATTAAGACGGGGCTTCCCGAGATTGACGCCATCGAGCAAGAGATTAAGCAACGTCTTGAGATTGAGGTTGGGTCAGGGGCAGGGGAATTTGTCCCTGGTGAGGTTGTCTACCAAGGTAATTCATTTGCAAATTCAACCTTCAAAGCTGTCGTAAACCGAATAGAAGGTACAACAATCTACCTAACCAACATTAACGGTAACATCAAAGACACGGCTGAGCTTCTTGGGAACACCTCCGGGGCCTCTCGTAGTGTAGGGGCCGACAAGGAAGAGATCCTTAACGATATCTCCGCTCAGAACTCTCTCATTCAAACGGAAGCTTCTGGGGTTGTTCTTAAAAACTCACGTAATCCATTCGATAAGGGTAAATTGTAATGTTTACCTATTTCTACCACGGCATTTTAGAGAAGGTCACTAAGGCGTTTGGGTCGCTCTTTAATGGCATCTATGTCGCCAAATACGACGAGAACGGTAATGTGGTCGAGAAGAACCTAGTTCCAATAAACTACGCAAACCGTCATGCGTATATCGCACGGCTTGCAGCCAATCCAGACCTTGAGGATTCAGTGTACGTGGAGCAAACGTTCCCGCGTATGGCATTTGAGATTTCAGCCATTACCTACGACCCTTCTCGCAAGTTCAACACCATTCATCGACACTCAACCGATAATGCTACAGACGGGGAAAAGTTTGCCGCATATCAATCAGTTGCCTATACGATTGATTTCTCCCTTACCATCGTTGCAAAGCATGTAGTGGATGCAAATCAGATTTTAGAGCAGATTCTTCCGTATTTCACTCCAAGCTTTACCCTTAAGATAGTAACCGTACCTGCCATGGGGTACGAGGAGAACATCCCAATTGAGCTTAACTCTATTTCCCCTTCGGATAACTACGAAGCTGAGCTAGACATGCAACCGCGCCAGGTGCGGTATGACCTGAGCTTTTCGGCCAAGATGAACTTCCACGGTCCGGTCGAGACCGCCAAGATTATTAAGAAGGTTCAGGTCGACCTCTATACTCCGAGTGACCTTACTCAGGAAAAGATGGAGAAGACCCCGCGTATTGCTCGTAACACAACTGTCACCGAGCCAGCGTCTGCTGGGCCGCAAGATGACTTTGGATACAGCGACACCTGGGAAAGGTTTAGCGACAACAAACGCTACAATCCAGTGACAGGGGAAGACGAAGAAATCCCTAAATAGTATTCCCATGATGAGCTATAAATAGTCAGTCTATGCTGACCTTTAAGCAATTCAAAATGCTCCAAGAAGCCCTTAGGAATGACCAAAAGGCCGACGTAAATGCCTGGAGGAAGGGAAATAATGAGTTTAGTGACAAGCTTTTTGGCGGCCCCGATACGGATAAAGAAACCCACCAACGGCGATACTTTGACTTTGACTCAACCGCCCATGCGGATTCCCCGGCGAAGGAAGCGATAGAAGGACACCTTTCAAAGCACGGATATAAGGTTCACGACTACAAGGCAGGTTTAGCAAAGGATAAGCACGGACGAGACGTGCGGATTGGTAAGGCTCTCGGTCAGACTAAGGCTGAGCCAAACCTTGTAAAGAAGTTCGCTGAGGATCCTGTTCGTGCTCAGAAAAACAAACAAAACCTCAGAGTCCTCATTTCCAGACACCCACATGATGTCGCAGGAATGACGAGCTGTGGACACTCTTGGGAAAACAGCTCGTGTATGAACTTTGAGAGTGGTAAAAACAGGCATAATCTTCAACAAGACCTAAAGCACGGCACGCACGTTGCCTATCTTGTTCATGCTGATGACCAGGGGCATCCTCAAAAGCCACTTGCTCGGATTGCTATAAAAAAACACAGTGATGAGAACCAAAACTCTATCTTGGTCCCTGAGCCAAGTATATATGGTGATGCACCAAAAGGATTCGAAGATCAGGTCAAGCACATTCTCGATACCCATCATAATCATCATCAGCCGATGGGGGCTTATCATAAGAATGAAAATATTTACGATGATGGCTCGGGGCGTACAGTTGCTCACGTTAGGTCCCATGAAATTGGTGCTGCCCTTGGTCATCATTCGATAGATGTTAGAGTTGCCGCAATTTCCCACCCAAATGCTACACACGAGCACATTACTAAAGCGCTTGCTGATGGAAATCCCCTCGTAAGGGTCAATGCAATTCGTCATCCAAATGCTACACACGAGCACATTACTAAAGCGCTTGCTGATGCACAGCCGCCGGTAAGAGATGCCGCAATTTCCCACCCAAATGCTACATACGAGCACATTACTAAAGCGCTTGCGGATGGAAGTGCGCCAATCAGGGGGAGCGCCGTTTCACATCCAAATGCTACACACGAGCACATTACTAAAGCGCTTGCTGATGAAGATTACTATGTAAGGGCTAAAGCCGTTTCACATCCAAATGCTACACACGAGCACATTACTAAAGCGCTTGCTGATGAAGACGATTATGTAAGGGCTAAAGCCGTTTCACATCCAAATGCTACACACGAGCACATTACTAAAGCGCTTGCTGATAAAAAAACATATGTCCGTAAGGCTGCGCTTTCCGCAATGACGAAAAGACAAGTCAACCCCGAATAGTAACTCTCAAAAGGGTAATGCTCTAAGTACTGCCTACCCTGATAAAACTATAGTGGGCGCTATGGTGTAAGATCGTAGCTTAAAGGGTTCGGCGGCTTGCGTGTTGGTGCTTCTTCTTGAACACCGTTTAGGTTTGCAGGTCCCATTGTCGGTTTTCGTGCCTTTAAGTGGAGAAACGATTGAAATAAATAGCACAGCAACTGGTTTTGTTGTGACGCTTAGAGAGCAAGAGAGGCGGTCTCGCGGCCGTTAAGAGGACTCTAAGAGGTCACGTGGCAGGTGTCGGTGGACGAATCGGGAATCCGACTAGCGCCCTCTTTAATTTGTAAAAGGTCCTTTGATGAGCAAACAATTAACCATTCAGCAAATCGAGGACGGACTCCAGGAAGGGATCTCTAAGATGGAAGAGCTCTTTCCGTTTGGGATTACCCTTTCCATTATCGGGATAGACGAGAGGGGATTAGGCTATAACTTCGTCCTATCTGACTCGGAGCCAGAGGCTCTTATTGAGTGTATTAAGAACGCTTACAGCGCAAAACGCCCCGTGAAGAAGGCTTCCGCTAAAAAGAAAGCTCCAAGTAAAAAGAAGTAATTCCCTATTTGAACCGTATCCGAGCCCGAGCGGTGATTGTGGTTTCGGTTGCGACATGAGCGGCTATTGTAAAGACGCCCTTACTTTTAACTGGGATTACGATAGACCCACGAGAAGAAGTTACCTTTGATGCCGTTTTCCCATTTACGGCGTATCTCACTAAGACCCCATCCAAAAGCGTCCCCCGAGTTGAGCGAAGGGTAAGGATAAAGCTCTTTTTCCCCCTATTCACGCTAAGCTTTGCACCAGAGAGAAGGGGAGTCATTGAGTCTCTCCCCAAGCACTCCCCAAAGTAGCTTAGGTGGCTTTCAATCTGTCCTAGGCTTAAAGGGCTAAAGCCTGATTGGTTAGTCCCAATGGACGGGTACATGAGCGTATCGGGGTTATAGAAGTCGTGAGAGGCGCCAAGGTTATGTCCAACCTCATGAGCGAATATGGCTCCTGAAAGTGCCCCATAGCTTTGAGTAACGCTGAATGAGTACTCTGGCGCGTAGCAGACAACTCCCACATAGGCTATTCCAATGGTGCTTCCGTCCATGTCTTTCCCTGTAAAGAGAGCCTTTAGGTTTGCTTCCCCTTCTGCTGATGGACTCACTCTAAACTCATTGAGAAGGGGAGAGGGGGAAGAGTTTAAGAAAGAATCAAGAAGAGAGGTAATGCTTAACACCTTAAACCGAATCCCAAGCTGCCTGTTGTAAATGCTTTCTGCCACATTGATAGCGCTTGCTACATCAGATGAGGAGTTCCCTCCATGGATACTTTGCCACTCGGGGTCTGTAAAAGCTCTTAACGAAATGACTCGTACGGTCTCTTTCGCCTGAACATCTGAAAATTCCTTAACAGTTGGTCTGTGTTCCTCTATCCCACTCTCATGAGCTTCAGCGCACGAGGCGGGAGGTAGATATGAGCGAGGGATACTTGTAACCTTTACCCTTTTCCCCGTTACCTTAACCGTATAGAGCCTCTGTCTTCTCCCTTCACTCCCTGTGGCCTTCCCAGGGAAGGTAAGTGTCAAAGTCTCTAAATCCTTTGATGCTGCAAGGGGAAACCTATGAGAGGTGAACCGTACCTGACCTTGGAAGAAGTCTTTAGAAAGATTAAGCCCAGGGAAGTCTCTTTTTACTGACAAAGAGGCCCTAACGCGCCCGAGCTCTCGTACTCTAAATGTAACGCTCTCACACCGAGCAGAAGAGGTGAGTGTGAAAAGTAACACAACCACCACTAGTAGCTGCCACCGTCTCACCCATTTTGCAAACGTGAACTGCATTTGACCTCTTACAAGGTCAGACGCCACAGCGTTTGTTTGGACTACTCCCTAAACCTAAATAGAACTAGGCAACGAAATATGTGTGAAACATGTTTGAAACATTCTTTAACGAGATGCTTGATACGATAACCGAAGGGTTCTCAAACTCTCAAAAGAGCTTCCTTCGCTATGCGCTCTATACGGTCTATGAGGAAAAGACTAAGCAGCTCTTTGATGCCCTGCAGGAGTGCGAGAAGAATGAGTCCCATATCGAGACAGCATCTCTTGCCCATTTAAAAGATGAAATAAGGCTTCAGTTCCTCTTAACCCCTCTCCATACCACTAAGACACGGGAAGAGATAACCGCAATAATTGAGCGGCAGGCACGGTTTAAAGAGAGATGGAAAGCTCTGGCTCAATCAAAAGGGATTGAATAACCCCTTACCCTTTTTGTCTAACCCAAGAGCCCTATCAAGCACATGGGTAAAGAGCTTTAGGGTAATCGCTACTACGACAAGGACCGTAAAGAGAACAATGGTCCCAAAGAGCTTTCGGTAATTGGCCCTTGGCTCCTCTGCCCTTAGCTTTTCAAAAGCGACACTAGCTCTCATATCCCCCATGGTATCATGTCCCCTAGTCCGCCTTCAAACGCTTTTAAAAGGTAATGCTCGGGCGATCCCCTAACTCCTTAAGGTAAGGGGCATGGGACGAAAAGACACAAGCAACGAAGCCTACGAGGACCTTGTATCAAACGGGTTCCTCCAGACTCAAAAAGGGATCGTGTACAAGCTCTTAAAAGAGTTAGGTCCATCCACACAGAGGGAAATAGAGGCTCACTATGAACGCACAACGGGGTCATATCTCATGCTTCGGTGTCGCTTCTCAGCCCTTGAAGAGGACGGGCTCATAAAGCCCACTGCAAAGCGTCCATGTCGAGTCACGGGAAAGATTGCCTATGTTTGGGAAGCTGACCCAACCACACCAAGCTTAGAGAGAAAGATTTCAAAGGCGGAAGAGATTAAACAGTTAAAACATCTCCTAGAACAAATAGCTAAGGCTCAAACGATAGAGGAGGTAAGAGCTATCCTTGGACTTGAAACCTCTCACTATGAACCACCAGTGTTAAGGCTTAATCCTTTCCACTCAGAGAACGAAGGTAGCTAGCATCTCTCTTTAATCCTTTAGGGGAAGAGTCCCTGACATGGGTCCAATCAAAGTCTGCTTCAAGTGCAGTTTTCAAATCGATACGCCCGAGCCCGTCACATAAGAGATACGCGGTGAGCCACTGTGAATGTGTGATATGAGACGCCAGAGAGCCCTGTGGACCTAAAGCTTCATGGACAAGTGCCTTATCAGATGGGGGAAGAGGTAACCTCATGCCATAAAAGGTATCGTCACACGTAAAACCTTCCCAAAGAGTTACTTTGTGAGAATTACCACGGGGCACATGTTCTCGATATCAAAGAAAGGTGAATGAAATTAGGGCCTTGGCCGCCTAGTTTCCGAGTATTATAAGCTACTTACTCTACTTCTCGTAATTTTTCATAGTCTCAAAATCGCCCTTTGCGGATGGTGAGCGATTGAATAGAACGCTGGTTGTTTGAAGGCGGACGAAGGCTAGATCCGGACTGACGGTGTGTTTGAAAGATTGCTACCCCTCCCCGTTGTGGATTTAAAGGAGCCTATTCGCGCCCTAGGCGATTATCTCATTCGCCCACTCTAAATAGATGGCATGAGCAAAAAAGATGCCAGGGAGATTATCGCAGAGGCTATTAGGTCATTCGTGACAGAAAGCCAAGATGACCTCTACGCACGGGCGAAGCAGGCGAGAGATTCACTTGAGGCGGACGTCTCTCGACATAAAGCTGAACTGTCGAAGTTCCCAAAGTTAGAGAACGGACTCACCCCTGACCATGTAAGAAACTCGCCCGACTTCAAAGCTCACAAGCAGAACTTTGATATCGCCTTTAAGCGCCTCCAGACTTTCAATCAGTCCTTCACCAAGAAGTTTAAGAGTGAGATTCGAGCGGACCGAGACGCGGCGCGCCTTAAAGGGAAGTAAGCCAGACAAACACGTCCTCTCTTACATCGTCACCTTTCAAACAAAACTTTAGCCTCCAGCGCCAAAATCCAAGATCCTCTGATTTACGAAATCTGGAAAACGTCAAACAAATTCCAAGTTCCTCTTAAGACGAGGTGACATGAAGCCTTCTACCCATACGAAGTATTCCCATAGGGGAATGTTGTAGGGGAGAGCTTACCATGTACGGTCTCGGCTAATCAAAGTTTTCAACACTTTTGTGGATAGAATTGGATAGGGGAATGGATATGAAAAAGAGCATTAAAGACCTTGCGCGTGAGACCCTAGAGAATGTCTATGACCTTTCTCCCCATGAATGGACCGACTGCCACCAGTGCTTTGCGTTGGGGTACCAAATGGGACGAGCTCCCGAGTGGGTGAGTCTTAGAGAGGAGACCCCGGAACCTGAAAGGGATGTACTGTGGTCTATTCCATCGTTAGGGGTGATATCAGGCACACTTAATGAGTTCTCCTATGAGGTGAGGACTCAAGCGCCCGTGTATTGGACTGTGCTGCCTAAGGCTCCTTTTGGTCAAAGGTGAATGTTACTCAGTGCCTTGTCTTAACTAGAGTAGTGACCATGAGTGAAACGCCGCCTGTTGAGTCCATATCACCACCTGATCCCAATGTGTACTTTTTGGCCGGGTACATTGCGGCAACGCCCAAATGGGTAAACGTCAAGGATCATCTCCCATCAACCTATTCACAGTACTTGGTTCACGTGACCAACGGGCAGATTAAATACATGGAAGCTCTCTATTGGAATCCCTATCAAGCTGCGTGGTCAGGGCTTATCTACGGAAACACCGTGACTCATTGGATGGAGATGCCAGAGGGGCCTACTGATGAGTAGGTCAAATCGAGATAGCACCTTGTAACTCTCTATAAATAGACCTCTATGAGCAAGAAAACCGAACAAGAGTTAATCGCGGAAGCCATCGACCTCACTGAGACCTCCCTCGTGCGTGAACTAATCGCCGAAGCTAGAGAGGTTCATCAAGTGTTCATAGACGGGAAGCTTGAAAGCTCACATTCCTCCGAAGAGGATGCAAAGAAACGCCTGAAGCAACTTGATTTTGATTGGAAGCATCGGACCAAAGAGCCTTTTATGCGCGGTGGAGAGGACAAAAAGCCCACCATTGAAATTAAAAAGAGTCTCAAAGAGGCTATCTCTGACGACAAAGCCAAGAAGGCAGAGCGCGTCTTTACAAAGGCGTACCTTGACCTCCAGGATAAGAACCGAGACCTCACCCAAGCTCAAAAGGATGACCCCTACATTAGCCATAAAGAGTTTGACGACCTTGAAGACCAAAAAGACGCTAATGTGGCCAAGGCCGTAAACGTCTACGGTAAAGTCAGAGACTACGCAGCAAAGCATAAGCTCCCTGGAAAACTTGGGCACATTACAGGTGAGCCTGAAGGGTTCTCTAAGCGCGTTAGCCGCCCTATGGACTTAGGGTATGAGTTTGGAAAGAAGATGCTCAAACAGTCCAAAGGTGATGACTTCCATCACACCCGCTACATCGACAAGCTCAACAGCCACTCTGATACCTACCAAGAGCGATCATCAAAAGAATCTGACCCTGCCAAAAAGGAGCACTACAAACACCTTTCCTCGCGCCTTCGAGCGTTTGCTCACGGGATGCACAGTGCAAAGGATGACTGGGACAACAATGGCGGGTTTTAATTTGAGATAATTATGACCAAGAAAACCGAACAAGAGTTAATCGCTGAAGCTATCGACTCTGACCTTCAGGAAAAGATTGGTGACTCAAAGCTCGCCAAGATAAATCGCATTATTCAAAAAGCGGATAAAAGCATCGCAAAGAGCGACAAGGCCGCCGAGGCCGCAAAGGCTAAGGGCGACAAGGCAGGATTTGAAAAGAACGCTAGCAAGTTTGGGCGTCACCACGATCTCCAGACGGTGCTCATGGCAGATAGGGCCGCTGAGGAGAAGGCCGAGTTGGAGGGGATAAAGGCCAAACATGCAGCCTTACGATACGGCGGTGTGAGTGAGGCTATCTCTGACGACAAGGCCAGGGCTAAGAAAGCGTGGGCTCCTGAGCAGCTTGCATATAAGCATGGCATGAAGATTAGCCCCGAGGAGCTTAAGCAGAGAGTAAAGCGCGTTGATGACATTCATCAAAGGTCCGAGAAGAAATATCAGGAATTGATTGCGGCGCATCAGACAAGAACGAGAGACCTTCCTGCACACCCAGGTGAATGGTCTGAAGAGCAGCGAAGCGCGTACCGAGAAAGTAGCGGACCAGCAGGCAAAGCTCATAAAACCCACTGGGCATCTCAACGGGTACAGAGCGGACTTAGAAAAGCGGCCTACGAAAGAGGTCTTCTTAAAAAGGACGGTTGGGGTCACTTCTCTGACTTTCTGGACGATGAGACTAAGTAGCAAGTAATTTAAGAATCATCCCCCAATGAAAGGGCTCACTATGTCCAAAAAGTCAGAACAGGACCTTATTGCTGAGTCAATTGAGACCTACCTTGGAGAGGCTTTACGTGGTCACCCAGAAGGAACCAAGGTGAGAGTGCCGCATAAGGGCAAAATGACATCAGGCAAAGTTGTCCGATATGACCAAGGCTACCGCCACGGAAGCCCCTTCTACGTTGTGGACGTCGGTGAATACGAGTCTATAAAAGTACCTGAGCATAAAGTAGAGCGCGAAAAGGAATAGGGTATGTCCAAAAAGACCACACTATCGCTTACTGAAGATGCAGTTAAGCATCAGTTAAAAATTGCAGCATCAACACTCAAAATGAGTGACGCCGGAGCATCGCTCCTTGGTGGCATGTCAAAGTCTGAAGCAGCAAAGCTCATCGCCCGACATAAAGGAAGGGAGCACGCGGTAAAGTCTTTGAAACAATCCGGGCATACCGACCAAGAGATAGCTAAGCTCTTAGAGGGGAAAAAGACCGAACAAGATATCATCGCCGAATCCATTTCAACTAAGGTTGATAACCACGGGTTTGAGATCGATTTAGACCGTGCAATCGGTGACCACGATTCAGAGCGACGCTTCATGGCAGCCCGTCACCCAAAGGCTCAAGACCACCACATTGAAAAAGGACTTTCCGATGAGGATTGGGTAGTAAGACACGCTGCGGCAAAGAACCCTGTTGCTAAAGACCACCACATTGAGAAGGCTCTCTCAGATAATGACTACATGGTCCGTATGGGAGCGGCAGAGAATCCAAGCGCCAAACCATCACACTTAGAAAAAGCTGCTAAGGACCCACACTGGGCAGTTCGAGCGGCAGCTAGAAGGGATTAGTTTACAAGGCTCACTTCTCCGCCTTTAACTTCTCAGCTACCCACATCTTTACAAGTGACTGTCTGGCGATCCCAAGACGATCCGCCTTTACGTCAAGCTCTCTAATCATCCACTCAGGGAAATCGATGTTGACCCGTCTTACCTTGTTTGGCTCATGCCGAACGGCCTTGTCCCACTGAATGTGTTCCGAGACGTCCTCTCCGGCGTCAAACTTTTCATCAAACTCTTTTGCCGTAATGGGCTTAAGTGCTTTGGTGGAGCTTTTTCTCTGTGTCACGTGATCTCCTAACCGATATAAATCTCACCTTACCGAAACGGTAAGTGATAACATCTGTCCAGTAAAACGGTCCGACCTTACCAATAGGGAGGAATCTCTCCTCGCCATAAATGACAGCAGCGGGGTCGAACTCAAACGCCATACCATAATTATACCATAATTATACCCTCACCCCGAAGCACTTTCTAGGGGCATAAGCCCATGTAACTGCTTAACACCGCTCCTTCTCACTCTCTATAAATAGACTCTCTATGAGCAAGAAGACCGAACAAGACATTATCACGGAAGAGATTGATGCTCATCTCATTGAGCAAAAGACTCCTATGGACCTTGTTCATAGGGGTAGCTCAGTGGATGTTGAGACTAAAGGGAAACTTCTTGGTTCATACACTCAGTTAAACGGCAAATTTCACTCTTCCGTGACAGATGATGACATTAGTGTTCATAAAGGGAGTTACGACACAGAAGACGAGGCATTGGCCGCTATCAGGTTTCACCACCGAATAGGTGCGGCTAAAATCACCCGCCATCAAAATCGAGTATTGCCCCACGCACAAGCAATCAAGCCTTAAAGGGTAGATACGAAAGTCCCTAATCCTTCGACAAACTTGACCTTTTCTACATTCCGCGACCAGTGCTCGATGGGCTCGCCCCGCTGTCCAATGAGTTATCATTCAAAAATGTGATCTACCGGCAAGACGTTTGAGATTAACCATTTGTCAATTCTCTCACTTGCAATTTGTGCGTACTTTGGATTGATCTCTACACCGAGGTAATTTCGCCCAAGCTTCTTTGCTACAAGTCCCGTAGTCCCCGCCCCAAAAAAGGGATCAAGCACCAAGCCACCCTTCGGGGAGCCTGCTAGAATACAAGGCTCTACTAGCTTCTCCGGAAATGTTGCAAAATGTGCCTCCTTGAAAGGTTTTGTATTTACGCTCCACACCGAGCGGCGATTACGAGTAGGCTTTACTTGCCATGGCTGATCATTTCCTCTTGCGCCATTTTTATCTTTGTACGAAAGCCGACATTCTCTCTTAAACCCATTACCTGAAGGATGAGTGGAAACGGACGGCTCTTGTATAGCTTCGCTATCAAAGTAATACTTTGGAGATTTGCTTAGTAGAAATATGTACTCATGCGCCTTGGTGCAGCGGTCTTTAACACTCTCAGGCATTGAGTTTGGCTTATGCCAGATGGTGTCTTGCCTTAAGTGCCAGCCATCCGCACGAAGCGCAAAGGCAAGCATCCAAGGGATTCCTATGAGGTCTTTGGGTTTTAAATCCCCGTACTTTTCAGTTGGAATACGCCACCAGAAATTTGTACCGCCACCCTTCCCCCACCTAATTTTTGTTCTAATGGGAGGCATCGCTTGTTTGGCTCCAACCCCTGGAGATTCTTTTTTTCCACTGCGCTGCATCGTTGCATAACTATCCCCGATGTTGACCCACAGTGTCCCATCGTCCCTTAGAACACGACGGACCTCACGAAACACCTCTACCAATTTTTGAATGAACTGCTCTGGGCCTTGCTCCAATCCTATTTGACCATCAACGCCATAGTCCCGGAGGCCAAAATAAGGTGGAGACGTAACACAGGTGTTAATGATGCCGTCTGGTAGGGTCTTTAAGATCTCTAAGGCATCGCCAATCAGGATTTGGTCTTTCATATCGATAAACGATACGAAAACTGGGCAAGGCTAGAGCATTACCCTTTAGTGATCCCTCCAATTTGACCTTTTCTACATTCCGTAAATCACAGATCTCCGTAGGGAAAGAGCGCTCTCGCTAGTCGTACACACTGAGCAAATGCACCCAAAGGGGGACAGTGGGTACATTTGCTAAACGTCAAATTGCAAAGGTCGCTCAGGGCAAAGAGGGCTTTATAAATAGACCTCTATGGCAAAGCAGACACTCGCAGAGGGCATCAATCAGATCAAAGCTCACGGCAATCGTACCATTCTCATGAAGGGGAAAGAGGCCGGGGACCTTGTAGGACACGTTGACGTCATCCCACGAGTGGATGTCACCACCATGGCCGACAAGGGAGAGGGCCACCATGCCTACGCCGTCTCTAAGCGAAAAGGCAAACATGGCATCTCACACTATGTTACCCGTCGCCTGGGCGAATTTAACACACATGACGAGGCCGTAGCGGCTGTTAAGAAGTTTCACAAGATTGAAGAGGGCGTTTCTGTGCCTACGAAGAAGAGCGAAGGTGACATTATCACTGAAGCTATCGATACTCACCTTCAAGAGCAGATCGGTGACTCAAAGATCACCAAGTTAAACCGAATCATGCAAAAGACCATGAGAAACAGCATGAAAAACATGCTCAAGGGCGGTCGCGCAAAGGAAGCGGGTAATGAGGAAGAGTTTGATAAGCAATTCAAAAAATTCAAACATAACCTCAGTCGTTATGCCTCAGTTAGACCTCACCAGGACGCAGAGGAGAAAGCCCAAGACCAGATCGAAAAGGCCAAGCGGGCTGCAAGCCAATACGGCGGCCTGAGTGAGGCTGCGGAATCCGAGCATGAGCCTTTTCCGTCTAAGGATTTCAAAAAGGTAAAGCTTGGCACTAAGGGTAAGCACACCCTCTCTCACGTGACCCGGCTTAAGGATAACCACTCCTTCTATCACCTCTCGGACGATTGGAGATCGGACTATCCCGTCCATTACTCCCACACTGACCGAGTCGGATTTGATAACCCCGAGTTCTTTCCCAAGAAGGTTGTCTCGTGGGCATCTGACCTTGTGAAAAAGCACGCTAAGGGTACCGTCTCCGAAGGTACCGAGTCCCTCATCGAGGAAAACTACAAAGCACGGCTTAAAAAGTTAGGCTTTTCGGAACAGATCCCAGCCCAGACAAAAGATGGACTTAGTGGCGTGTACCGATTTGACCATCCCGATTATGAAATTGAGGCCAGACCCAAAGCCGATCCAGGCAAAGATTTCAAATACACCATCAAGGATAAGCGCACTGGACGGCGTCACGTTTCTCAACACCTCACGCGAGTTGAGAAGTTCCTAACCGATAAGGGCGCTCTTAAAGAAGCCTGGTACGGAAACTCCTCTTTTCTCTCACACCCCTCTTATACGACGGGGAAATCAATAGGTACGGCTGACCCAGGTTCGGCAAGCGGCCTTAGGGATAAGCTCTACAGCGTCCATCAGCGACACAGTGAGATAGCCGATTCACTCGGTCGGGAAATGGACAAGCTCGATGGCGCAAAGCCAGGGACGCCCGAGTACACACGATACCATGAGCTTGGGGATAAGAGGTCCCGTCATGCACGCCTCTCCAATAGGGCCTATGCCGCATTTCGCGGCATCTCCACTGGGCAGAGAGCTAAGAAGTAACCCCGTCACGCATCGGCGAGTAATTCACTATCGGCAAATAGAAAGTCTTTCACCTTTCGGTAATCCTCACTTGGCATGGAGAGGGCGCTTATGATCTTTAAAAAGTCGTATGCTGCCCTTTCCGTTGGGAGCTCTGGGGCTTCAGTCTTACATGCTTTAATGTACGCTTGAGCCTCAGTGATAGTGACCCAGGCTACTATCTGAAGGCGCACTGGGATATCGAGCGAGAGCACAAGTCGTTCAACTGTCATACATATCTCCTTTTGTTGTTATCCCTCTACCGGAGCAAAGCCCCTAGCTGAAAGCTCCCGTATGAATCTCCCTTCAGGGCTCTCCGGTTGAACTGGAGTCGAGTCACTTGGGATTCGTGCATAGGACACACCGTCCGTAAGCAGTACGCCCGTGTCGGCGTTACGGTAATCGGGAGTCTTCCATTGGCGATGGTAGGAGAGGTTCGCCTGGCCCTTATCGGACGAGATCCTGTTCTGGAGCTTCCATTGGTAGCCCTGCTCAAGCATCTCCTTTTGGCGCTCCTCGTGGGACTTTAAGGCCTCCGCTTCAGCCTTAATGGCACGGGCCGACTTGGGCTTTCCTGACCTGGACAAAAGCACACTTGCGCAGTCGACCCCTACGCGAGTAACTTCCAGGAGCGACTCCCCATCTTTGAACACTTCAAGAGCGACCGTGCGCTTAAGGCCCTTGCGCCCACAGCAATCGCACTCTGTCTGGTCGTCGCTGATACCTCGGATTTTGTACTGGTACATAGTGCTCCTTATCCTTTGCCCTTGTAAGAATAAGTATCGTCAGCCTTCAAACATAGCTGAATAGGGGAATCTTGGAATTTTTCAACTTTCTTTACCGGTGAGTCGGAAAGTCGATCTTAAACCCATGGGTATTCCCTAAGTCGTATATCCACCTATGCCCGTTACAGGCGGGGTCGGTGACCGTCGAAGGGTAGTCAGTGGCAAAGGCGACAAGGGCATTTATGAAGTTGAGAGCAGCCACTTTGCTCCTAAACTGAAAAGCCTTCCCTGCACTCGGGGTCCTATCCAGTTCCCGGTATTTCACGTGGTCGATTCGCCCAGCGTGCTTAGCGTCAAGGAAGAGGGTGCTATTAACGTGAACGTTTATGTACTTACTCATATTCATCTCCCTTTAGGCTAATACACACTTTGAAAGAAGGTTTAGGCCTTCGCGGCGCTGGTATGATTCATAGGTAACCAGGTGCTCCTTGCGGTCTGCCGTTGTGACCCGGACAGTGTTGGAATCAACGCCTTCGGCACAGACAATCAGATCCGGGGAGCGCTCAGCCCTAAGCCTCTGGTCTTCTTTAGAGACAAGCCACTGAGCGTAGAGGGAGGCTTCCGGGGAGAACCCACGCTCGATGAGATAGTCGGGGTACCAGCGCGAGAGGGTCTTAAAGACCTTTTCGTCGGTGACCTCCTGGAAGTTCGTGTAGAGGACACGAGTGTAGGGGAGTTCAAATTCGACGATTGCAGCGGCGCAATCTTCCTCGAAGGCATAGTAGCCGCCCCAGACCTCGGCTCGTTTAAGGGCACTTGGGGTAAGGTGCTTTTCAGCGTAGCCCTTACTAACCAAGAACCCACCGTGCCCGGCGGTCGTATGGAAGGTGAGCCCACGAGCGAACTGAGTTGAATTTTGTGATTTGCCCCAAGGAGTGTTCGTTGCCATGGTGTACCTCTTAAAAGCTAGACGTGAGAAAGGGGGTTAGTGGCCAATAAGGACAAATTCGCGAATCCGATAGTGAGACCCAAAGCGCTCCTTTGCGGCCCCTTCGACCTCTGAGATGAAGGCCTTAAGGCGCTTGCAGCGGATGGTTTGAATCTTGTCCATGCCGCGTTTAAGGTTAATCACGTAGCCATAGTCGCCTAGGTAGGTAGCGGTCTCTTTAAAGCTCGTTTCGTTTGAGTGTACGGTTGCAAGCTCAAGGAAGAGCTTCCCAGTCTGTGTCGCTCGTGCGTAAACTTGCTTTGCCATAGTGAACCTCGCTATAAACTGCTTACATAGAGCCTATCGTCCGCCTTCAAACATAGCTTAACAGCTTAGACACTACTTTTCTACAAAAGTTGACCTTTCCCCTCACATTCCCAGTATTTCGTAGGTGATAAATACCTGCAGTCAGCCGCTAGGGGGTGTTTTTACCGTTTCCTGCCACGCACTCCACCTCGAAGCAGAACGGTGTCAGAGGGGAGGGCGGCTGGCTTTTTCGTTACTCCGTCTTGTAAAACCTTAGTACTCAGCCGACCCAGTACTCTTTCCGCCGGTCATAAATATGGCTCATGGGAAAAGACCATGACCTATTAGCGGAAGCCATATCGACGTTTACAGAGGCTACCTCTCCCAAATCCCGCTTTGAGCTTGTCCCATACGACTCGCTTAAGTACCGCGATGACGAGGATGACTACCTGTATCACGCAACAAGTGAACCGGCGGCAAAGGCCATAGTGCAACATGGGCTAAAGCCGGGCGGAACTGGCACAAAGTCCATGTTTACTGCTGGGGCGTATCCGGCTCATTCCAAGGGAAGAGCATTTCTCTCTAGTCGCTCCTCGGCGAAGGCCTGGGCCGATAAGGTCGAAGACCACCTGTTTCACTCTCACGATGACCCTCCACCGGTAGCAGTGGTGAGGATTCACAAAAGCCACGTTCCGGATATTGAAAAAGACGAAGAGGGGTCCAAGGACGTAGGGCATAGCTTCTTTGTAAAGAGGCACGTACCCGCTCGGGAAGATTAGAAATCTTCCTCATAAATACACTCGTCTAAGTAGATTAGAGTGTATGTCAGACTTGGTAAAAAGAGCCCGTCAGTTTGCTATCGAGCGTCACGGGGAACAAAAGAGAAAGTACACCGGGGAACCCTACTGGCATCACCTACGGGACGTTGCTGCAATGTCCATGGCGGATACTCCACAGGAAACTGAGCACGCCAAGGCCGTAGCATGGCTCCATGATACCTTAGAAGACACCCCTACGACCTATGATGAGATTCATCATCATTTCGGGAAGCGAGTTGCGGACGATGTTGAAACCTTAACGGACAGGGGTAAGCCTGGGGTAGATGGAAATAGGGCAACGCGGAAAGCCGCCTATAATGACAAGATAAAGTCTGGGAGTCACATCGCTCATACAGTGAAAGCTGCGGACCTTATCTCGAACAGTCATTCTATTGCAAAGCACGACCCTAAGTTCTCTAAGACGTATTTCAAAGAGAAAGGGGAGACGTTGCAAATTCTTGATAAAGCTCATCCAAAGCTTTTAGGCGCAGCTAAGAATCTTTTAAATAAGATAAACGCTCGCTCGGGCAATGTTAACGAGAGCCTCACCATAGACAGCGTGTCGGAACAGGACATCATCGCTGAAGGCATCGGGATATATTTCCCCAAATAATTTACTCGATAGGGGAATGTTCCCCGATTGTTCACATTTCATACTCTACCCTCGGGCGATTTACCTTTATGAGGATTGGAGATGAAGACTGGCGTACCATCGGCAGAGACTGTTCATGATGTACTGACTGACATCACCGAATCAATTAAATCGATTGTGGCTAAGGGTGGGGCACTCAAAGGTCACTCCCTAGTGGTCGGAGCAGAGGACGCCAAGGTCCTAAGCCACGTTCTCACTTATTTGAGAGAGGACTGGGACAGTTTTAATGAGTTTTCAAAGAGTGAAGCCTTGCGTCAGTTAGCAAAGGGGTAATGCTCGACGGGTCACTATCTCAGGTACACTCACTCACATAGGACCTTATTCCCAAGGCCATGTGAGGGTGTATGAACTGGAACAAATTCGATAAAGATGACCGGGCTACGCACCCCACCGAAGGGGGCACTTACCTTGTAGCCTTTGGGGAGAACTTTCAGATCGTGTGCTTTGTGGGGGGAGCTTTTAAGTACTCAGCCCTTGGGTCTGAGCTCTCATGGGTCGATTTCTGGATGGAGTTACCTAGTCCTCCGGCTGTTCAGGAATAGATGAGAATCGGCTCTCTATAAATAGCCCTCTGTGGCTAAGAAGAGAACCGAAACTGACATTATCGCCGAGGCGATCCGGTCATTCCTTAACGAAAAGGAGTACCGAGGGGAGCATACCGCACCTGACTCTACCGATGGCTCACCCCTGCACGATGTTACGGCTAAGGGCACATACCCGGATGATTTCTACTCCCATAAAGGCTTTAGGTACTATTCAGATTACGGAAATGGGTATGACTCAAAGTCTCATTTTAAAGTGACTACTATGAGACATAAGCCAGACGACAAGGTGTGGATTCACCGGGCTATCCCGACAGACGTCTATAAAAACGCTTTCAAGGAAGCTAAGAAGAGCGGCAAGTCTCCCCTCCATCACATGATTCAAAAGGGAGATTGGGTCACTATTTCGAAAGAGTACGCACACGACCATGGGGAAGGCGCTCTAAACGGAGATTACAAAGTCGCCAGTATGAGAGTTCCAGCGAAGCACGTTTTCACGAACGGGGACTCCATTCACGAGTGGGGGTATGACCCAAAGGATGAGGACTGATTGTCATGAGTAGACACTGGAAAGAGCACAAGTACACAAGCGCCGAAAACCTTTGGTTTTGGGTCGATGAGACATCGACTAGGCTAGACGACAAGCTTACCGAGGACACATCTAAGACAGGCGAGTTCTACAAGGCGTTCCTGGCGGGGCAGAAAGAGCTTCTTGAAAAGCTTTGCGATTACCTGCACGAAAATGAAACAACCTTGCGCGACATATTAGAAGTACGCGGGGTGCATACCATAAAGCTAGACGACGAAGAGTAAAAAGGGCGCTCGGCGGATTTCTCGCCTACTCCCGTTTCAGGCTAAACTGAGCCCGTGTGATAGCGGTCTGTTTCTTACCTTGGTACTCATAGTGCTCCTTGACGGTAGCGAGGCCGGTTACAACATCACCCGCCTGGAGGGCTGAGCAGCCGGAAGCCTTCCATGTCACGCGGTTTCCTGCGCTGTCCTTAAAGGCAATAAAGGTACTACAAAAGCGGCCCTCAGACAGCTTGGTAAAAGTCACCGTGAGGGTAAACTCTCGGCGTTCCCCGACTGTCCCGAGGTGAGCGCTTGGAAGCTCATTTGCAATCTGATCAATCTTACGCTGTCCCGCAGCTATCTGGGCTGCAGTCAGGGTACCTTTTCGGTCAAACTGCTCAACAAGCGAAGTGGCAAAGGAGTCCGTGTGAGAGCGTAAGTTCTCAATAAGCCCTGGGTTCTGAGCTGTGAATTGCGCTTTAGTCTCCTCCAGTGCAGCTACCTTTGCGGCTCTCTCTGCCTGACGCTTTGCCTCTTTAGCGGCTTGGCGCTTTTGCTTAGAGGCTTGCAAACGCGAAAGTGCTTCGCTGGTGAAAATCCTAGCGGTAATCTTGACGCGGCCTGCTGTATTGCATTTCAAACATTTCCCCTCCCATGCGATAGACGGGTATCTACCGCTTCCATTACAGCGGGGGCATGTATCGATGTACGAGATGGTAGCCGTCGCAGCGTCACCCGTCGGGGCCTGTCCCTCGTAGCTTCTTCCGTCAGCAAAAAACCATTGTGTCGTCATAACGTCAAGTATACGCAGTCCGCCTTCAAACTATCAATAAGGGAAACCTGGAATTGTATACGTTTCGAAGTGACTCTAACGAAAAAGTTTGATCGTCAAACATTACCTTTCAATGACTTAGCGATCAGCCTTCAAACAATATGCGCAAACGCCGTTGATTTCAAATGTTGGGGTGCCCTACCATAGGTCTACCGGCTCATTTAAGGGGGAAATATGAAAAAGCTCACTACTCTTGCCACAATCCTTTTCTGCGTCATAGGGGCTCCCGTAGCTCAGTCGGAGGGCATCCCTCCTGGGTGCTACATCACGGATTCGGAAAGGAATTTATTTGGGCAGACTTTTGGTTACGTTCCGAGGTGCTTTGTCGCATCGGACAACTATTACAACTGGTTTACTCACAACCAATATGGCCGAACCGAGATGAGCGTTTTCTATGGTCCAGCCGTCGAAGCCATCCTTTACGCAGATTACCAAGACCTTAATGCCTGTATGGGGGCTCATAACTCCCTCCTGGCAGATCACCAAGCTTTAACCGGTAACTATAACGCAGCAACTGCTAACCTTAACGCAGCAACTGCGGACAACAAGGCCCGTATTACCTTGGAGAAAAAGCTCCGAAAGGCGTGTGGGTCGAAATGCAAGCGGATCAAGTAGCTAAAATGGGTCGTCTTCGACGGGAGATAAATACCTCCCGTCATGAAGACCTTCTTACAATTCATAGTTGAGCGCCTTGGGCTGCCTGAGAAGCTCCCAAGCGGTACCGTTCTCCACATGCAGGAGATTGACCACCCATCTGACCGAGGCAGAAAAGCCCATATGGTAGTAGCCTACCATCCCGACGCCTCAACCGACGACACAAGCTATGCCAGGAGTGAGATTGTAAAACATGCTAAGGAGCACCCAGCGGGAATGGGGCCTCAGCATGGGATAGGATTTGCAATATTTCACAAGGACCCTAGGGGAAAGGGTTTCCGGGCACATAAGCTTCATACTGACTATGGGTGGCAGCGAAGAGGGGTCGCCACGGCAATGTATGACCATGCCCGAGAGAAGGGGCTAGCGATTAAACCATCAAGTGACCAAAGCGAGAAGGGAAAGCTTTTCTGGAAAGGATATAAGAAGCACCTAAAGGCTAACTAGAGAGATTGCCTGTCCGACTCATAGCACAGGTCTTCAAAGGTATTGGCATCGATCCCTGTCGTCTTAAAAAAGAAGGCTTGGGTGTCTTCGTAGTTAAAGCCCATAGACCGTAGCTGGTCGACTACCTTGGAAAACATTACCAGGTCGCTGGTTTGAATTGACTTTTGGGCTGCTTCTTTCAACGTGAGTCGGTTAGTCATATTCATCCTCCGTGTCTAGTTAGACAAGATTGACTGGTACCTGGGCCGCAAGCTTGAAACCTTAAATTCTATATAATCTCGCTTAGCTCCTTTGTAGTCCTCATCCTCTTGAAAGGTTTTCAGCCACTGAGCTTCGGTCTCTGGAGAAACGTCGCGAATGTGCTCCCATAGCCCTGAAATACGTTTTAGGCCCCAGAGGGACTTAGGCTTTTTATGCGTCATAAGACCGAGCCTCCTTCACAAACCTCTCAGACTGTATAGCTCCACCACCTTGGACTGTAATCTCGACGTCCAGGCGCTCCGGGCGAAGTCCGGTCTGCTGGCAATAGAGCTTTGCCTCTCGTTTGGAGGTAAAAGTCTGGGTTGTCTCTTGGCCGTCTGATGTAATAGTTTTGATGGTATATTTTCGTCTCATACTAAGACCATCGTCCGCCTTCAAACGTCACTTTAGCGTTCCAATGAAAAATACGCAAATTGCGCACGAAATTTATCTTTTATTAAGATAAATACCTGGCTATGGCCGCTCAGACAGACAAGGTTATCATCGCAAATACCGATTACGAATTAGGGCCGGAGACTGCCCACGGTAGACAGGTTCATTACAGAGGGAAGCAGGTAGGATCAATTTTCTACATTACCTCCGCTGAAACTGGCGAGCATGTTCGCTTCCTAGCTCTGGTTCAGATTTACAAAACCAGCTCACAATTTATCACCAGATGCCTAGGTGAATTTCTGACATTAGATGGGGCTCTTGCTGATATTACAGCTACTCATTTCAACGAATCGAAAAAAGAACCTTTGAGAGGGTAATGCTCGCCGCATCACTCACTCTAGTACCGTAGGATAATGGGTGTCGGGGCAGGGAGGTAGCCAGCCCTCAATAAGCCGACCAGCGCGACCGCAGTAGTACCCGTGAGTGCTTGAGCTAAGCCTTTTTTCCCGGAAAGGTTTCATTGGGCGCTTGTTGGGGAGTGGACCTAATGGCTCTTAAGGCTCCTCGCGTCGAATCCGTTCGAGTCGGATGCGCCCGCTTTGTTTACTCTAGTCAGATGCACGAGGCATGAGTGAGATCAAAGGTTATATCCATCATTACACACCCGATAAGGACACTTCACATGGCCTACGTAGAACGTCAGGCGAGAAGGGTCTTGGGACTTCCCCGAAAGTACACCGAATGGGACCTGCACGTGGCGTACCGGGCACTTGTGTCAAAACATCATCCTAATCTTGGAGGTAACCGGCTGGCTTGGGCTACAATTAACGGTGCTTTTGATCTCCTACGAAAACGATTTGATGGTACCACGGGGAATTGATCCGGGGAGCGAGGCGGCACTTCTATAAATAGACTCGTTACGACCAGAAAGGTCTCTCTATTGAACGCTACTCGCATATGTCCAAGAAGACGCTTCAAGATTTAATACAAGAGCAAATAGATAAGGATTTCCGTTCCCTCGTTGAGAGTATGAGCCACGATGAGGCAAGGTCTGTCCTTGGTCTGGAACCTGATCACTCCGAGGATGAATTGAAGACTGCCTTCCGGGCAGCATCAAAACGACATCATCCTGACCTAGGTGGAAGTCCTGAAGCAATGAAGCATGTAAATGCTGCGTATGAGAAATTAAAGGGAGCCGGTGGGCATTTCCATGCTGACCAAGGAGGAGACCCAATCTTCAACAAACTCAGGCATCCTGATTCTGACGTAAGAGCAAATGCAATTCAGCATCCTAACGTGCAGCATCATCATATCGACCATGCTTTGAATGATAATGACTACTGGGTAAGGTTAAAGGCCGTCTCTCATCCTAATGCTCAACCTCATCACATCGACAAAGCCCTTGATGATAAAGACTCAATGGTAGCAAATGCCGCTATGGAGCATCCAAACGCAACCCATGACAATATCTCTAAGGGGCTTCGTCATGAGGACGAGTCCGTAAGAGAGGACGCAATTCGACATCCTAACTCCCACGAAGGGCACATTGACCAGGCGCTTAACGATGACAGTAGCTTCGTGAGGTTCGCGGCAATGGAGCATCCCAAGGTTCACATTGGACACATCGAAAAAGGCCTTCACGATGAGGACGAAGATGTACGAAAGCTTGCAATCGACCACCTTCGGCGGCGCGGTGCTTTCAAAGCCTAAACCCTTAAAGCGTCAGCCTTCGAACAAGCTGTTGAATCCGCTTGCGTTTTCAAACTCCTAAAAAGTGTTCTGAATCGACGCTCAAGGAAGGTTAAGAATTGTGTTTGAAGGCGGAACTTCCTGTGATAATAGCCATCTCACACGAACGTGGGTATGTATGACTAAACATGTTGGCTTTATTGTGCAGGTTGGGGACACGAAGAGCTTCTGCTCCACTATGACCCGAGCAATCATGCTGGGAAGACTACTGTGCAACGTTTACAGGCGCGATTCATTCTCCATTACACTTACAATTACCGGGGATTCGGTTACGTTTTCAAAAGACACAGTTGTTGAGCAAAAGCCCCTCTTGGCGAAATTCAAGAAGATGGTGCCCGAGTCCGCCTAAAGGGGCCAAATTGCACTTCTCTCCGGATTCAAGGTTGCTACCTGATTCTGAAACACATCCCGAATAAGAGAACCCGGATGAGTTTTCAACCATTCACTTTGCCTGTTAAAACGTCAATAAAAGTGTGAGAAAGATATCCCATCGACGGCAGCTGCTGTCGGGTTAAGCATATAAATGCCAGAGGGAGATATGTTCATAGATACGCTTATAACCGGGATAGAAGCAGGAAATACGACCAACCCTTTTGTTCTCGTTGAGTACTGTAAACAAGGAGCAATGGCTCAGAATATTGTGATGCGACGAGATCTGGCCTCATGGAAGGACGGTCAGCAACTAGTCGCGACCTATCTATGGCACAACAGGGTGGCGGACCAAGATACTATCGTAAGGGTTGTGTCAGCGCTTGATCATTGGCTGGATGAAAAGAGGGAAGAGCTCCTGGAATTAGTGCTGAACTTCGGGCATGTCTACGTTGAAAAATACACAATCCTCTACTCCCAACACGACATCATTGAGGAGCAGGCGACATGGGAAGAGTCTCATAAGCTTAAACGGTTTAACTTCAAGGTAAGCCCGTTTTGGATCGTTATAAGTGAGGAGAAAGACGGTATCACACGCGCTCCTCTGGCTATTTTTGATAGACGTGATTTAGGGGATTTCTTCAGGTATCAATTGTAAGTAGCCTTATCCAAGGGAAAGAGGGGGGAGTGTGGAGATGTCGCATCTTCACAAGCAACACACATCCCAGACCCAACCAGCGCTCGGCTCCTCTCTCTTTCCCCTTCTTGCTTTACCTGCTCCCTATCTCGGCGGGTATGTTGCCTTCTACTACTGACAGAAACGCATCAAAAAATGAGGTCGAAGTTGGCATATCCGCCCAGACCCGATTGACATATAGAATCTCGGCTTCGTTCATAAAATCGTATATGGAAGGCTGATACTTGGATGACGATAGGTACTGCTGATATATCTCATAGGCCCGAAATCGGTTCATGGCTCACCCCGTTAAAACCTGGAAGGCTTAAAAATTACAGCATCCCTTACCCCGTCCAGGATGTCCGTGACGTTTCGTGGATCGCTTGAGCGATACTTGGCTTGCGAGACCGCAGCAATCCCACCAGCGACCTGCTTAGGCTCATTAAACTGAATTTCTGCTTTGAGGCTCGGGTGTCCTTTTATGATTGCCGGGAGCTTCGAGAAGCTGTGACTTGCGTAGTAATAGTCGTACGAATCACTTCGCTTTCGCTTCTGTCTAAATGTCACCTTTACCGCTTCGTCATACTGAGCATAGCTGCACCGAGTGACCTCTTTGACTGAGATAGGAGTCACATAGGCATATCCAAAATCGGACAGTCCCACGAGGGTTACGTCGCCTGCGTTTGAGAGGGTTTCGATGAATTGATCGAGCTCTGTTTTTGGGCAGTATGTGTTTGTCATGCCCATATTGTAACCTGTTTAACAGTCCGCCTTCAAACCCTTTTTTTGATTGTTTGAAGCCTGGTAACAGGCAGTTAGGGCGTGTGCGGCTTAGATCCAAGTAAACAGGACTGGACAGCCTGCTTTTACGAAAGCGTTGCGAACTCGCTCCTTAAGAGCCTCGGTTACTTTTATTGATGGCACCTGAAGGCTAGGGCAGAATGTTCTTTTGCGAGAGTCCTTATCGCCCATAAGAGACGTAAGGGCATAGTGAGGGCGTGCGGTAAGAGCTTCTTTAAGCTCATTGTCGGCCAGTCGGGGAAGATCATCGGCACGATACGCGATAACCTCAGTACGTGAGTGTGAAAGAGTCATAACCTTTAACCAAATGACCTAAACGTTGGTGGTGGGTGCCATGTATTTAGGGTTCGGTTTCAAATAGGTCGACGTCTTCCCCGCAGCTGCAGCCTAGGCAACTTCAATTGAAGCGGCCTCACAGGCCTTCTCCTCTGGAAGCTCCTGATCCATTCGCTCAACGTCATTCAGAAGGGTAAGAAGAGCGTTCAGGTCATATGCCTCTCGTCCGTTTATCATAACCCTTACATCTCCGGGAGCTATTGCAGAGTCGTTTATGGCGATAGTGACTGGGCCTGGTCGCTTCTGATTCGGATTGGTAACCAGAAAGAGTCTTTTGGCTGTTATTTGTCCGTTTTGGTAGGTACCAAACATTTCACAAAGCCATCGTGGGGCCTTTGAAAGGGCATAGTCGAGCGATGAAGCCAGGGAGGAGTGTCCGCCTGATATCTGATTCTCAACTGACTGGATCTGCTGTGAAATTAGGTGCCTAATGAACAGGGATGAAATTGCTCGAACCGCTGAAGTCCATTGAAAGCTTCCTGCTCCTCGAAACGCCCCAGGCGTCTTGCCCCTAATGCAACGCAAGGGCTCCCCACTAAAAGAGGTAAATTTGGTCTCTGCAAGCTCGTAGCCGCTTTTAGTATTAAAGAAGTGGATCTCAAATGCTCTCTTCATAGGCTCCTTGTACTCGTTTAGACGTAACAGATCGAACCGCTTTTTAACTTCGAGTACACCATTAACACTGAGCCGCATGACCTACAAGCAGAAATTAACCGAACCGGTTAATCAGGTATTGAATACCTAGGTGTCTTAATGTATTAACGATCATGAGACTAAAGACATATTCCGCTAGATAGTTTCTGAAATCTTGGTAGTATTTCATCCTGTCTAGCAAACCCATTTTGTTAAGGGGATGATATATGAAGCTTAAGGAACTTGTTCATTGGGATCAAAGCGGCGGCGCCGGTTCACCTGCTTTCTGGGTGGATGAAGAGACTGGAGATTTTTTCTTCCAGGGATACAAGGTGGAAACAGGCGTTCGCGAAGAGACCAAGTGTCCAGGGCATGAGGACCTAGTTCGAGTGCCAGCAAGCTTTTGGACGCAGCTCAAGGCTTACGCGAAAGATTCGAAGTAAGTTTTGACAAGTTACCAAGGGGCGCTGAAATATGCGCCCCTTGGTTATTCGCTCTATTTGAATAATGAGATATCAACCATGATGCAGACACAGAGAGAGCAAGGAACAGCTATTCCACAGGTATCATGGCGCACTATCCCAATAGGCGACGAGTGGAGTGCAATGTTCCAGTCGTTCAAGCAGTCGGCTTACCGACTTGAGACTCTTCAAGCTTATGCTGAACCATCGGAGTCCTCACCATTCAATCAGTACCGAAGAGGAACACGTCCAGATCCATCATTCATGGCCGACTGGTGCAGTCTAGTAAAGGGGCACGTAGACGCGGGTCGGTCCATGCGAAGAGTTCACATTGTTGACCTTCCGCTCAGCGAATACATGAAGTTTGAAATAGAGTGTTGTTACAAAGATACAGGTTTAGCTGGGGAAGATATTCGACTGTTGGACAGGGTCAATCTTTCTCCTGAGCTCTTAAAGATTACTCAAGAGGATTTCTGGTTCCTTGACGGCTCAACTGTCGTGGTTAACGACTACGATCCTACAGGTGCGCTCTACCAAGCTCGTATTACAACAGATCTAAAAGCGGTGGCGTACTATTCAAGTGTCGATCAAAAGCTCTGGGGCATTGGAGTGCCATTTAGGGAATTTTATAAAACCCACACTGGTATAGAACTGTAGTCAGGTAAAAGTGGACCGGGAAAGCGTAGGTGCCAGAATAAAGGCACTGCGAAAACTACGAGGATTTACAGGAAAGGACTTAGCTGAAAAGACAGGTCTATCGGCGGCAGCTGTATCAAAGTTTGAAAATGGGCTGCTTCGACCCACTGAAAATTTCATCGAAGCCACTATCGCAGCTCTCAATCTCTCATCATCTGAGGCGTACGCACTACGCGAACTCTCCGCTTTCGTAAATTCGCAGTTTGCTAGATGGACCTTGAGTCAAAATCAAGTCACAAACAACCAAATTAACATTGGACTCAGGGAAAAAAACTCCAAGAATATTAGAGTTTTCTACAATCAGATAATCCCCGGTCTTCTGCAGTCGCAGGAGTACATGCGAGTTGTGTTTCAGCACCTAGTAGGCTCCGAAAAGGATAACCTGAATAGGCTCGTAAAGACCCGATTAAAAAGACAGAACATACTTCACAGTAAGCGAACTGCGCTGACGTTTGTGTTGGGAGAGGGAGCTATTCGGACATGCTTTGGTTCTAGGTCTGTTTTGATAGACCAGCTTAAGCGGCTAATTGATATCATCAATACATCGCCTTCAGTAGAGATCCGCGTTCTTCCGTGGCAAAAGGTGCTGAATCGTTTTATTATGGATTCCTTTATTCTTTACGACGAAAGGACTGTGAATATTGAGGTCCTTAAGGGAGAGTTGGACCTGTGGACTGGGGAAGATGTCTCGTACTACATTGAAACCATGAACTACCTGATATCTGCATCCCTATCTCCGGCTGCAAGTAAGGAGTTTATAAAGCGAGTCGTTAACGAGTTAGAGAAAGAAGGCGAATTTTAACATGAAGATAGCACTTTGCACCTCAGACTTTTACGCTCCCGTTCATCAAAGTATCAGAGATACTGGCCATGAGGTTTCTCACGTCTTTACATCCTGTGACCTAGATAGTGGGTGGAGTCTTAAAACCGCCGAGTTTGCAAAAGAAATGAGGTCGCAGTTCGCCGTTGGTGCTGTCACTGAAGAACATATTGCACGCATGAAAGATGATGGGGTCGACCTGCTCATTTCAGCTGCATATGATTACAAGGTCCCTGTTCCTCAAGACGGTAGCCTAAAGAGTATAAACGTTCACGGGACATTGCTCCCTGAGGGGAGAGGTCCATGGCCTTCCCCTCACGTTCTTTTGCGGCACCCCGAGGCAGCGGGGATGACCCTACATACCATGACTGATAAGTGGGATTTTGGTGAGATAGTCTTGCAGGAGAAGATTGAAGTCTCCGACACGGATGATTCGGACTCTCTAATATCGAAGATGGTTTACATGTCTGGTAAGCTCACCAAGCAGTTACTGGGTGATTTTGAGAAAATATGGGCAGGTCGAAAGCCCATGGAAGGAAAGGGGTCCTACTGGAAGAAGCCAACGGACGCTGACAGAACAGTAACGCCACTCGATGATCCGGAAAGGATAGCTGCAACCTATAGAGCGTTTGGGAATCTGACCATCTTTAGCGATGGTGTATCTCCTGCCTCTAATGTTTCAAGAATAGTCATGTGGAAGCAGCAGACTGACAATTTACCTGGCACGCTTGTTAGTTCAAATAATACTCAGCGGATCTATGCGATCCGTGGTGGCCTTATGTCGGTTTATAACTAGCTAGTCTTTCGTCTTTTTATTGCGCTCGTGCTCACTGAGTCGTGCGTAGTAGGTGAGGCTCTCTCGCGGAACTGGGGAGTCCTCATCCTCCGAGAACTCAAACTCAAAAGATTCAAAAACAAACGATTTTTTTCGAAGACTAGCCTGCTTGTGAGCTTCGCGCTCTTCCGGGGACATTTCTGCCCGAGGCTTTGATGAGTCTGCGTCCCCGTGAAGGGCCGTAAAATATTCCCCAAATTTACCCGCCTTGAATCCACCTAGTGGTTGTTCCTGTCCTCTTGGGAACTCTTTATCTCGGTCTGATGTCGAGATCGAATGGATGTGCGGGCTGGAGTGGTGCTTATATAGCACTGCGTCCTGGCTATACTTGCTGCCATGTTGGGTAAGGAAGCTCTTCAGTTTTCCACCGTCGTCTCCCTTTGGTCCTACTACGATGTAAGATGGCTCGTACTTACTCGCGCCAGCTTGTTTTTTGCCGTCCTTATCGACCTCGGGATAGCCGCCCTTTACTCGAATGAAGCTGTACCCGGCCTTACGAATGTCATGTTCCAGGGATTTGTTATTTGATCGGTTCTCAGCAGTAGAGACTCTGACCTCACTCTCTTTCCCGTCGACTGAACCTGGCTTCTTGAGGCGATTAGCCGTAATGAAGCCAACACTGCGCGTACTCAAATGCTGATTGACGCGATTAAGCGAACGCTTGGCAGCCTCTGAAAGGGCTGTGATGTTAAGCTCTTGAATGTATTCAAGAAGTTTCTCAAATCTAGCATCTGACATGGAATAATCTCCCCTACGTCTATTTATATAGTATCCAAACGCCCTTGTTAGAGACTTACATACAGGCCAGTGGCTGCACAGAAGCTCTCCCTTAAGCCATCGCAGTAGATATCCTCATCAACGGTAACTGTCTTTGCGCTTGTTCCCCGTACACTCAGATACTCAATTTTGTACGTGTCCGATGGGGTCAGTTGAATCCTTACCTTGTTGATCCCGTTCTTTGCCAGACGGGAGGGGAGAGAGAACTGCAAACCGGTTTCAAGGGCAATTAGGTCCTTTGCTCCGGTCATGGCCCGAAACTGCGCACCTCCAAGCTGTTCAATTATTGTGCTAGCGATCTGAAGTCTTTCTTCTTTGGTGTAGTTCATGTCGGTAGACCCCCGGTATAACTCTGATATCAATTATACCGCAATCGGCAGCCTTCAAACAATGCTTAAGTGAAAATTGACTGAAAGCGCGTAACTGTCCCACAATACGATTGAAATAATTAAATATGTGCCGTAAGTGGGTTCTCTTTAAAAGCTAACCCTATGATCACCCTTTAGAGAGGAGAGATAGCTCAAGCGCTCTAACAATCTCGCTATGATGATCTGCCCGCTCATGTTGACCGAGCTTTCTCAATGTATCACGCCTGTCCCTATGATAGGCGATACGCTCATGAATAAAAGGAGTGATGTCTCCTGCCTGACACGCCCTATTAAGGATGTCTTGGAGGTACTGCTTCCTCAAATGTTCATCCATAAAATGCCTCGCAGGAATCCACCCCTACTTTGGGGCGACTGACCGCGTACGCCATCCACACCAATAGGCACGTCTCGCTGAATCGAGTCCCCGCCAAGCCCTTCGATTCTGACGTCGAGGCATCCTGGATGCTTTGGCGTTCCAACGCAGCATCCTGAAAATGCACACGATACGTAAGTAAATAACAGAAGTAGAGCTATGCGTATCATCACGCTGCGAGCTCGCACTCTTTTAAATATTCCTCCACCTTCTCCCGAACTAGGTAACGCGCACGAAGAATCCGGTTTTTTACGGACGTTTCCGTGAGATGAAGCAAGTTGCTAGCTTCTTTATTGCTGAGACCGTCAATATCTCGAAGGCAGAATATTTCACGATACGCTATTGGAAGGCTGTCAATTGCCTCTTGCAGGATCGCCCGTATCTCATGCTGGCAAGTCATGTAGTCGATGTTTGTAGAATCTGACCGATGAGCCACCAACGAGTTAAAATCTGTTCCTGAGAGGTCCTCCATAGAAGTCGATGGGCGTCGTTTGACTGAGCGAAGACGCATCAGAGCCACATTTGCGGCTACTCTGTGTATCCAGCTTGTAAATTTACACTGGAATTTAAACTCTCCGACTTTGGTCAGTACCTTAATAAAGACCTCTTGTACGATGTCCTCAGCATCGGCTTGATTGTTAAGGATTCGGTAAGCGACCCGGTACACTCTCGGGCTGTGTCGATTAAAAAGCTCAAGGAAACATGCTTCGTCGCCGCGCTGTACTAATCCTTGCACTAAATCGAAGTCGCTTTGGCCCTTTGACATGTAACCCTGCCTCCAAACTACAAAACAGAACGAAAAAGCTCTCAATGCTTGTTCACTGTAGCGATATTGGGGAGGCGCCGAGCATTACCTAATAAAGATTTCCGATTTCGTCCGTGGATGTAGGGGGCTGTCGGCCAAGAGAAGAGGTCACTGCGCTCTTTCGTTTGAGGTTAGGAACATTTCACACTAGACCTTTGCGTTGAAGATGGGGGGACTTACTTCGCCCAACTCTTTTTGTCTTTGTTTGGGATTTCTTCACGCCGTTAGAATGTGAGGAGCTAGTTTGCTGGGCCGATACCGCTGCTTTTGGCTTATGCTGATGAGCGACGGATGGGTGCCGCGAGGCTTGTGGCAGTAGAACCAATAACGTAACAATCAATTCCCGCATAAATCACTCCGAGTAAAACATAGCCCGAATCAGATACATGGTGGTGTCATGGTATTTATAGATTCAGATATTGAGGCCCTATCCAAGGTGGTTCTGCTACCAAAAGCACCGGGAAAATCCCCAAAAAGCGAATCTTAGTACCCTAAAGTCGTCGCCAAAGTATTTAAATCCTCTCTGCTCCGCTTCGATAAGTATTTCCGTGAAGATGCGGTTTGGCATGTCGTGCAGTTCCGCGACTTCTACATTTGGACGAACACAAAATGAAAAGCTACCGGCGCTATCAGTTTCGATTTGTCGGCGGACAAGTCGATCTTCCTCTTCGAGTTCAAAGATAGCCTTACCCTCCTGAAGCACTGTTACTAATATGACGTTCATCTGACCTATGCTTACTTTTTAAGAAAGTCGTGGAGTTCAAGGCTGACCAAGCCTGCCGCAGCGGATCCGCGATGAAATGCCCGCCTGTCAATTTCGCCATTCGAGGATTTGGTGGATTGGCCCGATGGGTTAGCTTCCTTTTCACTCGGATCTGAAGATTGGCTCTCTGAAGCCTTCTTCATTTCCGGAATGGAGTCAGTTAGTGAACCGCGATTATCAGCAATCATTTGTTCATCGACCCTGGCCCAGATTCGACATGCAAATCCTTTTTTAAAGGAGCGCATGAAGGTTTGGCTTTTCCCTGCTTCCTTGGCCAAGGTAATAGCAATCACCACAATATGAGCAGCGACCTTCTTGGCTGTTTCAACATCGCCCGGAGAGCCGACGATGGTTCGTACTGCGCGGTCGTTACTGTCATATCGCTTCGTATAGGTGCAACCGTAAAGCTTTGATATGGCAACGTAGATTGAGTCCTGCCACGTTGCTCTTAATGCCCCAACCATCAACCCATCAAACATATAGTCTTCTGAGGTAGTCGCGGTGTTTATATTGGCGATTAGGAGGCTGTACTTTGACAATAACTCATCGGCCATTTTTTGTGCGGTTTGGGACTCCGCCTGAGTGCCGCCGCGTCTCGCAAGTTCAAGCATTTTGTTTATTTTGGCGATGATGTTGTCCATTTACCTATCTATAAGGGAGGCAGTCGCCTTTATTGATTTGGACCGATTATAGGTAATCAGACCCACTCTTGAGCCTTTCCTCTTGCCAGATGTAGTCAGCTCTCTATTAGGTAATGCTCGGCACCTGAACGACTTGGTTATTGTGAAAGGATGAATTGTGCACAAAAGCCCAACGAGGTGAGGATAAGCTGCAAATGTTGCCGTGTACTGGTAGACGTACCGCATGTACCAGGGATGGTGTCCGCAATCTGTAAAAAATGCTCCGATAAATACCTAGGAGGAAATCGAACTCAGGGAGATGTTCGCTTGGTGGTAATGCTCAAGAGTGCTGGAGGGTTGGTAGGTTAATATAATGGACTTCTATAGCCTTGATTATATTTTTGCAGAAACTCAATTTACCTCGGGGCTCCATGCAAATCTCCAGAGAACTTATGACTTTGTTCGTCAGCCAGTTGGACCCCAGACTCGGGACGTAACCTCCACATTCTTTTGTGACCTTGAGGTAGATCAAGGGATGCCAGATCACCTTGCCGCACAGGCTATAATCGACAAGGGTATTAGCCACTTTACTGAGTTTCTTAAGAAAGACTCAGTTCAAGGGATCAAATTTACACGCATTGAAGTCTTGAAAGCCTTTGCGTGCCGAACCGGCTCGGGAAAACAAACGTTGGCATTGGTGATTGATTACACAACCCCAGCAAAACGAACCATCAAGTCCTTTGTTTAGCATCGGTAATTTCTCAATCTCATTCAGCTACTTGTACAGTACAAAAAACTTCAAACATTTTGTTGGGGGTAATGCTCGCGGCTGTTGGGCATCTGTTAGATTTTGTTTCAACAGAGTGTGAAAACCAGTTAGCGAGGTTCTATGAAATTGCGATCCGGTATCCCCGAGCTAGACAGAACATTATGTGGAGGGTTTGAGAAAGGAAGCCTGTCGATTATTATCGGCGAAGGGGAAATGTCAGGTAAAACTACCACCTTGACCTACCTTGCTAATAAGGCAGTGGACTCCGGAAGTAACGTTGCGTTCATCTCGTTCGAAGATGACACTGAGGTCCTTGCCGAGAAAATTGTGAACCCCTACGCAAAGCTGACATATTTAGAGCCAAAGACAAAGCTTGAAACTCTTCAATTAGCCATAGCCGGACTAAGTTCTGACCTCATAGTTATCGATGACCTTAGCCAGATTGACTGTTTTCAGTTTAATGCCGAGGCCGTTAGCGTGCTTCACAACTTACGAGTGTCGGCGATGATGTGTAGCAAAGCTATTGTTGCTGGTGTGGGGATATTCCCCGAGAACGATATAGTAAAGCTGCTCCGCATGTCTGATGTAGCAATGGACATTCAGGAGTTTCACCACAACACATATACTCTGGGAGTTCTCAAGAACAGTTTTGGGAAAGCCGGATTCTCTCTGAGTTTTGGGGTAGCCCACTAACTAAGGTCCATCACCCGACCGTCGGATTCGTGCATCTCTGGTGCATATGCGCAAGAGAATCCCCTAGACGCACGGATTAAGGTTTGAGAAAGTAAGGAAATGTTTGAAGGTGGAACATAAAACCTCAAGCCCTGATTGAAGGCTGCCGATATGGAGTGATATGAAGAATGTTGTTGCTGTTGTGGTTAGTCTTGCGCTGTATATCACTCGCATTGGTATGGTCTATGGAGATCAACTAGTGTATCCGGGGGCCGTAGTGACCGTTCCTAGGTCCGTATCCTCCGAAAGTTTATCGTCAATGGTGGCAAGTGCACCATCTGGGTTTCGCATTAGTTCGATATCATCAAAGACTCTGTTCTTTGATGAGAAGACGTCCGGACTGACCGCTCTTTCTCTCGTTTCAGACTCAAAACCAATAGTTCTCACGAGAAAAAATAATGCATGTAAGTCGCCTAAGGTTCGAAAGGCTTTGGCTAAGCTTGGTAAGAGGGTAAAGTGCGAGCCTAACTTTGCATACTCTAAGTCCGAGATTCCAAACGATTCCCTTTACTCTCAGCTATATGCCCAGGAAATGATCAAGGCCCCATTAGCATGGGAGCGAACGAAGGGTAGTGACGAACTGTTAGTTGTACTCGTCGACACCGGTATCTCTTACAACCATCCAGATCTTAACCCTAATGTGTGGAGAAACCCGCGAGAGATTCCAGGTAATCGGATTGATGATGATGGTAACGGCGTCGTTGATGACGTATATGGCTACAATGCAATCAGAAACTCTGGAGATCCCCTTGATGATAATGGGCACGGTACGCACGTTGCTGGAATCATTGGCGCAAAAGGGAATAATTTAATCGGCATCCCCGGGATTGTTTGGAATGTCAAACTGGTAGCCACCAAGTTTTTGGACAAGAATGGATACGGAAGTCTTGCTAATGCTATCAAGGCAATCAATTACGGAACAGCGCTTCGTAAGGCAGGATATAAAGTTGTCGTAAGTAATAACTCTTGGGGAGGGACTGGTTTCAGTTCAGCACTTTTAGCAGCAATTAAGACTGCGGGGGATCAGGGGATTTTGTTTGCGGCGGCTGCTGGTAACTCTTCCTATAGCAACGATCGATTACCCGTCTATCCGGCAGGATATGCAAGCAGCAATATTGTGTCTGTAGCGTCTGTGACTAGCTCGGGGACCCTGTCTCCGTTTTCAAACTATGGGGCTAAGACCGTTCATATTGCAGCGCCGGGTTCAAACGTTATTAGCACATATAAGGATAAGTTCTACATCGGAATGAGCGGGACCTCTATGGCAACTCCTCATGTCGCTGGGGTAGTGCTTGCCATTCAATCTATGTGCGGAGGATTGTTTCCGGTATCGAAGGTAAAAGACATCTTATTGAATAATGGTACCTTTGCATCATCGCTGACTGGAAAGGTCATAACGTCATCTATTGTGAACATGGACCTGTCCACGTTCGAGGCTCAAGCTGAATGTAAACAGATAGGTGATGCCATTTTAACTCCGAGTCCAACTGCTACGCCTGTGGTGGACCAAACGGCCGTACCTACGACCATACCAACAGTAGTGCCTGCCACACCGACGCAGGCTCCGACTGCGACCTTAACAGCGACGCCTTCTCCAACAAGAACGGCAATCCCAACAATCACGGTAACTGCCACACCGACTGCTACCAGGACGCCGACCCCGACGTTTACTGCGACTCCAACACGAACGCCGACTCGGACTCCAACACGAACGCCGACTCGGACTGCAACTGCTACCAGGACGCCGACCCCGACGTTTACTGCGACTCCAACACGAACGCCGACTCGGACTCCGACCCCAACTGCAACTCGGACGCCGACCCCTTGGTATTAGGTAATCCGGACATGACGTAGCATGATAGGCCCTGGCTTATAAGCAGGGTGGGAAGGCTCTAAGCCATATACCGGCTAAGATGAGTAAGTGTGCCCTATAGTTGGTATTGGTGAATAATGTCAGGAGAGGGGACCTAGAAACCACAAGGCCAGATGCTTTAATGCAATCATCAAGGAAACAATGACGGTAAAGATCACGGCCATTGATAATAGGTCACTGAGAAAGTCGACCATTACTTTGCCGATTATGGTCCATAGCTCTTTCATGTTCGGCGCCTTAGTTGAACAGTAAAAGCACTCGCCCGAAGTAACTGGGGACTCCAGTATACGCCTGGCGGGACATAGGCTAAACAGTCACCTCGGGCCAGCGCTTGGATAAAGTATCCCAAAGCGCCTATCCCGTCGCACATTACCCCGAGTAGGTCTTTTTCCCCTTGTAATCAGTAGTATAAAAGCCTGTGCCTTTAAAAACAGGCTCTGATGTAGTTGAAATTTCAACGCGTTTTGCTAACGAGGAGCAAGCTGGGCACTTACAACCCTGGTCTTCACTACATGAGGTGGCTTTGCTCACGTAGGAGTCAAAAATGTTGTCACACGTTTCGCACTTATATTCGTAAAGCGGCATATTGTTATTTAGGGTGCGTTGGTCGGAAGATGTCTTGAAGCTCCCTGACTTCGGAAGCCGACAGGGAGCCGTCGTGTCCAATTATATTTGAGATTTTGTCGAGAAGTTTCATGTAGTGGTACTTCTCAAGCAGCTTGTAGATGACATTTGCAGGCATCCGATTTTTATCTCCGTACCTGATGATGTCACTTTGGGTGAGCTCATGTGCAAAAACCTTGTTACGGTAGTTCTTGATGATTTTGTATATGTCCACCAGTGACACTGCTGTCTTTTTGAGTGTACGTAGTTTCTCTATAGTTAGAGTTCGAAGATGCTTTAGCTCGTCTGGGCCTGCCTTTCTTAGTGAATCATAGTCGAGAGTTAGTTCTTTTAGCCTCTTTGACAAGCTTTCAATTGTGCTAGCGACGCGAGAGAAATCTTTCCAGTAGAGAGTAACATCAAACGGGAGGTCTTTTGGTACCCTCTCGAATCGATTCTTTTCAACGTCAAACACTCCGTCCGCATCCCTATTTGCAGCATCCCAAATGTCCCTGTGATTAAGAACATGAAAGTTGACGACATAGGGGGAGCCCGGTATTGGCTGTCCGCTGATCTGAGAGGCGACCTTTACTGCCTGGTCAAGACTCCCGTCGATAAGTACGTTTATGTCTAGGTCCGAATCGTCCGAGTATCGATGAGTTAAAATGCTCCCTATCAATCTGTAATCCTGGACCCTAACTCCGGCATGGGTGTTGATGTGGTCAATCCCGCGTTCAATTTGAGACCGTACCATAGGCTTCAGACGGGCAGGGTGATCGCTCTCAAACACAGCCGGAGCTAACCCATCATGATGGGGGTCGATAATTGACTCACTGATAAACTCCAGGTAGGTCTTCATCCCCCGTATTTATTAGGAAGGCGACCTGCCATTTTGGCACTGAATTGTTCAAACTTAATGGACGTTCACGCACTGAGAATAAGGTCTTCGACCTCACTTTCAGCAAAACTTAAGTATTTCTCGGTAGTTCGAATATCGGTGTGCCCCAAAGCCTTTTTCGTCTTGAGTAGGCAGTGTCCGGACTTCTGATATGCATTGAGGGCAAAAGTCTTTCGTAGAGAGTGGGTACCCAGAGTTCCCGTTAATCCACATGCACTAAAAGCACTTTCAACAATGTTCCAAGCTTGCTGTCGGCTAATAGCCTTTTTGCCGCCCTGATTCAGAAACAGTGGAGAGTCTGAGGATAACCCCAGGTTAGCAAGGAGGTACTGAATAACCGCATCCTTTATCATCTGATGCATTACAACCGTTCGTCCCTCACGCCGACCTTTGACGTTCCGTCGCTGTACCGTGACGTGGTTGGGGACAACTCCATTCTGGAATACGTCTTTGACCCGAAGAGACAAGATCTCGGAGATTCGAAATCCGGCATAGATACCAAAAGTGACAATTAGCTTATCGCGAAGCTGATGGCGACCGCTGATGGAATTTAAAACCTGAGTTTTCTCAGTCTCTGTAAGTGGCCTGCAACCTTTCATACACACCTCTCTTAATCAACCGTCACCTTATTCTACCATAGCGCCGGTTCCGCCTTCAAACAGTTTTCTTGATGTTTTGTCGCTAGTGATTTCAGGCAGTTATTGAAGGCGGATGAATTTGTGCCAAATTGTGGGGGTAGATGCCCCTGGGTGCCTGGTTTTAATTAGGGTTCACATCCCCGCCGATGCGATATCCAGGTCCTATAAATAGAGGGCATGTTGACGTTTGATGAATTTCTACTTGAGCAGTCTCTCGACGACGACGAGGCAAGGTCCCTGCTTGGCCTTAAAATTGGCTATTCGCCGGAGCAGCTTAAGGTTGCCTACTACAAAGCAGCAAAGACTCATCATCCAGACTCACCCACTGGCAATCCAGAACTCATGAAAAGGATAAATGCCGCATACAGCCGATTGAAGGATTCTGCCCCTGACGTAGTCGAGACTCCTAGCACCGACCGCGCTCAGTCCACTGCCGTTCAAAATGACCCGGATGCTGCCTGGAAGGCCGAGCGAGAGCGTAAGCGTGCGGAGCTTTTGGCCAAGCAGAAAAAGAACGGGTAGTCCCTTCCGCCCGTCGCCTCAAAATGTGGCCAATAGTTTGGTCATAAATACTCGATATAACTCAAACCGAGTGAATCCATATGAGTGAACAGAATAACGATTATAAGCCTGAGCCATCAGTTGTTGAGGCTCTTGCAAAGCCCGCAATTGCCAGGACTGATGACAATGGGGCTGATTCCGCCGTAGTCATTCCGGAAGTCGAGGGGCACAGTCCTCGTATAGCCGAAGAGCAAGTAATAACTCTTAATGATGAGAATCGGAAAGCCGCAGTGGATCATATTAAGGATACGCTCACTACCTTGAAAGGGCTCCTTGATGATTTAAAAGAATTGGCCCCGGCCTCACAGCAAGGCTTCCTATTTCAGTGCGCCGCAACTCTGGCCAAAACACGAATTGAGGGAGCAAACATGCTTGCTGCCCTCGAAGGTGGTCCCGCTTCCAAAGCAAAAGAGGAGACCCGTGGAGGATCTCGAAGTAATCACCTACACCTCAACGTGACCTCCGCTCAGTTCGGCGACTTCATTGCTTCGCAGGTGAAGAAGGCAAAGAATGTCAAATAGGAAAGACCTAGAAGAGGTTATTGACTGGGAAGGACCCGGGCTCAGAAAAGCTGGGCACATTCCTCCGTACACGGATGAGCAGAAGGAAGAGTGGATCAAGTGTGCACAAGACCCTATCTACTTTATTGAGAAGTACTGGAAAATCACTCATCCGGATAGAGGACTGATCCTATTTCCATTAAGGTCGTTCCAGAAAGAGGCAATTAAGGCCTACGTCGAACATCGAATGATTGCAATGCTATGTTCGAGGCAGATTGGAAAGACTAGTTGCACTGCCGCGTTCATCGGATGGTTCATTAACTTCCACTCCAACGTCTCAGTCGGAGTTCTTGCTGACAAGCAAGAAACTGCAATCGAAATTCATGATCGTCTAAAGCTTGGATACGAAAACCTTCCGCATTGGTTAAAGCACGGGTTTAGTAAGTGGAACGTTAAGTCTATTAAGCTGGAGAACGGCTCATCAGTGCAAGTATCAGCCACTACGATTAACGCCGGTCGAGGTAGATCTTTCTCTATTGTATTCCTTGACGAATTTGCTGCTGTAAAGAGAACCGTGGCAGAGAAGTTTAAGGCATCAATTATTCCGACTATAGCAGCCGGTACTGAGACAAAACTGTTTGTTACGTCTACTCCTCAAGGAAAGAACCACTTCTACAAACTTGTCCAGGAAGCTGAGGCTGGAAATAACTGGCACTTAATCAAAGCTGATTACAGGGCAGATCCGGCGCGAGATACCAAAGAGTGGGTGGACGCTCAGATAAAAGAGCTCGGCTATGACATGTTCAGGCAGGAGCACCTCAATTCCTTCGTGGGCTCGACTCAAACCCTCATTCACCCAGACAAGCTTATGGCTCTTGTAGCTCAAAAGCCACTCACAACCGTTCCGCTTAACATTTATAAACAGCCGGAAGACGGTAAACAGTACGTCATGATCTGCGATTGTGGCGAGGGGGTTGGGCTCGACTATTCAGCAATTCAAGTACTAGACGTTTCCGAGAAGATATTTCGGCAGGTTGCGTCGTATCGCGACAACAAGATTAAGCCCCATGAGTTAGCATTGTTCATTAAGCAAATCGCCGACCTTTATAATCAGGCGATGGTTTTCATTGAGGATGCTTCAACTGGCCCATTAGTGGCGGAAGGGCTGTATGCTGCGGATTACAAGAATCTACTTACACTGGAAAAGATCAAAGGTAAGGAACAGCATAAGGTCTTACTCGGTCGAAATGGGAAGGGGAGATTTGGGGGAAAGACAACGCTACCAGTAAAACTGTTAGGTTGCACTGAGCTCAAGCGACTTATAGAGAATGACCTACTGATTCTAAACGACCGAGCGACAATTGACGAGCTCGAAAGCTACTCCAGACAGGGGGCCGTCTATGCTGCTGAAGAAGGCAACAATGACGACCTTGTTACTGCTCTGATGCTTTTCGGTTGGCTGCATACTCTTCGCGAGTTCAAGCTTATCTTAGATAACGCAACCCTCAGTGAGGAAAGCGTCCGAGCAAAGGCAGAGACCTATCAAATATTGAATTTCATGCAAAAACTCAACGGAGTTGAGCAGTTTGAAGCTCATGGGCTGCTCTGGAAGAAGATGAGCTAATCCTGATCCTTCTTATTAACGTTGGATTATCGAATCTCGATATGAATATTCGCTGGTAAGGGCGAGCTATAACCCTTTGGGGTCGTCTAATGCACAATAAATAGACGTATCAGCGAATCCAAATAACAAGGGATTAGTACAATGACGCAAATTTCACCAGGTGTTATCACACGAGAGGTTGACCTCTCAAGCTATGTTCCAGGCGTCAATACGACGGTTGGAGCTTTTTGTGGCGTGTTTCAATGGGGACCTTTAGACGAAATTATCACAATTTCAAATGAAGGTGATCTCGTTAAACGGTTTGGTAAACCAAACCTTGACACAGCTACCTCATTTTTTACTGCAGCTCGGTTCCTATCCTATGCAGATGCTCTTCGAGTAGTTCGCGCTGCGGGTAATGGTGCTTTAAATGCGACTGCAGAAGATGGTACAGGTACTGGAAACCAGGGAGTTGGCGTTCTTATTAAGAACGATGCTCACTATGAGTCTGATTTTTCAAACGGACTCTCTGATGTTGGTCCATTTGCCGCAAGATGCCCTGGTGCCCTTGGAAACTCGATTGAGGTTTCAATTTGCCCTTCGTCCGCCGCATTTAGTCAAACGTTGGAAGGCACAGTTTCGTCATCGGGCACTGCAGTATCGGGAAGCGAGGAGTGTGAGTTCACATCCAGAGTAACCGTTGGTACCATTCTCAAGGACCTTACAAGCGGTCAAGAGAGAAAGGTAGTCGCTGTTGAAGACGATACTAGTCTTGTTGTGGACCGACCATTCTCTCCGTCTCTTAATAGCTCCACTCTTGTTGCCAAATGGGAGTTTGCAGATGCAATTGGTGTAGCTCCCGGAACTTCGGAGTATGTTCTGAACAAAGGTGGCTCTCACGACCAGGTACATGTTGTGGTTATCGACCGTGGTGGGGAATTTACTAATATTCCAGGTACGGTGCTTGAGCGCCATGCGTTTATGTCCAAGGCGTCGGATGCAATGGATGAGGACGGTACGTCAAACTACTACGTAAACAAGCTCAACCGTAACAGCGCTTATGTTTACTGGACGGACCATCTGCCAGCTGGCCTTAACTGGGGCAATTCCTCGTCGGGAACTGCGTTTACTCAGGTATACAAGCCTACAACGGTAAGGTTAAGTGGCGGGGAGGATGCCAATACTGGCTCTGACATCGACGCATCTCGCAACCTTGGGTATGATTTGTTTGCCGATACTGAGTCTGTAGATGTGGCTCTTCTACTTTGTGGTGAAGCCTCAACTGCGGTTGCTCTTCATGTGCTGGGTATTGCTGAAAGTCGTCAGGACTGTATTGCCCTAGTGTCCCCAGAAAAAGATGACGTGGTAGCTGCCGTAGGACGAGAGGCCTCAAACGTAATTGAGTTCCGAAATACACTGACTTCAACCTCGTATGGAGTGATGTCATCCAACTGGCTTAACATCTACGATAAGTACCGCGATACGTTCGTCTGGATTCCAGATAACGGGGATCTTGGTGGTATTGTTGCCAGAGCCGATACCCAAAGTCACCCATGGGTGTCTCCAGCTGGTTATAACAGAGGTATTCTTCGTGAGGTCGTAAAGCTTGCGTGGAATCCACGCAAGGCGGCCCGAGATGATCTGTACCTGGCTGGAATTAACTTTGTTGTTTCTCAAGCGGGAAGTGGCCCAGTTTGGATTGGTGACAAGACTCTCCTTGCTCGACCATCGGCATTTGACCGAATCAATGTGCGACGTCTCTTTATCGTTCTTAGAAAGTCGATTTCGATTATTGCTAAGACTCTCATACATGAGATCAACGATGAGGTTACTCGTAATAACTTCAAGAACCAGGTAGAGCCGTTCCTGAAGAACGTTCAGGCGCGGCGTGGTATCTATGATTCGAAGGTGGTTTGTGATGGCACAAACAATACGGCTGAGGTGGTGGATCGCAATGAGTTTGTAGGTGACATATACGTCAAGCCTGCCAAATCCATTAACTTTATCACCCTCAATTTTGTAGCAACACGCTCCGGTGTCGCATTTAACGAGGTCGTAGGTAAATTCTAATAAGCGAAGGGGGGCGAGAGCCTCCCTTCGTAAAACATAAATATACGCTAGGACATAGCTTTTTCTCGATATCAAGATATGACATTTAAAATCGACGAATTTACAGAGACCATGCGCTACGGCGGCGCACGACCTCATCTCTTTCAAGTTGAGATGTCTCTCCCTATATCGCTCATCAACTCATCAGGCTCAAACTTCTCACGAGATGTGCCGGTTAAGGCTACGGCTACCCAGATCCCAGCCTCAACGGTAGATGCAATACCGGTATTCTTTCAGGGACGTTCGGTGAACTTCTCCGGAAACAGAACATACTCGCCCTGGACAATCGAAGTGATCAATGATGAGGATTTCGCCGTCTATGATGCGTTCATTGCGTGGCTTGCTGCTTTGAACGAGCCCGTCGATAACGTTCGAAATAGCGGGTTCACTAGCCGTCCTTCGCAATACAAGTCTCAGGCGATGATTCATCAATATGGTCAGGATGAGTCGTTAATTAAGACCTGGAAATGTATGGGAATCTTCCCAACTAACGTATCGGAGATCACCCTTGGATGGGAGGCTTCGAATCAAATTGAGCGATTCCAGGTAACCTTTGCGGTTGACTCGGTAGCCCCTCAAGCTACGGTTCGAACGTAATCGGCCCCTTGCATAATTGAAAAAGGCACCCCTTGAGGTGCCTTTTTCATGTTTACTGTTTGATTACAAGCGACAGGTGCATGATGTTTGTTCGCCAAAGGTGCTACAGGACCAAGTACCTCCGTTGTCGTAGCATTGCTCTTCTTCGGATGCCTGAAGCTTATACTTGCCATTTACTGTTCCTGACGCTAGCACAAACTTCTTTAAACTGCCCTTTGTAAGGTTCTTCAGAAGCGCCCCTGCAGATGTAGCTTTAATAGAAGCTTTAGATAGCGCATACACTGTAAAGATGTACCTATGGGCCTTTCCGCTGGGTGGGCATGGCCCGTTGTATCCCTTGTATCGGAAGTCGTTAGTAGCCTGCTGAGCGCCTACTACGGCAACATTCTCGATAAAGGAGGTGACGGTCGATGGAATGTTATAGACTCCCCAATGATAAAAGGTCCCGCCTGGAGCATCGGGATCAGATAAGACCACAGCAAATGATTTTGTTTTTGGTGGAACTTTAGTCCATGATAGTTGAGGGCTGATATCCATGCCCTGGCACGTAAAAGCGCTCGGAATGGTTCCTCCCTTTGGAAAGCTTGAAGTCGTAACAGAGAGCTTCTGTGGTGCACCAAAAGCTGAGGTTGCAATTGTAAGCACGGCCCCAAGCAAAGAAAGTGTGTGTCTTATTTTCATAGTCTCTCCCAAATAACGTAAAGACCCCGGAGTAGCCTTCACTGACCTAAACGATTGCCTTCATGCTCCGCACAGCATTGGCAGTCGACGCGAAATAGGTGTGTCTTAATGAAGTATTGTTATTTAAACTCTGGGTACGCAAAATAGTATGTGAAAACGTCAAACTTCAATCATTTTGAGTTTCACACATTATGTGACAGGTTGATGTTTATGGACAGGATGACAGGAGTTTGCGATTGCTGGTGTACTGCAGGGCAGATTACCGCTTACCCCTTCTGGGGCTGACCTGTCGCTTTGTTGATGACGGCAAAAACTCAAAATTGAACGGCTTTGATACCGTCTGGCAAAACTGACTTGAAGCTTCAAGGGCAAGAGTTATCCGCTGGGTTGGGCTTGAAATTGACTTCGTGGCGTACATAACCCCGAGAGCGTAGTCGGCCCCGCTGCCTATCGCCTGATACCTAGCTGGGGTCTCAACTACAGCTAGGTCATCTGAGACAGTAAAGATGCTTCGATGCACCCCAACCATCAAGTCAAAGGAGCCTGGCTCTAATTTTGAGAACCCCAAGTCCATGAAGAATTTCTGAAGGTCGGGAATGAATTTGGTATGTATGAACAGTTCAATGTCTTTATTGCGCCCAGGAGAGGGAGGGTTGAATCGATGCTTTATCAGCTGACCAAAGCGCAGGTCTCCGCAAAATCCAAAGATCATGTTGTTCTTAACAAAGACTTTCTTATCGAGGAGGGTTATCTTGGAGCCCGACTCCGTAGTTACCAAAGAATCAGCCCCAAACATCAATCCTGAGTCTGTAATGAGTCCAACTACACAAGTCATGTCACATCCTTGAAAAAATCAGGCCAGCCACATGGCTTTTGGTAACAGTCTTATCTCCTACCTCTAAAAACTTCATGACATTCCCAACGTGTACATGAAAGTCAGGAGGGACGTGCGCTGCGATAATACCGAACTCTCGAAGAACCTCGTACAGAACATCAAGCTCATTGGCGGATACTTTCTCGTTATTCGAGTAGTAGATCTTAGCTACGTCCTCCGCCTTGAGGATGACTCGGTGGTTTAGCATCCCCAGTTTTGAGCTCTTATTGAACTCAGATCTGACAATGACAGCCATTTCTATCAGCGAAGGTGATGAAATTGTTGAGTCATCTGGGCCTGTCATCATGAGCATCTCCATACTCTATTTATCTGGCCGTGGGGAAATGTGACACCAGCCCGAAGATCCGAGGGTGTATTTCTCATATCAAGTTTCACAAAACCTCCGAATTACCGTCATTTTTGCCGCCATAAATAGAGATGGGAGCCAAATTGATAGGAATCCTTATGCCATCTTACAACTATCGCTGTGACTCATGTGCCCATGAGTTTGAGCTTATAAAGAGTGTAGACGACCGCCACGGACCCCAAACATTACCCTGCCCAGAGTGTTCAGAAAAAACGGTAATGCTCCAGATGGCGGCTCCTGCGATATGCTCATCTCATAGAGTAAGTGGAACTTCGTCTTCAAAACCGCAGGGTGACTTCATCGAAAGGATGCAGCAGATCAAGAAGGGGTTGAGTAAGGATAAGCGAGCCAATATCCCGGATTTTTGATGGATGATGTAAAAGACTCTGAATCCGCACTTAAAGACCTTCAGGCAGCCTATGAAAAGGAGCGCAAAGAGGAACGTGCGCGACGCCGAAGGCAAAAGAGATTTGAAAATCATCTCGTAAAGCTGAAACACGTTTCGCCCAAGACTTCCAACCAAGAGCAGTTGTTTCATTCATTCTTCAACGAAAAGAACATCTTGCTGCATGGGTGTGCCGGTACCGGTAAGAGTTACTGTGCTCTCTTTCTGGCTCTTAAGGAGCTTTTCGAGGGTCGGTACGACAAGATCATAATCGTTCGGTCCATAGTTCCTACACGCGATGTTGGATTTCTACCCGGAACGCTCCAAGAGAAAATAGCCATGTATGAAGAGCCCTACGCGGAAATCGTAGATGATATTCTTGGACGTAAAGGCGCATATGAGGAATTGAAGAGAGATGAGGTCTTACAATTCAAGTGTACCTCCTTCCTTCGTGGAGTCTCATGGGCAAACGCTCTTGTTATTGCGGATGAAATTCAAAACTGCACTTGGCACGAGATTACCAGCCTCGTTACTCGCATGGGTGAAGGTTCACGTTTGGTGTTGCTCGGTGACCGAGAACAGAACGATTTGAGTCAGCACAGAAAAACAGAGCAAAGTGGATTGGAGAGCATGATCCGAGTTTGCCATAATATGAGTTGCTTCGATGTTGTGGAATTTGGCGTACAGGATGTTCTCCGTAGTGCGCTGGTAAAAGAGTTTTTAACTGCCAAAAAGCTTTTGGGCTTATGAACGGTATACAAGACATGCTAGAGACTAAGGCTTCGTTTTCAGAGAAGGTTTTGTACTTTGCAAAGCAAAATGAACTGTCATTACTGGACGGGCTTGCGGAGTACTGCGTTACAAAGGGGATTGAAACTGAGGACGTCTCCTCCTTGCTCACAAATGAGTTTAAAGCGCTGCTCCATAAAGAGGCTTTGGACCTCAACATGTTTAGGTCCTACAATCAAAAAGTTAAGTTTGACGACTAGGTCCTGGTCGGAAATGTAATGCTAGAGAGGTCTCAGTGTCAGCTATTGTAAGGTTTACCAACAAAACCTTCATTGGGGCATTATGGCTGAGAAATTCGAACCTACCATTGAACAGACGCGTAACCAGTACCTTAAGCTCAAGTATCAGACAAATCCTCCTGTAGAGACTGCCGCAGTTTTAGCAGCCGCCGAGCAGTACATCAGCACGCTTGAACGCGAATCCCACCGAAGCGCGGTGGCATTAGCTGAACATCAAATCACCAAATTCCCACGTATTAGGAACCTCTCTCCAGATGAGCAGCGAGAGTTCTCCAAGTGGCTCATGGGGCAGACCTGCCCCTTTCTCAAGGGGGTGCCGTATGAGGAGCAGGACGGCTATTACCCTTGCGATTACGATGCATGGAAGGCGTATCTTAAAGGCGAGCCTGTATCCTGGGATTAGTCGTTTATATGAGCGACATCAAAGAAACTACGGATGATGAATGTTCGGACCTCGACCTAGGGGATGGGTACGACTCTTTTTGTAACTACGTAAGCTTAAAGAATCACTTCAACAAAAAGGCTTACGACTGGAACAGATACGAGGGAAGGGTAACTATCCCGCGAGAGGCGTATGAACGCCGTAAGGATAAGAAATTCTTTCAAATCATACAGAAGCGGTACTCGGGGATCGAGCGAAACCAAATTTTTCTCGCCAATTTCGTCTACAATAAACACCTTTGGATAGGCGAATTGCTGGCGGATAACTGTATTGATGTTTGGAATGACTGGAAGGGCAGAATTACCCGAATTGATTACCAATTTGAGGAAGACCTAAAAAACTCCCTGGGTGAAATTCAAACACGAAAGGGCGTCGGTCCAAGAGACGCCCTGAAGTTATTGGTTCGTAAGCCATCGGACAGCCACCCGCTAGTTCTGAGGTTTGTTTGGGGGGGAATGTTTGGCATCGAGTCATACTTGTTACTCTCGATAGCACTGGATCTCGGGAAGGTATACCAGCCTTTTCTACTCGATGATTCGCTATGGGCGGATTTTGAGTTCAAGGTTGGGAAATACATGAAATTTCTGAGGCCAAAATTAAACATTGAAAAAGCAAAAGAAACGCTTAAGAGAATAACCAAGGAGTAATCGGCATGTCATTCAGGGATATGATGGATCGCATGAAGAAGAAGGATGCGATTAAAAGCATTGTGAATAAAGTGCAGTCAAACTATGTGAGTGACCCCAGGTTCTGGAGTCCCACCTTTGCCAAAAACAAAGACGGCAGAGAAGAGTCAAAGGCTATCGTTCGATTTCTTCCTGCCCCGGATGGAGAGACGGAGGATTTTGCAAAGTTCTATACCCACTTCATTCGAGGTCAAGGTAACAAGAAGTATATTGAGCGTTGCCGAACGACTCTTGGAGAAGCCGATCCGGCCGAGGAGCTAGCGAAGCGATTAGGTGGAGGGAACAAGGACGTGTACCTCAAATACGGACGGACCCCCAGATTTGTGGCAAATGTTCTCGTCATTCAGGACGGAAATAAGCCAGAGAACAACGGAAGGGTGTTTTTGCTTGAGTTCGGTAATAAGATCATGAAGAAGATTACCGCCGTTATGAACGGCTCGGATGACCCTATTGATCCTAGGGAGCCTGTAAATGTCCTCGATCCTCTCGAAGGAGCCAACTTCAAGCTTGTAGTTACTAAGCAGGGTGGACAGAACAACTACGATGAGTCGCAGTTCATGGGGCAGTCTTCGTTGTTTAACGGTGACCTTGATAAGATTGAGGCAGCTTGGAAGACGGCTCATAAGCTTAAGCCACTTATAGCTGCCGATACGTTCAAGAGCTATGACGAACTCGCTCGTCATTTAGCAGACGTAGTAGGGGATGACCTCGTCCAATCGAAGGCCGCTACCTCCGGTAAGGCACCGGCTAAGACATCACCTCGTGCAGCAAAGGCTGAAAGTCCACGAGAGGATGACCTTTCCGATGATCCGGATAAGATCTTTGAGGATTTGGTTAGCGGAACCGAAGCTCTCTCAAGTGACGACGCAGTCGACGCCATGTTTAACGAATAGATTCGTTTATCTAGTGTTCGTGCCCGCTTAGCATCCGCTAGGCGGGCTTTTTTATTAGATTGGAGAGACAGACTGGCGTATCCCAAGCATCAAGCTAGAGTCTGAGGCCCCATTTGGGGAAGCTCCAAATGACTTAGTGGATACTCCACCTGCCGGTTGGGTCTGATGCGAAACTGGCTGTGGGGCAGGCACGGCAACAACTATTGGGGCCGAGCGAGCGGCTTCCTGTTCCTTCGAAAGCTGATTGAGCGCAACTTGGGTACCAGCTTGTGAAACAGGATTCACATTGGCCTTCTGGTTGGCACTAGCCATCATAGTCTGCTGATCCTTCTTCCATTGAGCCATGGCTCTTTGTGCATATTGAGGATCTGCCTGAAGCAACTTATGCCTCTCAGACTGACCAAATCTATGCTCCCCCAGTACCGAGAGCATGTCTCCCTTGTTTCGAGCGTAGTTCTCCCCGATGATTGCTCGGGACATTTTCTGATACATTTCACGGTCCTTGTCGCCGTTGAGGTCTCCCTCTCCGCCAGCACCGTATTGGGGGTCGCTATATGAGGATTTAAGTAGCTTCTTTCCATGTGGCACAAATCGCTCTTTTGTCCACTTCTTTAGCTCCGGGTCGCTATCGAATAATCCTTTTTCCAAATGTGCTTTAGCAAGGCGATAGGTAATCTGATAACTACCATAAGCACTGGAATTTGCCCCTCCCGTTGTCCGTATAGCCCGAGTTCTGTCGTTAAGGTCTCTGTCATCAGTTACTGGACCGGTCTCGGCTGCTGCAATTCCTCGCATCACCGTATCTAGTTCGTCTTTGGGTACACTTGTTGCGCCAACCTTCTCTCTCCCTGAGGTCTCTTTAGCTGATAATAGCCCAGGTCCGCCTTGGGAAAAGTTTAGTTGTGAGTTTTGACCTTGATTGAGTGTTGAAACGTCTGCTGAAAGTTCTTCTCCGTCACTTGTATTGTCTGACGACCGAGAAGAAAACAGCCCCATACCTTTTTCGTATACACTGGACCAAAAGTTTTCAGAATCGAACAATCCACCGTCATTCGGAACGGTCCTATTTGACTCATCAATCTTGCTTCTTTCCTGTTCTGAGTAGATAGGATTCCTATACTCCTTTCCATCAAGATTAAACTTGGCAGTTGATGACAAATTATGGTTTTTCTTTCTCTTTGCCTCGATATACGCTTTGTACTCTTTTGCCTTTTCCTCAGCGCCTTGGGCGTCTGCGACTGCCTCGTCAATATCCAAAGGTTTACCGCCCATGGTGTAGCTACCATCACCAAACCGCGAACCATTACTAAAAGCCTTTCTCCACAGGTCCCTTTTCTGCTTGGCAATCTTTTCAAGGTACGCGAGGGCCGCCTCTTCAGCTTTGTCCTGAGACATGAGATCATGACTCTGTGATTGAAGGAGGTCTTTATAGTAGTCCTCTCCTCTGATCATCTCTCCTGTTTTGTTTGCGGCTGACTGGATCTTGCTCCTTATTGGCTTAGCTTTTGGTCCCCAAAAGTTACTTCCACCTACGCCGCCCAGTATCGTTCCTCCTAGTACGCCAGCGGTTTTGGAGAGTAATGCCGATGTGATTACCCCAACCCTTCCAAGTAGCCCCGTGGTATCCTGCGGCAGTGTTGTTGGTGCGGCCTGTTCGCTTGGAGAATCACTGGAAGCTTGCCTTCCGCCGAAAATTGAAACCAAGTCAGTAAGTATTCCCTTATCTGTTGGCTTTACCGACGCTTTAGCTTCCTGTTTATCTTCTTTTTGATTCAGTTCGTCTTTGTTGCGTATCTTTGCAGCTTTTGCCGTATCCGCCTTAATCAGGGCCTTAATTTGCTTGATGTCAGAGTTTGAATCCTTTGTGACGTGAAAGAGCTGTAACAGTACCTTGTTCTGTTGGGTGTTAGTCCCGATCAGCTTGTCATCTTTGACTGGCAAGATCTGTTTGCCATTACCAATAGTTGAGCTGTTAAGGGGGACGGGAGTTTGAATGTTTGGCTGATTGGTCCCTTCAGGTGAATCATTTCCCTTAAGGATATCGTACTGTCGACGTTCTTCTTCCGGGTCCAGACGCCTTTTACCAAATCCGAAATTTATCTGACTAAACCTTCTTCCAGCATCGGCGGATTGGTCACCAATAGAAATGAAATCTCGTACATGAGAGCTTATATCCCCAAAAGTACGGAGCGTACCCGAGGCAATCCTTGAGATCTTTTGGATGGCACCAAACCTCTGCCTTACTTTTTGGTCAAGAAGGGCTTTGGCTTTTTGAATATCTTCCTTGAAAAGAGGATCTGACAGAGAGGGCTGAGTCTCCTGAAGGTTAATGATGCCTTCAAGTCTATCTTGATATTTAGGGAGGTCTTCTGGGTTAAACTCGTCAAATGCTTCAGCGAGGATGTCGGCAACCTCCTTATACATCCTGGAAATTTCAGCGGTAGGTGAATCCTGGCGTGAACTCTTTCTAAGCTCATCAATGAACTCGAAATATGCCCTGTTCTCGGCAGATGCTTTTTTGGTATCCATAGTTTATCGCTGTGAGCTCTTCTTCAAATCGCTTAGGTGGTTCAGTAGCATTATCTTGTAGGCCTCTAGCTCGTATGGGTACATATTCTCAATGTCATAAAGACTCCATTTGTGAATATGCATTAGGTCGAAGCAAACGCTGTAGTATCCCGCTAGGTTTTCATCACCTAGCGTCAGACGAAAAAATCAGCTAGCCCCGACATCTGATGATAGGCTTTGAATTTGCACTTGGGGCACTCTACGACCACATTCAATTCAACTCTCGGAACTGATTCAACAAATGCCTCTAACCTATCCGTTACCGGTATTGGGAGTGAGTCCAAAAATTCAATCTGAGACTTATAATCAAATTCAGAAAACAGCTTTGTTCCTGACTCGTCAAATACCGATTCTATAGATAGAGCAATAAGGTCCGTTAATTTCTCTATGTGACTCTTGTTGGTCGAGTTTTCTGCTAGGGCCTCTAGTGTCTTCTCCGTTGGATACCGCAGCTTCAAGCCGACTCCAGCAGAGATTTCAATCAAAAAGTCTGATTTTTCTCGCTTGATTCCCTCAACTTGCGCGTCTCGTAAATTTACTCTCATGATTCGAGTACGCCCACACTCCTGGCACTCTTCCTCGCGGTTCGGAATACGTACCTCCAAGTCGAGCGTTTCTTTTATTGAATTGATAATTAGTTGTAGGAAGATCCATTCGAAGTCAAAAGTGGTCAGGTCATCAACCGTGATGTCGTTTACACATGACTTAATAATGTCTTTGACGCTTCGGCCTATTGTTACACTGTCTGCAGATTGTAGGGCGGTAAGGAGAGCTTTTCGCTCTCGTGTAACGATAGGGCGAGAAGTGACTTTCTTTCCTGATGATGGAATGGCAATTTCGAATGTTGGATGTACGATTGGGGTTATCCGTTGCATGGTTGCTACTCCTCAAAACACTTCTAAAAACTAGGTACCTTTGGTACTGGTGTGTTTTTAAATATGTCACTTGGATTACCAACTTCACCCGGCGCCTCGGGTATCTCTACAGATCCAAAACCCGCCGTTGATGCAGCAGTGAGATCCAGTTTGGTTCTCCATCGTCTATAAGAGAACTGTACGGATAACTTCAACCAATCGTTATTGGTAGAGGCAAGCTCTTGTTCATAAATGGCAATAGGGAAAGCCTCTTCATAGAGCACGCTATGTGATGCTTGGCCACTTTGATTCAGCTTCTGTACAAGTATCTCTCCTACATATGTATCGTAGTAATTTACGTAGTTTGACGTGGGGTCGATTATAATCCGGCGCCACTCCTCAAATATCTTCCTCTGTGCCATTGAATTGGTACACAGGAAGGTGATGTTCAAGTCCTGATAAATCAGGCCATATGGCATTTTTACTCCTGGTCCATAAACCGGAAGCTCGGTTGTTGCTACTTGGGTTCCTGGCAAGGTAGCACTCTGACAAAGAATCGAAAGTGAAGTAGAGTTAAATCCCTCGCTTCCTGTTCTAAGTGCCGAGGGTAGGCTAAAAATGACCTGGAACTGGGATGCCATGGTAGGACCATTTCCCAGGTCAAGAGCCGCTTTCAGAATGTCGATTGAGATAGGCATATACTGACTATTTATCCCTGAGCCGTTTAATCTGGCCCTGTATGTCAAAATTGACCTCCCCAAAGCTCTTCTTTTGCCACTGTTCCATGGGTAGAAATAAGGCGATGGGCCACTCATCCGGGGTGATATAAATGAAACGGCTTCGGACGTGGCTTGTTAGGTATTGCTTGAAGGCAACCATAGCCAAGGCTTTGTTCATCCCGCCTAGGTCTTTCAAATATTCGTATGAGAGCTTCAATTTGGTTGTCTCGTCGTATCGCTTATTGTTTGCTACGCGATAGAGCACAGATAGAAGTTTTGCCCGGTATTCGAGTGGAACGTAGTGTAAGTTAAGGCCGTACCAGCCATTTCCATTCTTTGTAGGGGTTATCGGGAATACCAATGGAAACCTATCCCAGTATGGTAGGTCGTCTTTAGTTTTTGCGTCATACACGTAGCAGTAGAGGCTCCCGAAGCGCAGTCCCTGCTGAAGCCGCTCTCGTTTGGTAAATCCTGCCCTGTTGATTGGGGATGGGGCAAGGCGGCGGATTAGGCCAAGGTACCATTTAATTGCGCTCTGGGTGCGTTTACGGAAGACTCCGGCAGTCTGAGCTTCCTGGATACCTATCTCGAAGATATCCTCCGGAGACCGGGCTGACTTCTTTCGTTTGGTGTCTCGTAAATCCGTCATTAGTAAATCTTATTGATTGGGTACTCTTCCTCGGGGTTGCGATGTTTGATGTTCGAGTAGAAGGAGTCCTTAACTATAGTTGCACTGCACGTGTACTCTGTAGTTGAGAGTCGATGCATCACGCTGACTACAAGGTATTTACCCTGCAGATATGCGTCAGGTTCCTCGGGCTCTTCTTTACTGACTTTTCCTAGGTGCTCTGGTAGGTGAAAGTTAATGACTTGCCCTGCCACCAAATCGGGTGTTCCGGGTATAACCACGTCAATGGAGTTTCTGATCATTCCGTCCATCTGAGCGTTTACCCGAAGGCTGAAATCTTCCGCTCTAAACGGGTTAATACCTGGCTCTTTCCCTGAAATATGCTCAACACTGTCGTGCTCGGCGTTCGTCCATTGGACTGTTATTCGTGAATCGGGGGCCGCCTTTGCTTTGTTGCCTTCTGTGAATGGCTTTACCTTATCGATATGGGGTAAGGAGTCCCATTCCTGTTCAATGTCAAAGTCTTTAGTTGTTATAAGTTGCCGAACTGGGTCGAAAAAAATCGCTTTTTGGGAGTAGCCGCCTGACACAATAGTTTTAATCAGGTCAAAACTGCCCTTATGCTCAAGAGCCTCAACTGCATACATGTCCCTTTCAAATATGCGTTCCTTTGGACCAGCCTTATCTCCTCCCTGCTTGAGGGTGTTTTTTACCGCAAAGTTTATGTCTAGGCTCTTATTCCCCTCGAAGAGGCTTCCTAGGCTCTTGTAGTTGAATTTGTCTCGGTCCTCATAGAAAAAGTACAGGCATCCTCCGTATTTCGGACTGATTGATTTGCCCGACACATGCGTAATAAACCTAAATGGGTTCATGTTTGATATGCAGAAATCGTGGAGGTGCTTTGTAGGTTCAACCTCAACGGGTTTTGAAACCTTTACGTATTCGTTAAACACCTTGTCGACCATCTCCGAGTAGGTCATTCCTTTAAGGCCTAGGCGTACTTTGCTTTTCAGTGACTGAAGCATCTCATCCGAAGTGGCGTGAAGAGTGTAAACCTGCCCCTTTCTGCTTGTGTTCTCCGGTGACCTACCTGATATCTTATAGATGGGCATGTCGAGAACGATTGGCTTCTTAAATCCTCCCTCATTTTTTGCTGCGTGTTCATCTTGTCGGGTAAAGCTAACTTTAAGGCGCTCTTCGCCAATCATTGGAAGAAGAGTGGGGAAGTCAACCGCATCGTACAGAGTAACTGAACAGTAAACGCACGGGGTCGCAATGTTTTCGTGAAAAGTAAACTCTATCATTTGAGACGCGATAGAGTACTCTTTGCCATTGTAGGCGACAATTTTCAGGTAGTTAATGTAGTAGTCTCGTTCCCTACGAAGGACTTCTGGACTAAGGCTAGTATCAGACATAAACCCCTAGATGAATAACCTCTGCATCTCGTTTACGATCTGTCGCACGTACGCTTGGTCAATAAGCTTGATCTCTCTCTTCTTTTCGTTCTCATTCACATGATGTTCATAGACAGAGACTACCCTCTTTCGGTTGGCCGGGAGGTTTATGTCCATGTATGTCTCTCGGTCAATTATATATTGACCGTCCAGCAAGTAGTGATGTGGGGTCTGTTGAGCTACTTCAAGTGACCCAACGGTGTTGGACATGTGCGCCTCAAGTGCATCTCCAGTCAAAGGCCAGTCAAATATCGGGTCAAAGATGTCGTTGGCGTAAAAAATAAGCCAGGTATAGTTGGAGTTTCCGTAATATTTGCTAGCCAGAATATCTGGGCGCTCTCCGTCGGCAATGCGATGTTTGTAATAAACAGATGCATTGTTCAGTACAAACTCTCGCACTTTTGCCCGCGCAAGAATGTTGGTTACAGTGAGGTTGGAGTAATCAAATGTAGGAAGATACTGAAAGTACTTCATGCCTAAAATCCTTGGCGTATGCGACCGCGTGTTATCAACTCGGTTTCCATAAACTCTAATGACAGACGAACTGAAACGGGAGCTCCGGTATCAGAGAAAAACGCTCGGGTTCCTCCTCCCGAGTAACTTACGTTCATGTTGGTAATGTGACAGGTTGAAATACTGTGTAGGTACTTTCGGGCCGGAGAAAAAAGACCGATTTGCCAGGCAGACGGCCATTGCCAGAAGGTAGCTGTGGAGTCGGGGTCGCCTGCTTCTGGGTGTGCATGGTACTTAAATTTGTAAATGATTTGATTGATTGTCTCTGTTTCTTCTTTATTACGGGCTACTAGGTCAAAAAAGAAAGGATGTCGCCTAAAGCTTACACCCTCAAACGAAGCAGCAAGGTGAGGGTTAAGGGTCTTCTTTTTCTGAATAGAGAGAGTTTGTCCGATAGAGTTTGAGCGGCTGGCAACGTTTCCAGCAGCCGTTAATGCTCCAGCGCCAGCTCCAAGTATCTTCCCACCAATTCCTGGTGCTCCTGAGGCGCCTCGATATGCTCCGTATACTGCAGTAGCCATGGCAGTGCCAGCAAAGTAGTCTTGCACCGACTTGTCGCTCATCATGTTGTTATACTCAAACAAGTTGGTCGCCTCGCTGAAATTTATCCCATAGTTCACGGAGACTTCTCGGGGCATGTATAGAGCGATTTTGTCTAAGATCACGTTGGTGTTTGTTGGATGTACCGCAAAGAAGAGGATGAAAGGGGATGCGTCAGGAGAGAATAGGTCTTGTGGGTACACCATTTGGTCTACCTCGGTATTCCCGTCCGGAGGCAAGAACCCTTGACCAGCCTTATTGATTAGCTCAAGGGCGCGGTCTCCATAGATTTTCCGCATGTATTCAAGGTAGCCCGACATTTATAGGTGCCTCTAAATAGTTCGTTGAAATTCAATGATCTATTTAGTGGGCGACTGTGAAAACGTTCCATCAGGGCCTCTATCGACCCAAAAATCCCCAAAAATATCGAGGTGACCTCTCTAAAATCGTGTATCGCTCATCTTGGGAGGCGGCTGTTATGTACTGGCTCGATATGAACGACAAGGTTCTCAAGTGGTCGTCCGAAAGCGTGGTCGTTCCATACGTATCGCCTGTAGACGACCGGGTTCACCGGTACATCATAGATTTCATGATTGAAACAACTGCCGGAATCTTTCTGGTGGAGGTCAAGCCGCAGAAAGAGTGTATACCTCCTAAAACGGGCAAGGGGAGGCGGAAGCAGCTAGTAGAAGCTGAGGCTAGGACCTACGCCCAAAACACTGCTAAATGGCAAGCAGCGGAGCAGTATGCGAACTCTATGGGATATAAATTCCAGGTGTGGGATGAAGTGACCTTAAAATCTCTCGGTGTCGTTATCATTTCCAGAGCAAAGGCATAAAAAAGGGCCGCCATCTCTTTTAAGACGGCGGCCCGGTAGGTCAGTCAAGTAAATTACTTACTCTCAAGAGCGGCAACTTTAGCCTTAAGCTCCTGAATTGATGCGACGAGAAGTGGGATTAACTTACTATAGTCAACTGACTGAGGAATAATTCCCCCATCAGCATCTGTAGCATCTTTATCCCCATTTACTGCCTCTGGACAAACCGCAGCAACTTCATGTGCCTTACATCCATCAACTACTTTGCTTGGATTAGCTTTGAAATTGAAACGGTAGATTGGCAAACTACCAACTCTATCAAGAGCACCGGTCAGAGGAACAAAATTTTCCTTGAGGCGGTGGTCAGAGGTCGTTGCATATGATGTAGTTGAACCATCGTGGGTAATAGACCCCACCATCTGTGCAGCTGAATTATAGAATGACGCCAAAAACCGACCAGCAGTTCCCGAGTGCTGAATGGACAAGCAGGTTCCGCCATTTAAGTCGTAACTTACTCCAATTCCATAGGTTGTAGTGTTGCCAAGTGCGTTCAATACGATCGTACCATCTTTTGTGATGCTAGTCTTCGCAGTTCCCGCACTGTTTTGCACCTCAAACAAGTTCCCTGTTTGTGAAGCAGCAGCCGTAATGACCATGCCTTTTGCACTTGCGCTGGCAAGAGCAATTGTTGTTGCACCAGATGTGCTGACAGTAAATGCTCCACCGCCCGAAGTGTTTTCCAGGTAGATGAGTGGAATACTTTGCGATACTCCGGCTGGTTGAACACGAAGTGCAGGCTGATTGATAGCAGGTGCTTTAGCCGCAACTCCACCATATGCTTGAATAATGCCATTGAATCGTTTGTCACCAGAGAATATCTGAAACCCAGTGTCAATAATTCCAGAGCTTTGTTGAGCTACAGGTAAGTCGGATGCAGGAATAGCAGCATTAACCCAAGAAGTTCCGTTGTATCTTAAATGATGACCCGAAGCTGGTGAAGTTAATGTCGTAAAACTTGCAAGAGTTGGCTTGTTACTGAGGTCAGCATACGAACCGCTTGTAGCTACGCTAGCTAAAGAAGGCTTGCCAGTTAGGTCAGCGTAAGCTCCGCTAAACAAAGTTGGCTTATTTGTCAGATCTGCATACGAACCGCTAAACAAAGTTGGTTTATTTGTCAGATCTGCATACGAACCGCTTGTAGCTACGCTAGCCAAGGACGGGGTGCCAGTTAGGTCAGCGTAAGCTCCGCTAAACAAAGTTGGCTTATTTGTCAGATCTGCATACGAACCGCTTGTAGCTACGCTAGCAAGAGTAACGCTCTCAAGTGAAGTAACTCGGCTTGAAATCGCACCAATCGAATTTGAGACCGTTGTCGCAAAAGCTGGATCGGATCCCAAAGCATCAGCAAGCTCTTTGAGAGTATCAAGAACTGCAGGAGCCGAGTTCACAAGACCACTAACCTGTTGGTCTACATAGGTCTTAGTCGTAGCGTCAGCTTCCAATGAGGAGATTCGCGACTCAACCGATGTGAGACTTGGGATTGTAGGCTTGTTGATCAGGTCATTGTAATCTCCACTGAACAAACTTGGCTTGTCTGAGAGGTCCGTATAAGAACCACTAAACAATTGTGGCTTGTTTGAAAGGTCCGTGTAGGAGCCGCTAAACAAGCTAGGCTTGTTGACCAGGTCGTTGTAATCACCACTGAATCCAGAAGAACTTCCAGAACCTACGCTGTTAAAGACTGGGGCTCCAGTCACATAGCTGACTACCAAAGAATATCCGGTGCTTGGGGCTACACCAAACGTAATAGTGTCTCCTGAGATCGTGTAGTCACCAGAAGCGCCAGCCTCTTGAAGAAGACCGTTCAAATATACCTGCTCGGTTCCCGTGGAAGGAACAGAATCAAGTTGGAAGACGGTGTTAGTGCCATTGATAAGTCCTGATGGAACTTCTCGAATTATATAAGCACTTTCCTCAAGAGTTGTAACACGACTGTCAATGCCAGCGATGTCTGAAGCAAGTCCAGCCTCAGCAGCGAGAGCACGAGTCTCTTCATCTGCGATGTCGGAAGCAAGTCCAGCCTCAGCAGCAAGAGCACGGGTCTCTTCAGCAGCGATGTCTGAAGCAAGTCCAGCCTCAACGCCTTGAGCGCGAGTTACCTCAGCACTTACGCTTGCTTCTACTGCATCGATGGTTGAGCTGATGTTCGTAATAAATGCAGGATCGTCGCCTATTGCCTGAGCCAGCTCGTTAAGTGTATCGAGTACCGCAGGAGCATTATCAACTACCTCAGCAAACTTTTGATCTACGTAGCTCTTAGTTGTTGCATCTGCCTCAAGTGCAGAGATACGAGTCGAAAGGGCGCTATCTGCGCTTGTTCGATCTGTAACCTCAGCAGCCAGATCTGCTTCAACGCCGTCGATTCTGACTCCAAGAGCTAAATCGGCGGTTTCGCGGTTGCTGGTCTCTGATATGAGGTCCGCAGCAATAGCAGCCTCAGCAGCGAGAGCACGAGTTTCCTCAGCAGTGATGTCAGAAGCGAGTCCGGCCTCAGCAGCGACAGCACGGGTCTCTTCAGCAGCGATGTCGGAAGCGAGATCGGCCTCAGCAGCGAGAGCACGAGTTTCCTCTGCAGCGATATCTGCTTCAACTGCATCAATTCGAACTCCAAGAGCGCCTTCAGCAGCAAGAGCACGGGTCTCTTCAGCCGCGATGTCGGAAGCGAGATCAGCCTCTACGCCGGTAGCGCGAGTTACCTCAGCAGCGAGATCGGAAGCGATAACTCCCTCAGCAGCGACAGCACGAGTCTCTTCAGCCGCAATGTCGGAAGCGAGATCAGCCTCAGCACCTTGAGCACGAGTCACCTCGGCGGCAAGGTCAGAAGCGAGATCAGCCTCAGCAGCGAGGGCACGGGTCTCTTCAGCAGCAAGGTCAGATGCTACTTCGCCTACCATTCCAGATATTGTGGCTGAAAAGTTTGCGTCTGCGCCAATTGCATCAGCAAGCTCTTTAAGGGTGTTTAAAACCTCTGGGGCAGAGTCAACCAGACCCGCAACCTGTTGGTCTACATAGGTCTTTGTGGTTGGATCCTGCTCAAGGACATTAAGACGACTCGAAAGAGCGCCTTCAGCAGCGAGAGCACGAGTCTCTTCATCTGCGATGTCGGAAGCGAGTCCGGCTTCTACGCCTTGAGCGCGAGTTACCTCAGCAGCGATGTCTGAAGCGAGATCAGCCTCAGCAGCAAGAGCACGGGTCTCTTCAGCAGCGATGTCTGAAGCAAGTCCAGCCTCAACGCCGGTAGCGCGAGTTACCTCAGCAGCGAGATCGGAAGCGATAACTCCCTCAGCAGCGACAGCACGAGTCTCTTCAGCAGCGATGTCGGATTCTACTTCGTCAATGCGAACTCCAAGAGCTCCTTCGGCGGCCATTGCACGGGATTCTTCAGCACTGATATCCGAAGCGAGATCAGCCTCAGCACCTTGAGCACGAGTTACCTCAGATGAAATGCTGTTAGAAAGTTGGGTCTCGGCGCCTTGAGCACGAGTTACCTCAGCAGTGATGTCGGAGGCAAGTCCTGCCTCAGCAGCAAGAGCACGGGTCTCTTCAGCCGCAATGTCGGAAGCGAGATCAGCCTCTACGCCGGTAGCGCGAGTTACCTCAGCAGCGAGATCGGAAGCGATGACTCCCTCAGCAGCGACAGCACGAGTCTCTTCAGCGTCGATGTTTCCTTGGAGAACTCCTTCAGCAGCGAGAGCGCGAGTCTCCTCAGCGGCGATGTCAGCAGCCACTTCACCGATGTTGTTAGCAACGGTAGTTGCGAATGATGGATCGGAGCCTAAGGCATCGCTAAGTTCTTTGAGTGTATCAAGAACTGCTGGAGCCGAATTAACAAGGTCAGCAACCTTCGTGTCTGTATAGCTATTTGCATCGGAAAGAACCTGAGCCTCAGCAGCCTGAGCTCGGGTAACCTCGGCGCTAAGATCTCCCTCGACTCCATCGACACGAATACCAAGAGCGGTATCGCCTGAAACACGAGCGGTCTCCTCAGCGGTGAGGTCGGTCTGTAGCTGAGCGATATCTCCCGCTTTAGTGACATCGTTCTCCTTGAGTGTGTCAATGTCTGAAACGATAGATGTTTCGAGATTTTGACGTTTTACTGCGCCATCGAGAATTTGCTCTCCGGCAATTTTAGTTTTGAAAAAATTTGACATATTTAACCTAAATTTAAAAACCTGGGCTCCCCGCTTACCTATGGGGCAGAGCGGGGAGGGCCGTTATCAATCAATTACCAAGTTGAAAGAGACGAACGTACCCATGTGTTTGTACTTACACACACATAGAAGTAGGACGAATCCCAGGCAATATTGCCAACCTGTCCAGCTGAAGAAGCTGAAGCTGGTACTGCAACTTTAGAACCGCCTGTTACTATTGGAGCAAAGCCTCCAGTCGTATAATTAACAAATACAGTCCATGGTGATTGAGGAGCCGAATTAAAGGTAATCGTGCCACCTGAGATGGTATAATCAGCCGATGATCCTGGCTCTTGAAGTACACCGTTCACAAACACCTGCTCCGAACCTGCGTTAGGAGTTGATGCAAGCGTGAATACGGTATTGCTTCCGTTGATGACTCCGGTTGGAGCTTCACGAACTACCAGTACACCGCTTTCAAGAGTCGAAACTCTTGTATCCAACGCACCCTCAGCAGCGAGAGCACGAGTCTCTTCAGCAGCGATGTCAGAAGCGAGTCCGGCCTCAGCAGCGACAGCACGAGTTACCTCAGCAGCAAGATCCGAAGCTATAACTCCCTCAGCAGCGAGAGCACGAGTCTCTTCATCTGCGATGTCGGAAGCGAGTCCGGCTTCTACGCCTTGAGCGCGAGTTACCTCAGCAGCGATGTCTGAAGCAAGAGATGCCTCAGCAGCGACAGCACGGGTCTCTTCAGCACTGATATCCGAAGCGAGATCAGCCTCAGCACCTTGAGCACGAGTTACCTCAGCAGCGAGATCGGAGGCAAGTCCAGCCTCAGCAGCCATTGCGCGGGTCTCTTCGGCTGTGATGTCGGAGGCAAGTCCAGCCTCAGCAGCCATTGCGCGGGTCTCTTCGGCTGTGATGTCGGAAGCCAGTCCAGCCTCAGCACCTTGAGCACGAGTTACCTCAGCAGCGAGGTCAGCAGATACCGTCCCAACCATTCCAGAGATAGTTGCCGAGAAGTTTGGATCCTCTCCAATAGCGTCAGCAAGCTCTTTCA